ATCATTTGCATATGAAGAAATTTCTAATTTAATTTATTTAAAATTAAAAGTATATGATTTTATTAATAATAATAAAATAAATAATACCAAAATACAAACGTTATATAATGAATTAAATAATATGAATTTGTATGCTTATGAAAATGTAGGAGCAACAGTTATGAGTTGTAATCCATATACATTAGGACATGATTATTTGGTATCAGTTGGGTCAAAGTTGTTTGATAAATTCATTGTATTTTTAATGCAAAGTGGTATAGACTTAATTTTTGATAAAAAAAATTGTGAGAGTTTAGTTAAAATTGGGACTAAGAAATATAATAACGTTGTTGTAATTACACTACCAGATATTTTTTCTTATCAAACATTTTGGAAGGAATATAACAATTTATGCATAAGGAAAAATAAAAATTATATTGGTAGCAATACATATACTTTGTTGGATATAGTAAGGAATATTTTTATAAAATTTAATATAAAACATTTTTTATGTGGAATAGAAACAAATGATAATGTAACATCACAACATATCAATCTTCTTAAAACTATGTTTTGGCAATATGATATTAATGTAATATGTATACCAAGAAAAAAACTAAAAAATAAAAATTTTGATATAAATGGAACATTCGTAAGAAAATTGATAAAATTGCAAAAATATAATGAATTGTACGGATTAATTCCTGATGATTGTATTAAATATATAATTGATTATAAATTGATTCCTAAAAAAAATATTAATAGAAGTAACATATTAAATATATTAGAGAAGCATATTGAAAAAGAAAACAACAATATTCTAAATAAATTTAATGTTGTTGTTGATGTTGATAATGATTTAAATTATATATCTGAATTATATAATATATTATGTACAAATGATATTGAAGAACTTTATAGAATTTATAAAACTAAAAAAGAAATCGGTATATGGGCATTATATAAATATTCAATGATTTGTGGTCATTTGAATAAAAATGATTATGAATTTTTGAAAAGCATGTTGTGTCAAGATGATGGTCTAATAAAAAAAATAGATAAATGTGTTGACATTATTTAATTGTATATGTATAATATAAATATAAATGTTTAAATTGTTTTTTTGAAAGAGGTATTTATTATGTCAGATGAACTAAAAACAAATGAACAGGCAGTAGATTCAACAACGGCAGTAATGGATAATCTTCAATGGGAAAAATTTGCAAAAGGCGACCTACTCAATTTTCTTGTATCACATGGTCTTGTAAAAATTACAGTTGATGATGGTGCAGGGAAAAAGGCAACGGTTAAGTTCACTTCCAAGGGTGAATATAATGTTTCTTATACAACGACAGAGTTGATGTAAGATGGATACAAAGTTTGACAGTTATTCAAATAATAATGGTGCTAAAATTGATTCAATTTTAGAAGGAATCATTACTTTGATGAGACAAATTGATGAAATCAAGCAACAAGGAGAAAAATTATCTAATCGTATTGATAAATTAGAACATAATCAGCAAGTTATTCTGCGTAACACAGGGGATAGTATGATTATGTCAAATAACAATACAAATGATATAGAAGATTTAAAAACATCTTGTGAAAATATATCTGATAAATTAGATAATTTGGATTACACTATTAAGAATTTGAAAATTTATAAATATTATAATGGCGAATAAAAAACACTCCATAGTATAAAACTATGGAGTATTTTTTATAATATAAACAGAAAAATGTTTTATAGAAAGTAGTGAAAATATATGGATAAAGAAATTAATATTGGATTTATTGGTTATAGTGATACTAAATTTGATAAAAAAATAGCAAAACAAATTATATATGATATTTTCCAAATTATCGAAAGGAAATATTGTACAGATGATAATTTAAATACAAAAATTAATATTATTACAGGTGCTACTAATTTAGGTATTCCTGCTATTGTATATGAAATTGCTAACAATGAAAACATTAAATATGGGAAATGGTTTACGCTAGTTGGTGTGATGGCAAAAGAAGGTTATCAATATGAATTATATCCATGTGATGAAATATATTCATATGGAGAAAATTTTGGTGATGAAAGTGAAGAATTTATTAATCGGCTAGATATTTTATATAAAATAGGTGGAGGGAAACAATCAATAAAAGAATTTCAAATGGCAAACGATAAAGGTATAGAGGTATATGAATATTCGTTGTAATTGAGTTATATTTTATCATTTAATTTATATTTTCTCTTTAGATAGGAATTTTAATTATAAAAAGAAAAGGATGATGTTCTTTGTATAAGGTTACTTTAAATGGCAACTATAATATATATGTCAAAGACCTTAACTTTGAGTTCACTCCTATTAAAACTGTAAAAACATTTTCCGATGAAGAATTTGAAAATTCAACAGATATAAAAGTTTTTCTAGGCGAATATCTTACGGCAACAAAGGTTGGGAACGAAAAGCAAGCTAAAAAAGTTGCTGAAAAGAAGGTTTCTTCTGATGTTAAAGAAGTTCCTGTAAAAACAAAGAATGTAGAAGAAGAAACTACTGTAATTAATGCAACAAATGCTTCAAAGACTTCTTCTGCTGATAAGCTAAAGGAAAATAAAAAGACTTTGGTTGAAGAAAAAAATGGAGAAAAAGACGATGATGTGGTAGATGCTACAGGTGCGTCAAGTACTTCTTCAAAAGAAACTAAATCTGATGTAAAATCAGATGTTGTTGTTGCTGATGGTGCTTCTAAAACAGGTGCTAAAAGTACAACGAAAACAAATAAAGCATCAACTAAAAAAACAACTTCTACGACAAAAAAAACAACAACTCGTAAAAGTTCAAAATAATAACAAATATTTTTAAATTTGCAAATTTAAGGATGTGTATATAAATGAAGAAAATCTCATGGTTAGAAGATTTTGCTGAATCTCGTAAAAAGAGTGCAACTAAACAAAAGACAACAGTTGCTAGTAAGAAGGTTGCGAAGAAAAGTATTGCCAGTGCTGATATGATTATTATTGCTAAGTCAATGCTTCCAAAGGCAGTTAACGGTAATACAGTTAAATATCAGAATGTTAAGTGGAAGGTAGTAAACGCTTCTTATAAAGATGCCAAAGGCGAAGGTATCGTTATGAAGAAGGTTGCAGGTATTGATACAAAGCCACTTACAAGCCCTGAAACACGCGCTTATACAGACCCAGGTGCAGTTTATGATTATAATGTTCGTGAAACATCAGAAATTTCTGATTTTGAAGAAGCTGCTCGTAAGACAGAAGAACAAATCGCTAAGGAAGATACTGTAGACCATGATACAACACCACAAGCACGTTATCAGAATCCTGTTCTTATGGAAGAAAGTGCTCCTGTTGAAACAGAGGAACTTGTACCTGATGCAGAAGTAACAGATGAAGTTCCTTCTGATGAAGATGTCCCTGTTGTTGAAGAAGATACAGAAGAAACTCCTGTAGAGGACAAAATGCCTGTTGATGATGAACCAGAAGATGATTTTACATTTGATGATGTAGACGAAGAACCTTTTGATGAAAAAGAAGTTTCTGAAGATACAGAAGATGTAGATGAAGTTCATTCTGAAGATGAAGCTCCTGTAGAAGAAGATACGGACACAGAAGATAAGAAACCTGTTGCTGCAAGCAAGAAGGTTGCTAAGAAACGTAAGAACCCAATTCTTATGGCTATGTTAAAGCATTGATTATAAAAGGAGATTATTGTATAATGACAAAGGAACAAATGCGTAGAATTATTAAGAAACATGCTATGGATAAGAAACGTGCAGAGCAACGTAAGACTGTTGCTAAGAAAGTTGATAATAAGAAGATTGCTATGAAGGAAGCTATTGCAGAGCGTAAGAAGATTGCAAAGCAGACAAGTATTCTTGCAGACCGTTTTGCAAAGAAACTTGATGCTCGTATGGAGAAGATTCTTCTTGACGCAGAGACACTTGTTAAGCAGTATTTTCCTGCGAAGTATGTAAGTGCTTCACTTACACGTTTACAGAAGAACCTTCTTCAAGAAGGTATTTCTTCCCGTTTTGATAAGAGAGTTTCTAAGCAAGCTCGTATTAAGACTGCAAAGAGCGATATTACACCAGATGAGTGCAAAGAAGCTATTGAAAAGATTACAAAGGCTACGGTTGACGCAACAGAGGAAACTCTTGACGCTTGCCATTCTGCTATTCGTAATGTTGCAAAGAAGCATTTTCCAAAACATCGTGTTTCTTCCACACATTCAATTTGCAAGCAGGTTGAAGCAAAGATGAAGGAAACAGGTCTTAACTTTAAGTTTTGATAAAATTTAATTTATAATAAAAGCGTAATTAGTATATAACACTAATTACGCTTTATTTTATTTATAGAGTATGAATGGTGGTGATACAATGGATTTATATAAAGGAGATACAAAAACATTATATTATGAATTTAAGAAAGATAATAATATTGTTAATGTAAAAAATCCAAAAGTTAGAATATTACATGAATATAAAGACAAAGTATATGAAGATTTACCTTGGCAAGCAATGGAACAGTTTGATAATGGTTATATATATAATTTTGATACAAATGTATGTGAAAATTATGGGAAATATGTAATTGTTTATCAAGGAGAATATAATGGAGAAAAATTAAATTCATTAGATTCTTTTAATATTGTGCCAAAAAATATAGATGATAATAATACAGTTTATTTATATGGATATGTAAATGATATAAATAGTAATAGAATTATAAAAGATGTAAAAGTGCAAATTATAGATTTAGAGAATAATAATATAGTATATCAAACAACAACAGATGAAGATGGTAAATGGGAAGCAAAAATTTTCCCTAGTGATTATGAATTTAAATTCGCGCTAGATGGTTATGAAACTCGTTCTATTAGAGCACAAATTGGAGATTCAAAAGAAGAAATTCAATTTAATAATATAGGTATAGAAAAGTTATCTGATGTAAGTTTAGGTAATGGATTGTTTAAAATTGAAGATGAATTTACTGCAAAAAACAAAATGGGTGTATCAGGTATAAATATTGTGATATATGATACAAATGATTTGGAACATCCGCTTATAGAAACAAAAACAAATCAAAAAGGTAAGTGGAAAGCGTTTTTAGATAATGGTTCATATATTATGCAGATACAACTGCCATCAGGTGTAAAGAAAAAATTTCAAATGAATGTGTATAATGATGGTTCAAAATCAATAGAGGAAATTAAAATTAATAATACACAAATTACAGAAACTAAAGTTGATAATGGTCATGGTACAGAAAAATTAATTGATTTTATATTAGATGCTCATGGTAATGGAATTGAAAATGCTATCGTTAAAGCATATAAATATAATATAGAAAAAGATATGTATGAATTAGAATGTCAAGATACAACTACTTTAGAAGGACAATTTGAATTAAATTTAAATCATGGGAAATATAAATTAGTTGTAGATTGTGATGGGTTTATGCAGAATAATCAAATAATAGATGTGTAAATTTTTATATTTTTATTAGATGCTAAAAAATAGTAAAGGAATGATTATATTATGAAAAATCGTAAAGTTATTGCTAGTTTAAAAGATGATGTAATGAATTGTTTAAATGATATGGGTGTATATGAATTAATGTCTGTATCAGATGCATGTAATTCATATGTATTTCAATATATAGATTTTTTTCCAATGGATGAATTAGACGAATTTTTAGAGACTAAGGATAAAGAAGAATGTTTTAGACTTGGTTGTTTTTCTGATTTTAATTTTTCAGATGATTTTGTATTAATTGATGGATATGGTAATTTGCGTTCATGTGACGAAGATTATATAAAAGGATATATTGATATTGATACTTTGTCAGATGATGTAATTGAATATGGAGATAGTACAGATTATCCTCCTGAATTAAGTGAAATTCTTGAAGAAAACAAAGAAATAGAAGAAGAATAATAACGAGGTGTTTAAATGAAACGCTTAGTTGCTATTACAAATGGAGATTTGGAATACATTGATGTAGAAATTAATCCGCTAGATGGGGAAGATATGATACCTTTAAAAGAATTAGATTCTGCTGATGTAAAAAATTATCGTTGTCCGGAATGTAAATATTCTCCTTTGACAGAAAAAGAAGGATATTTGGTATGTAAAAATTGTGGTACTGCATATAAAATATTTGATGATGTTGTATATGTGGTTCAATGAGGTGGTATAACAAATGATTTATCCTAGAATGACTTATTATACTAGAGTAGTTGATAATGCTACAGGTGAACAAGTATTAGGATTAGCTAGTACCGCTCAGAATAAAAAAATTTATTATGGTAAATGTAATGGTTTAACAGGTGGAGAATCTGAATTTATTGTTGAATTTGATATTTGGAATAATGAACCTGCATGGGATGGTGGTACGCCACAAATGATTTGTCAAAATGCAAACAATTGCAGGTTACGTATTACTATTCCTCCTGAAAGTAGAGATTTGAATCCATTTTTATATGCACGTTGTACTACGTATGATATGAAATCTGAATTTCAACCAGTAGATATGTCTCATAGAGAGTTAAAAGATATTCAAGGAAATGCTTCTGATGAATATGGAGCAATTCTAGGTGTATCAGACCATGCTACAATTCAAACAAAAATAAAGTTAAAGGAAAATTCTATGGTAAAGAAGTATAAATATTTCTTTACATTAGATTTTTTGTATAATTATGAATAATATGCATTGGGAAATAATAACAAATAATGGTTTGTTATTAAAAGAAAATAATAATATTTTTATTAATGACCCAAAAGAAATAAAAACTGCTTATTTTACAGACGATAATATTTACTGTGGTATTAATAAAAATTTAACATTTTTTTTAAATCATACTGTATATGATTTAAAGTTAAATCAAAATGTATTAAAGTATTTTCAGTATAAAGAAAATACTCATGGATTAATGGATGGAAATAATAATACTGTATTTTGTTTAGGGGTAAATACAGAAGATAATAAATATAATTATACTTATACGTTACGAATTGATACTTATAGTATTGTTTTGGTAGCTCAAAAATTTGATGGAAATGAGTTAATACAAAATAAAAATATAGTCTTATTATAAGAGGTGATGCTTTGTCTATGAGAAGTAAAAAAGTAAATTTTCAATGTAGCTTTGATGTAATTGGTAGACAATCATCACATAGTTGGAATTGTTTTTTCGATATAACAGATGAAATATCCACAAATCTTATTTTGCATACAAATAATCAAACAATAAATAATCCATCGAATTTAGATTTGATTCGTTATAAAATTGTTCCTGTAAGTGGCATTCTACAGAATAAAAATAAAAGTTATATACATACAAAAGTTGAATTTATTAAAATGAATGAAATTAATAGTTCGTTTGGGAATGTTATAACGGATATTTGTTATACAGATGATGGTGGGAGATATAAGGCATATATTCCATCAGGCGTATACAATATAGATATTTTTATTAATAATCAAAAGATTACCAAACATAATATTAATATTTCTAGTAAATTGAAATATGAATATTATTTTACTGTTAATGGAATGATTTTAGATAAATATAAGGATATGGTAAAATTTTGTGGTACGGACTATAAAATGATTTATGGTCAATTGGTAGATAATAAAAACACTCCAATAGAAAATGCAGAAATAATTATTTTAGATAATAATGGATTATGTGTATATCGTAAAACAGATAATGATGGTAAATATTCTTTTGCAATAAAAAATGGTAAATATAAAGTAAAAATAAGGGCAAAAGATTCTCCTGTAAAAATGAATGATATTGAAATAGATGATACACATGGATTTGGTGAACAATTAATTTCTAATTCAAATTTGTTTAGTAAAAAACAAATGATATATTTATGATTTAATAAATTTTGTGGTGATTTTACATGAATATTGAAGTTTTTCAAAAAGATTTAAATCCACCTGTGCATATAGATATTTCATATCCTAGAGATAATAGTTGTTCTGTTATTACGTGGAACGAAATAAAAAATCCTAGTTCGCATAATGGTAAGAATATAAAAAAAGTATGTTATAATGTATATAAAGGATTTACACAAAATGGTATTTTTTATAAACAAAATAATAAACCGTTAGAAACAAATCGTTTTGAAGATTTTGGTGTTTCTAAAAATCCACAAGTTCAAAATTGGTATAAAGTATCTACAGTATATGAAACAGATGGAGAATATATAGAAGGAAAATTATCACAACCTGTATGTTTTCAAGTTCATAATACAGATAGATGGTTTTTAAAAATGAATGAACGTAGTTTGTGGATATTGAAAAATACAGGTATGTTGTTTGACTTATATACTAGGAAAAAAGATGGTGAACGTTGTCCACAATGCTATGACCCAATTAGAGGTAGAGCAGGTACGTTAGATTGTCCTGTTTGTTATGGTACAGGTTATGTTGGTGGATATGACCCTGCATTTCAATTGTATGTGCGATTAAAACCAGCACAAGCGTCTATGGATGTAACTCCTAATCAAATGATGGTATACAATAAACCATGTGGAGCATGGACAATTTCAGATACTCAAATACAAAATCGTGACGTGCTAATTTCTCCAACAGGAACTATTTATCAGGTAATTAATTCTATGATAAACCAGGCGGGAGGTTATTTATTTCATCAAGAACTAAATCTAAAGCCATATGACCCAAATGACCCAATATATGATATGAAACGTACAACTTTATATCCTAGATTATAATAAAAAGTCTACTATAATTTTATAGTAGACTTTTGTATTTGTGTTATTTTTCTTATTACCTTTATTAGATTCTAGGGAATTTTAATGATAATGAAACAAAAAATAAAGATAATGATAATAAATATTTAATTGTTAGGAACAGACTTAGATTTGGGGTGTTTCTGGAATGTTAATGGAAGATGCTATTAAGCATACAAAAGACGTTTTTATTACATTTTTGAGATTATATTTTAATAATCCAAAAAATTATCGTAATAAATTACCTCGTCAAATATCAGATGACCATTTTACTCATGCAGTTTTTTATGATTCTGAACCAGAAGAATTACGTGAATTTCCTACAGTTATTTTAAGTGCAGGTTCAGGTAATATGGTTACAACAGGATTAGGAGATATGGGTAGAGAGGTTATTGACCCACGAACAGGAGCGATTATAGCATATCGATATGTAGGTGTTTATGAATTTTCAATAACAGTAGATATTGGTTGTAGAAATCCTCTTGATAGAGAAGTCTTTACAGATTTAGTTGCAAAGGCTTTAAGATTTTCTTTGCGTAGATACATTCAAAATCAAGGTATTATCATAAAAGATGCTTCTTATGCAGGTGAGACAACGATAGAATACAATTCTGATAAAATTTATATATCACAGTTGAGATTTAATACGTGGTCTACTTGGATAGAAGATGTTGATTTGCTTGACCCGAACGAGTTCAATATTCAAATGCAAATGGAATTAGAAAATGCAAATGGAGAAAAGTTATCAACACTTTATGATTCCGCAAGGGTAGATAAAACCATACAAGATAATGGAGAAACTAATAATCCATTATAAATAAATGAAATTGGAGGTATAACAATATGCCATATAGAGTGCCTGGTGCATATGCGCGATTTGTAAAATCCGCAAGCACAGTAAATAATGTTGGTGCAACTCGTGTTCTAGGTTTAATTGGCACGGGTGCAAATTATTTTGAAGTATATAATGAAGCCATTAAGAAAAGCGATTCCCAAGCATATGATTCATTAAAATACAAAAATGTTTTTGAAATTATTTCCGTTACAGATAAGGCTTTAAGTAATGGTGCTATTGTAAAAGGTTCTACAGTTTACAATGAAGGTGCTAATGAAGCCTTTATGTTAAAAGATGGTAATAAAATTGCATGGAATACTATTCAAGATGCAGAATACAAAGTAATTTCACAAGCAAATGAACGTTCTTTACAATTAAAAGGACAAATTACAATTGTTCCAAATGATGATTTACAATATCAGATTGTTGATGGTTCATATACACTTGAAATTACATATTTGGAAGATGCTTTTGACCATGCCGATTCCGCTCATGTTAATTGCGGTTGCTATCGTGTAACAGATAATGCTACCAAGAAAATTATGGGCGAATGGGGAGTAAGTGAAGAATTTAATACAGCTGCAATCCCAGGTCTTAAAATTCAGATTAAAGATTTGTTTGTACCTGATGCAGATGGTAATTCTATTACTCATGTTGGTGATAGTGTAGTAATTAAAACACAAGCACCAAAAACAGAAATTGAACCACAGATTGTTTTCGATGAAACAATTACACAATACAGTCAGAAACTTCGTGAATCTTTCCTTCCATTAAATAAGGATAAGGTTGATGATGAATCCAAATATGAATATTTCATGATTGTTGATTCCGATGAAGTTGTTAGTGGTCAGTTTGTTGTACAGGTTACAGACCCATTAACAAAAGAAATCAAGATTTATCAAGAAGATGAAACTGGTACAGAAATTTCCCCTGCATTATATGAAGGTGCAGTTGGTGCAGTTAGTGAATATCTTAATGTAATCCCTGGTATTACATTTATTCTTCCTGATTTTGACTCTTCTGTTATTACAACAGGAGATTGTGTACGCATAATTACAAAGAAAGCAGTCTTTGGTAAAGCAATTGCTGAAAATAATGTTTATTATGTTTCTTATAAATATAAGAAATCGGAAGAAGATTATGAACCAAAAATCTTTTATACCTATGATGATGTTGTCCAAGAATATGGTAACTATGATGTTACGGCTTCTTCTATTGTAACAAATTCATTAACATTAGGTGCTGAATTAGCTTTCCGTGCGGGCGTAACAACGATTTGTTGTGTACAAGCAAAGAACGATTCAGATTATGAAATGAATAAAGCTATTGATAAGTTACAAAAAGATGTAGCAGGAACAGAAAATGTTAATGCTATAGTTCCTTTAACTACATCAACAGTAGTTGGTGCTCATGCACAGGCTCACGTTGATGCAATGTCAAGTGAACAAGGTAGACATGAACGTATGGTTTATCTTTCTGCTTATGCAGGACAGAAGATTAATAAAAATGCTACTGCAGCGGATAAGACCTTGGGTATGAAACAACAGGCAGAAGCATATAACGATGAACGTGTTGTCTATGTTGTCCCAGGTCGTGTTGCTTATGATGTAAAGAATGTTAATACAGGTCGTATTAATACTCGTACATTACCTGGTTGCTATCTTGCTTTGGGTGTAGCTACAGTTGGTTTTACACATGATGTAGCAGAACCATTAACACGTAAGAAGATTGGTTGCGGTTTTAAAGAATTGCTTGATACATATACAGAAACAGAGAAAAATGCTCTTGCTGAAAGCGGTTGTACAGTAGTTCATGAAAAGAGTAATGCTCTTGTTGTACGTCATGGTATTACAACTTGTGATGATGAAGTAAATACAACAGAAATTACACTTATTCAGATTAAGGACTATGTAATTGCACAGGTTCGTAAGACTTGTGATGAATTATATGTTGGTATTAAAAACCTTCCTTCTGCTAAGAGTAATGTTCAGTATTCTATTAATAGTATTCTTAGTCAGTTTGTAAGCCAAGAAATCATCTTAGGTTATACTGGTCCTTCTGTTTCAGATTCACCTGATGACCCACGCGAAATTCTTGTTAAATTTGAAATCGAAGCAGTATATCCATTGAATTATATTACAATCTCCTTTGGATTTTCTTCAACAGGTTCGTAATTAATTTAATTAAGGTTTAATAAATTGGTAGGTGATTTTTCATGGCATTAGTCAATGGTACGCAGTCAGCGTACACATCTGATACTAATAAATGGCTAAATACCCAACGTGCTACAGGTATGGTAGGCATTTTAGATAATAGTGCATCATTACCTATTACATCTACAAACATTGAAATTTATTGTAATAATCAGAGGGTTGGATTTATTCAATCCTTCTCCCCTTCTGAATCTCGTACAATTACCCCTATTCAAGAATTAGGAACAGAAGGTGTCGTTCAAATGGCACCAGGTAATACGAATGGTGGTCAGATTTCTATTAACCGTATTGCTCTTTTCAATGGTAATTTGTTTAATGCTTTAGGTATGACAAAAACAGGACATTTTGCTACATATTCTGAACAAATCCCTGGTAACGCAGTAGCCCAAGGCGGTACAGGAAATACGTTAGGTAATCCTTTTAAAAATTTAAAAGAACAACGTGTACCACTTGAAATTCAAGTTAAAACTAAAATGCCTGATATGGAAACAAAAGCATACTATGTAGAAACATATGTAGATTGTTGGTTATCAGCTTATTCAAAAGCTATTAGTGCAGGTCAAATAACAGTAGCAGAAACGGCTACAATACAGTATTCAGATGTGTATTCTGATTATGTTACGGCAAAAGATTAAGGGGTGAAGTAGAATATGGCTTATGATGCAAGTAAACATTTTAATAACTTTGGTCAAAACACTTCTACAAATACCCATCGTGCTACTAGAAATGATATTCGTGTTGCAAATAATACAATGCAACCGACTTCATCTAATGATAACTCGTTGATTACAACTTCTACGAATATATTTGTTTATGCAAATGGATATATTGTAGGAATGATACAAAGTTTTAATGTTAGTGAACAAAGACAGGTTAATAAATTACAAGCTATCGGTTGGGAAGGTGTTGTACAGGCAGTTCCAACGAATTACCGTGGAGGTACATTACAAGTCAACCGTATTGCATTGTATGAATCTTCTATTTGGAACGCTATTGGTTTAACAACTAATGGTCGTGCATTTAACGAAGTTGGTAGTAAAGTCTATAAAGAAAAAGATGGTACATCTAATAATTGGGATGCTCCAACGCTTGAAAATGATGATGGTGCAGATAGCTATCATGTTAATACACGTAGAGTATTTAAGACGTTGAAAGACCAAAAAGTTCCTTTGGAAATTCAAACAAAAACTAGACGTAATGGTTCTGATGATGAATTCTATGTTGAAACATACATTGATTGTTGGTTATCTTCTTATTCAAAGAGCTATACAGTATCAAACATTACTGTTGCTGAATCAGCTTCTATTATGTATGCAGATGTTTATTAATATACAGGAAAAGAAATATCACTATGATATTTCTTTTCTTATGTTTTATTTTACAAATAGAAAAATAAAAAAGGACGGATAAATATGAAAACAATTAAATGTGTACTTGATGTAGATTTTGCTGATATAGAATATTGTGCAAATGATAGAGCAAGAAAATTTTTACGGAAAGTTGAAGATTTAGGATTAGAAGACCAATTTATGGATATTTTTGATGAAGAGACATTTGATGAAATTCTTGATTGTTTAAATAGTGATTTAGGATTAAGAATGATATGTCATTGGATGGATATTCCTGAGAAAGATTATTTAGATGTATGATGATAAAGAGGAACAATGAAATGTTCCTCTTTTTTATATAATATTTTGGTGATAAGTATGTCTAAATTTGTAGATTTAACAAATCAAGTTTTTGGAGATTTGACGGTTATAAAACGTGCAGAAGATAGATATGGTAGAACAAGATGGTTATGCAGATGTTCCTGTGGAAAGTATGTAGAACGATATGCGTATGATTTAAAATATGGAAATACAACATCTTGTGGTTGTAAAAAATATGAGAAAATATCAAAAAAAGAAAAATTGCACGGTATGTCTAAAACAAAATTTTATAAAAAATTTTATGGAATGAAAAGTCGTTGCTATAATCCAAATAATAAACGATATAAAAATTATGGTGGTAGAGGAATTAAAGTAGAATGGAATAGTTTTGAAGAATTTAAAAATGATATGTATGATTCTTATTTGCAACATATTAAAAAATATGGAGAAAAAATACTACCATAGATAGAATTGATGTAAATGGAAATTATTGTAAAGAAAATTGTAGATGGGCTACAATAAAAGAACAAAATCAAAACACAACAAGAAACATTGTAATTAAATATAAGGATAAAGAATATACGGTTAATGAATTAAGTAAAATTATATATATATCATCAAAATGTATCTATGAAAGGTTATCTTTAGGATGGAGTATAGAAAAAATTATTAAAAAGAACAAAAAAGAGAAATCAAATAATTATGATGTTCTGATAACTTATCGTTCAGAAACGCATAATCTTTCTGAATGGAGCGAAATTACAGGAATACCAGTAGGTACATTAAGTTATAGATATAATAAGAATTTTTCCGTTGAAGATATTTTTAAAAAAAAGAAAAAAATAAATAAAATAACAAAAGAACTATTATCATATGATGATTATAAAAATGAAATTATATCAATTTCGACAAGAAAAAATTTTAACAATTTAATTGGACAAAAATTTGGAGCACTCACAGTTGTTGCAAGATTAACAAATAAAAAAGGGAAAATAAGATGGTTATGTAGGTGCGATTGTGGAAACTATTGTGATAAATTAGGAAATAGTTTAACAACAAATCATACCACTTCTTGTGGATGTAAGATTAATCGAATCGGAATTACATCAATAAATAAAGAAGAATATACCGTGTGGAATAATATAAAACAATGGTGTAATAATAAAAATAATCCTAAATACAAATACTATGGTGAAAAAGGAATTTCTATATGTAAACAATGGGAAAGTAGTTTTGAAACATTTTTAAATGATGTTGGGAACAAGCCAAAAAATTCGATTTTTTGTAGGAAAAATGAATTTGACAATTTCACAAAAGAAAATTGTTATAAAACGGTGGCGAAAACCCACGGGTCTTGCCCGTGGGATGAAAGCCACCTTTCTTTTTCCTTGACAAAAGCATAGACATAATATATAATCTATGTATAATAAAAATATCAAGAAAGGAGTCTGTTTAAATGGCTAGACCAAAGAGCGATAACGTCCAAATCAATATTTCTATTCCGATTGTATGGAAGACAGAGCTTGAAAGCCTTGCAAGGATATATTCTGTGGAGGAAGGGAAAAACCATTACTTTTCTTGACCTTATGAGGTGTGGAATTAAAGAAAAATACCAGTTGGGAGAACCAAGTCATGTATGATGACCAATATCATAGTGCGTCTCATTGCAAATATCTTGTTCAATATCATATCATCTGGTGTCCCAAGTTTCGGTTTTCTGTTTTAAACGGGAATGTCGAGGACACATTGAAACAAATTCTCCACGGTATTTGCGATAGATACAGCTATGTCATCAAGGCACTGGAAGTCATGCCAGACCATATCCATATCTTTATTGATGCACCACAAACTGTTGCCCCGTGCGACATTGTGCGTACCTTAAAAAGTCTTAGTACCATAGAAATGTTCAAAGCATTCCCCTTACTAAAACAATTTTATGCCCGTTGTGGGGTATTGTGGTCACGAGGCTATTTTATCTCTACCGTAGGACATATTAGCGAGTCCACTGTAATTAAGTATATTGAGGAACAGAAAAGTCATGACAGAGAAGGAATTTCAACAAGCTCTTAAAAAATATCATAAGGCTTCTAACAGGCATATTTTGGTCGTTGAAACTGATATGCCTTATTGTGATGTTCTTAATGTTGTGGCTTATGCTAACAAAATCCGCAAGGCGGGAAATGAACTTATTGGACTTATGCGAAAACAGTATGAACAACTTATTCAGACGAAACGGTATCGCAAATTATTGACTTTGTATGGAAAAACTAAGCATAAGAACAAAAGAAAAATGTTAGCCCAACAACTCAACGAAATGCAACAAATATACAATGTTACATGGGATTTTTGTAGAAACTCCATGACTTATATCCGAAAAAAATATGACGTAGACTCAATCTTTGCTCTGACTAAAGCCGAGGACGTTTGGCGTGGTATCGAAAAATGTCTGTATGGTAATGGAGCAACCATACATTTTGCCAAGTATGATAATTTGCCTTGTATCAGGGCAAAGCAAACCAATCGTGGCATTCCGATGTCCGTGGAAGAAAGTGGTCTGACTTTCAAATTTCAAGGCATTAAGTTTGGCTTAAATGTCCGTGATAGATTTCAAAAAGACGAAATCCATGCTGTTTTGCATTATCTGGCGAATGTTTCCGCTATTGATGAAAAAGCGGTCAACACATTCCTTTGTGAAGGTATTTGTATTGACACATATCGCCCCTGCTATGCAACGCTTGTTCCTAAGAAAATCAGAGGTAGGTATAGATTATATCTGCATTTAACGATTGAGGGCAAAGCTGTCAGAAAGTACGATAGATATGGCAATCATCGTCATCACTACGGCAAAGGTATAGTTGGTTCTGATATTGGTACACAAACCTTTGCTTATACGTCCGATACTGAGGTTGGTTTGAAGAATCTTTCCGAGCATGGTAACAGTATCCAGAAATCCGAGCGTTTGGAACGGCTATATTATCGGGCAATGGATAGGTCAAGACGGGCAACAAACCCACAAAATTATAACGAGAACGGAACGATTAAGAAAGGAAAGAAGAAGTGGGTTTATTCCAAGCACTATAAGGTGCTTCGGTATAAACACGCCGAACTTTGCCGAAAGAACGCCATTAACAGGCATTTGGCAATCAATGAAGACGCAAACTATCTCCGTAGTTTAGGAGATATATTTGTTACTGAGCCAAAGAATGCCTCAAAACTTATGAAACGAGCTAAAGAAACTACTGTTAGTAAAAAGACAGGCAAAATCAACCGCAAGAAACGGTTCGGCAAGTCCATCAAAAACCGTTGTCCAGGAGGATTTCAGTCTACTGTAGAAGCTAAGTTTAATTCTACTGGTGGTGCTTATATTGAAGTTCCATATAATTATCGAGCTTCCCAGTATGACCACATCGCTGATGAATACATAAAGAAAAAACTGTCCCAGAGAATGTATAATCTCACAGATGGTACAAAAGTTCAGAGGGATTGGTATTCCTCATTTTTGCTATATTGTTTTGATTTCACAACGCAAGGTATTGATAAGGAGAAATGTCACAATGAGTTTAAAAAACACTTAGCCAAAGAAAAAGCCTTAATCACATGGATTAAGACAAATAAGATAAAGATTTTGAATAGCGGTATTAAGATAGCGTAAACAAATTTTAATATAGGGGGACTGACTGCTCGCCTCCTTGTCTTATGACAGAAATTTGCCATACCAAGGAAACATAAGTGACCTTGAGAGATGTGTCCAACGGGATGCTCGGTAATAAATGATGTTCGCTCTCAAACAGACTTATACCCATACTCCCAAAGTCTGAAAATGATGTAAGGATATGGGCTAAACTTGAAAGAACGAACCCCACAGGCTTGCCTGTGGGTACAGTCAGTGGGGGTGCGCTTCGGAATTATGAAAAAAGATGTTTTGCAAGACCTAGAAAATTTGGTGCAAAATTTATATAATAAATTTAACATAGAAATCCCTAGTATAGAATATTATAAGTTGTTAAGATTTTATAATATTACAATTGAATATAAAAATGATATTGATTTTTTATATGATAAATGTATTATTAAAAACGATAATGGATATACGTTGTATATATGTAATGGAATAAATAAATACCAAGAAATATTTGATATAATAAGGATGTTAGGAAATATATTGTTAGATATTCCATATAATACAAGAAATTTTGAATTAGAAAATATTGTTTCACATTTTGCAATTATGTATTTGATTCCACGAAAAGCAATTAAACCAATTACTAAATTATCTGATATAATAATAAAGTATAGAATATCAAGTAGTATGGTTGTTGAAAGAATAAAAATTATAGAATCTGAAAGTGATTGAAAGGATTTTATATTGTGGAAAAAGTTATAGATTTTGTTCAACCAAAAGGAAAATGGAAATTTAATGAAGAAGTAGCAAAATGTTTTGATAATATGTTAGAACGTTCCATTCCTGATTATCAAAATATGCGTAAATTAGAAAAATTAATTATTAATAATTCTGTGTCTAATAAACATACTTTGTTAGATATTGGCTGTTCTAATGGTATTAATATTGATGATTTTTGTAATGATATGAAATGTTATGGAATTGATATAAGTGAACCAATGTTACAACAAGCTAGAGAACGTTTTGTAAAAAATAATAATGTTGTAATTGAACAGTTTAATGTTTTAACAGGTTTAAATTCTTTGTGTGGCAAAATTGGTGTAGAAGGGTTTGATATAATTACATCCGTTTTAACCATTCAATTTACGCCAATTGAATATAGACAATCTATTTTATCAGATATTTATAATCATTTGAATAAAAATGGTGTTTTTATTTTTGTTGAAAAAATATTAGGTTCTGATAATGTAATTAATAATATGTTGGTTAAATCGTATTATGATATAAAATCGGATAATGGTTATAGTTACGATGCTATTAATAGGAAGAAAAAATCTTTAGAAGGTGTTTTAGTTCCTGTTACTTCTAATTGGAATAGAGACTTGTTAAAACAGGCAGGATTTACTAAAATGGAAACATTTTGGAAATGTTTAAATTTTGAAGGAATTGTGGCTTTGAAATGAGGTAAAAATTTTGAAGATAAGATATGCAGATATGTTTTGTGGAATAGGTGGTTTTCGTTTAGCTTTAAATTCTGTTCCATCAGAATGTGTATTTAGTTCTGATTATGATAAAAATGCACAAATTTGTTATCAAGCATTACATGGAGAATTACCTTATACGGAAGATATTCGTAAATATAATTATTACGATATTCCCGATATAGATTTATTGTGTGGCGGGTTTCCTTGCTGTAAATTTTCTATGGCAGGGGATAGAATGGGTTTTGCTTCGCAAGACCCTAGAGCACAAATGTTTTGGGAATTGGCTAAAATATTAGAAATTAAAAAGCCAACTATGTTTTGGTTTGAAAATGTGAAAGGATTGTTAAATCACGATGAAGGAAATTCCTTTAAATCAATATTGCGGAAGTTGGATGAATTGGGGTATGATGTCGAATGGTTTTGTCCAAACGCGAAAGATACAGGCTACCCAATCATCAGAGAAAGGGTATTCATTGTCGGACATTTTAGAGAAAAACCCACAAAAGAAATTTTTCCTATCGAAACAAAGAGTTTCGCATATGATAGAAACATTAAAGTCTACCAATATAGAAGAAAAAGATTTAGAATTACTAAAGGATATGTACCAACTTTAACTGCTTCTATGGGTACAGGTGGTAATAATGTACCGATGGTTATAACAGATAATAAATTAAGAAAACTTACTCCTAGAGAATGTTTTCGTTTACAAGGTATGAACGATAGTGATATAGATAAATTGATTAATACAGGATTATCAAATTCTGCCTTGTATGAAAGAGCAGGTAGGACGATTTTCCAACCAATAGCAAAAAATATAGCTAAAAAAATTTATAATTCATTGAATAATTTGTAAATAAATATATATATTGTTAATGAAAAATAAATTTATTAAATTTTGTATATAAAAGGATGATTAATATATGGCAACAGTTAATGTTACAACAGAAATGAATTTTAATGATTTGATGGATGCTTGTTGGGGTGGTGCATTAGATACACTTAAAATTGTAGAAGATGAAGATAAAGAAGAAGAACTTATGGAACTTTTAGCAGAACAATTTGATGGTTCTGATTTAACTTCCATTAATGATTATCTTTGGTTTGAAGATGAAGATGTTTTATCTACACTAGGCATTGATTATAGTGACGAAGATGAAGATGAAGATGAATAATTAAATTATAAAAATAGGAGTAGATAATATTCTACTCCTATTTATATAAGGTGATATATATGGGAGAAAATATATTAACATATGATAAATTAAAAGAAGATTATGGAGATATAAAAACTAAAGATGGAGAATATATTATCGTTAATGAAGTACCTTATTACGATTCAATATACAAAGGACATAATAAACAAGAATATTACAAAGGAATAGGTATTAAAATTGGTGATGAAATAGATTCTGATGGTTTTGTTCCTGCATATGAATTAAAATGGGATATTAATGATGAAAACAAAATACCCCCATGTGATTGGGATAAGCCAAAAGAAATTAATGAAAATGGATATTATCAAGTATTAGAAATGGATATTGAATAAAGACTATGAATAATTCATAGTCTTTTTTATTGTAAGTAATGAAGGGGTATGAAAAATCTATTTTATTAGTAGATTAAAAATGTACGAAAATGGATGGGAGTTTTAATATTATGGCAGATGATAAAAAGATAGAAGAAGAACGTGAAAAAGAACTAATTATACAGGATATTATCTTTAAAGGATATGGAACAAAAACTTTCAAAAAATTTAATAAAGAATGGGAATTTCGTACATTAGATTCGGAAGAACATAAACAATTATGGTCAATAGCTATGGTTGATGATGATGACGCTACTAGTTGGGCGGTTTTAAAGAAAACAATGTTGCAAATGGCATTAGTTAGTATTAACCATATAGAGCCAACTGAAAATATGAAAGAACAAATTATTGAAAAGTTACCACCTAAAGTTATTGAAACTTTGTATAACGAATATCAAAAATTAGATAAAATTCAGGTAGAGGCAACTTCGGATATTAATTTTGTTAAAAAAATTGCACAAAATCCTTACAGTAAAATTAAATTTAAAATAATGTCGTATTTTAAAAAACTACCTACTGATAAGGAGTTCATGCATTTAAATGACCACCAACTCATGTGGTTATATGAAAATATAAGTCAAGAAGAATTAGAAAAAGAAAAAAATGATAAAATGAAATTAGATTATTTGGCTTATTATGTTAATCCTGAATTGGCAAAAGCGGTACGTGATAATGAAAAAAGTGCAGAACAATATACAACAAAATCAGGAAATATTACACGAGTAAAAGCACATGATGAACAAAATCCATATAATCCAAATGAAGTAATTCATTATGGAGATACTACAGTTGATGAAGATTTTGACGAAAAGTTGAAAATGTTTATGGGTGATGATGAGCCTGTAACTGTATTGGATGATGATACTCATAAAGGAAATTCAAGTGAAACAAAAGAAGATTTCTTGTCTCGCGTATTAGGTGCGGAAAAAACAATTCAAAAAGAGAATGATAATATAATGAAGAATTTAGAAAAAGAAGCTAAAGAAGCAGGTGTAAATCCTGATAATTTAGATGTAATTATGGTACAAGACGATGATAAATAATTAAAGAAAGGAGGAAATAATTAATGGATAAAAATGATACAACATTTGGTAAATTTGATACAAGTAATAATACACAACCTATTTCTGAAACAAGTTCTACTATATCTGTAGGGAGTACAGGTAGCAGAATTAATATGAATGATAATTTTAATATTATTTCTAATGCAACAGATGGTTTAAGAGATACAATTAGTAGTATTAATAATAATCATTTTCACATTGAAGGATTTAATGAAATATTATCAAAATTAAAAGATGTTGACCAAAAAATTGAAGGGTTAAAAAATTCACAAGATACTACTAATAGTAATGATATTATACAACAGATGGAATCTGCTATAAATAATATCAATACAATTAAAAATGAAATTATAACTTCTGTTAGTAAACAAGTACAAGAGATTGTTCAAACAAATAAAATACAAAATACAGAAGATTATGATAATATTATTCAAAGTGTTGCTAATAGTGTAAGTGAAACAACAAATAAATTATCGCAGTTACAAAACACTTTACAAGAAACAAAACAATCTGTTTTAGATAGTACACAACAACAAATTAAAGAAACAAATGATGTAGCGCAAGTACATACGCAAGCTATGAATCAGGCTACGCAAGACATAAAACAAACTGCTGATAGTGCAAATACGTTAAGTGATGCAGAGAGTAGATTGTTTGAAGAAGTACAGACTACTCTTGCTAACATTGAACAAGGAACAGGTGCAACTAGTCAACTGTTAGATTCTGTTGACGAATTATCAAAAACGGCAGTTGAAAGTATTGATAATCAATTAATACAAAGTTTACAACAATTTAAAAATGATGTAAAAAATGATATTAGTTCTGATAATTTTTCTGAAAATACATTAAACAATTTACGTGGATTAGTTGGTAATGCCAAGTCAGTTATGTCTGCAATTTCATCTTCATTAAAAGCTAATGAAGATGGGAGTAATTTAAGCCATATTAGAGCAACACAAGAATTAAATATAAAAGTTGCTAATAATGTAAATAATACACTTAATCAATTCGCAAGTATATTAGAACAACAAGGTAATGCTAATAGTGGGATAGCAGATATAGTAAAAGCTATTAGGCAACAATTAACTGCTTTTAACAATGATTTTAAAGAAAATAATCAGAGTCTTATTTCTGCTACAAATAGTGCTATACAAAATGCAAAAAATGCATTCGTAACTGCGCAACAAAATGCCATAAAACCTGGTACAGATGAATATAATTCGGTAAGTAATGCTATGGCAACACAATCATTAGCTAGTATTAGTTTTAATGATTTAACAACAGGTGCTAACGACGCATTAATTAATTTGGAATATTCACAAGGTAAAAATAATCCTTGGTATCAATATGTTACAACAGGCAATTTATTAGGTAATAAAACTTCTCTCGCTAGAGGTATGGAAAATACACAAAGAGAAGGTTTTTTGGCTAGTTCTCGTTATTCTGATTTAGTAAATAATGTAATGAGTGGTAATTGGAATAATAAACAAAAAGCGCAAGGAATTGCCGAATTAGCAAAAGTTAATGTATCTATGGGTCAATCTGTGTTAGATACTGCTAAAGGTATGAATTTACATACAGGTGGTGGCAAAAATCTAAATGCAGAAGATAAAAAAGTTTTTGAAGCATTTACAAAACAAGTAGATAATGCATTGGGCAATTTAACTAAAACGATTAATGCAATAGAAGATTTAGACCCTGAAAACAAATCTTTGAAAAAATTACGTGAAGAACAAAAAGCGTTATTAAAATTAAAACAAAATGCTGATGATGCTAAAGAAAGTTCTTCAGCTTTGTCAAATATATTTTCTGATATAGCTAGTGGCGTAAGCAAATTAAAAAATCTACTAGCGGGCGGGTTGTCTATGCTTGGTCTAGGAGCACTTTTGTCTCCTATGGTAATGCTTAATAAAGCTATTGGGTATGAAACACAAGAAGGACAACGTAGATACGCAGTTGCAATGAATGATTTTTCTATGGGAGCTAATTTAAACCAAGGAAGAATTAATTATATTGCAAGAGATAAAGATTTTGAATATTGGAAAAATACAAATGGAATGATTAAGGAAGGAGAATTTCTTAATCATTATAAAACATTAACTCAAACTGTTGGTGGTCATTATAACACAGACCCTAATGCAAATATGGAGGACATGGCACAATTAACAGATAATTCATTTGCATGGGGAAAAGTATTCAATGTAGATGCAGGTACAATAGGTACTTTCTTTAAAAATACATATAAAGATTTAGGTATGTCTGCAAGCGAAGCTACACAAGCAATGGTTAATGTAGGCCAGGCTGCTACATCAGCAGGTATTCCTGTAAAAGCATATATGACTATGATTAATAATTTATCTTCTAATTTAATTAATCATGGTGTAAGTGCTCGTCAAGTTATGTCATCAATGAATGCATTAATTAATCATTCTCATTTACGTCCCGAAGATGCAAGTAGTATGATTACTGAAATGGCTGGTGCTAATGAAAAAATGGCTACAGATATGAATAGTAGTGCATTTTTTGGTATGATGGCAGGTCAAGGTGGTAGTCCATTTGATTTAATTGTACAAGGATATAAGCCATATAAGGCTAATGGTAGAGTTGATGAAAATTATTATCCAATGATGGCTCAACGTGTTATGGCAGAAGCTAATTTAATGGGTGGAATTGGCGGAGATAATGCTTTAGGTGGCATTATGTACATTGATACACTTATGAAAAGAGGTTTTTCTCAAAAAAATGCTTCTATGTTACAAGACGCAGTATCTAAAGGAGATATGAGTTTAGTACAGGATATATTGAAAAAAGCAGATGAAGAAAAAGATGGCGGTAAACAGGCGTATACAGAAGCCATTTTAGATGCTAAAGAAAAGTTAAAAACTGCTGGTGACCAAGTATCTATTTTCCAAAAATTAGAAACGGATTTATCTGAAGCTCAAAAGAAATTAGGATGGGCAATTAATGAATATTTGTCTGGTCCACTTGCTAAATTCCGTGAAGGTTTTGCAAAAATATTAAATACTTTAGTAACTACTGTTGGCGAATTGATGAAAGCCATTACTGATTTTATGGGTAAACATAAAGTTGGTGAAACTGTTTCTGATGCAGTAGATACTATGAGTAATCATAAAGTGGCGACAGGATTAGGTATATTGGGTGGTGCAACTGCCGCAGGAGCAGGTGTATATGGATTAAAGGCTTTAGGACAAAAAGCGTTAAAATCTTCTCCCTCTGTTGTTAAAAATATAGCTAAAGCAGGAAGCCATTTAGGTGGAAAAGGTGCTATTATATCAGGCGGTATGGCTTTGGTTGCTGGTGCTGCATTAGTTGGCGGTGCAGGATTAAGTGCGCTTGTGTCTATGTTCACAACAGGTGAAGCTAAAGTTCAAACAAATAATAATGCAGAACAAGATTTATCTGATGTTCAAACAATAGTTGATAACTTACAAAATTCAACAGGTTATTCTCCTGATAGTGATGGAGCACTACAACCAAGTGAAAGTAATACATATGCAAAAGAACATACAGGTGATGAAAATAGCTATTATTATGGTACAGGATGGTCTGAAGATTATAGTCAAATTGACCCTAATTTAATAGATAAAAAAGGAAATTATAATGAAAGTTTAAGTAACGCTGAATTTATTAATCAGTCTATAGCAGAACGATATGGTGATGAAATAGAGAATTATAAAATAGCAAATCCAAATGATGTTTATGTAGATGCAAATACAGGTGAAGCTACAGAAGATTGGGAACAACGTGAAAAAAATCTTGACAAAACAACATTAATTAATAATGCAGGATTAATCGCAGGTGGAACGATTGCAGTTCCTGGTGCAGCTGCATTGGCAGTTGCTAAAAAATATAATTTGATTAATAAAGATAGATGGGATGCATTAAATAATGTTGCAAAAAAAGGCAAATGGTGGTCAAGATTTGCCAAATTAGGTAAATTTGGCGGTCCTCTTGGAGCTGGGATTACTCTTGCAGACGAAATAATTAACGAATTTAGTGACGAAAATAGCGATAACTATAGTATGGGACAACACGTAGCAAGAGTTGCTTTTAGAGGTGGCGGTGCAATTGCAGGTGGTCTAGCAGGTGCAAAATTAGGAGCTTTAGCAGGTTCTTTTGTTGGCCCAGTTGGTACTATTGTTGGAGGATTTTTAGGTGGTACGGCAGGTGCTCTAATTGGTGGATTTGCAGGAGAAGGTTTGCAAAATTCATCTGTTGGTGATGCATTAGGAATTTCAGATAAATCTGCCATTAAAACTGCCCATGATTCTTATGCTGCAAAAGTAAAACAATCGGCTAGTTTATATGGAGATGCTACAAAATCTATTGTTTCTTCAAATGATAGTAGGCAAAAAGCTACAGCAGATGCACTTTCTAAACATGGTGTTAAATTGGAAGATTTAACAAATGACCAAGAAAAATATATTAATGATGTATATAATGATTTAAAGTCTCGTGGATTGGCAGATGAAGTTGCTGCGTTTGTTGCAGGATTAGCTACAGGTACAGTAGCAGATAAGCAAAAAAATGATGCAGAATATGCTTTTAATAATGATGAAATATCAAAAGGCAAAGGAATGAAAAAAACGGCAGAGGTTGCAGCTAATGAGTGGATGACAGATGAACAAAAAGAACAAGGATTTGAAAGTTTAGACCCAAATGAATTATCAGGGCATGATACAACTTGGTCTTTGAAACTCGGAGGTATGTATTTAGAAGATGGTGGGAAAGATAATAATCTTTCTATAGAAGAAAAGAAACAACGCTTAAGTTTGTTAGGTCAAATTATGGGTGGAACGAATGCTGGTTCTGGTGAAGATAAAATTGCAAATGCTATTATGAATGATAGCGATTGGACAGATATAGCCGGTCATTTAGTTTCAGGTCCATTTAGAAACGGAGATAGAGCAACAATAGCTAATATATTCCAAGATTCTAATTTAGAAAATTTTAGTGATGAAGATATTAATAAAGCATATAATATGGCTTATAATGAAGTTGCTTATGTTTCGTCTACACAAAATGAAGATGCCATAAAGAAAAATATGGAAAGCATTGTCTCTACTACGCCTAATCCTAAAGATGTTGGAGACAAAATGCAACTCAACAAGCCAAATCCTCCTGATAATCCACATCAAGATACGCAACAAACAACGTCACAAAATAAAGACCAAACATTAGAAAGTACATATGCAGATGCAGAAAAAAATATTATGAATATGCAGAAACAAATTGGTGAATTGGCAGGATTAAAAGACAAAGAATTGTTAAATGATAGAGTTGCTACAGGTCAATTGATTTTGGATGGTTCTACTGCTTTATCTTCAAATGGACGTATGTTATCTTTACGTGGATTAAGAGATAGGTTTAGAGCATTTTCAGGTGTTCATGATAAAGATTTATTTGGTGTTAGTTTAAAAAATGGTGCTTATAGTGGTGATGGCAAATATTTGACAAATTCAGGTCCATCTGATATTGGTAAAAAAATGGATAAAGAACAAAAAGTAGATTTTAAAGCTATTAAAGCTAGTTCTAGGTATCGTATGAGTACAGAGGGATATGATGGAGCACTTCAAAAAATGGCAGAACAGTATAAATCAGACCACGAGCAACAAGAAAAAACCTATGCAGAAAATAGAAAACGTCAAGAAGAATTAAATAAAGAAAAACAACAAATGGAAATGGCAAGTATAAATATTAATAATATTGTTAATAATTACTTTAAAAATGTTCCTAAACCGCAAGCTAATAATACTGCTTCAGAAGAAGAACGTAATCAAGCACAGGCATTAAAAGAAGCATAAAAAGAGGGTTGTAAGATGGCTATTGTAAAAGCAAGCAAAGTCCAAAGAGATATAAACGATAAAATTTTAGTAACTTCTGCTGGATTAAAAGAAGTACAAAATCAAAAAATTGTAAAAGTTAAAGAATTAATAAAAGAATTTGATAAAACACAAGATGCTTTGAAAAAAGAAGAAATAGAAGCACTTATACATCAAATAGATGTTTTAGGTCAGGTAATTGCATACTATAACAATTTAAATGATATAAATAAAAATGGATACATTACTCATAATATAAAAAAACAAAATGATTTTGTGAATGATTTGACAAAAGCCATACAATTAATTGAAAATGCAAATGGAGCAGGGAGTATAAATTCATTAAAAAAAGATTTAAATAGAGTATTATTATCTAGTGGTGAAAACAAGTATATATTTAAAGGAATAACAAGATTATCTGAAAGAATTAAAAATTATGCAGATAATATAAAAAAAGAACAATTACAAGCACAAATTTCTTATTTGCCAAATACAAGTGATATTGGTATTTTATCTGCACTTACTACTAATCAATTAGAACAATTTTATAAAGTTCGTACTTCTAATGATTTAAATACACAAGATTCTGTTAATTTGATGGATACAATTAAAGAAAAATACGTAGACTTAATTCGTTTACAATTAGATAGAATCCATCATATTCAAAATAAGATACAGGACGAAAAGGGTAAGACAGAAGTAGAAATATTACAAAATCTTGCGAATAAATTATTTCCGAAATCAGATGAAAAAGAACAACAAAAAATTTTAATAGATGATTTAGATGATTTTAAAAAAAGAATAGCTAGTGCAGTTGAAGATTTAAATACAAAGTTTGACAAGGATTTAGAAAATGATAGTAATGATAATTCATCAAATTTTAAAAAATATAAAGACGCTATTACAAAAATAAATGATTTTTTTGTAAAATTTGATGAAGAAACAAAAGGAAGTAAAAAGAAAAGAGATATTGTTCAACAAGAATATGAACAATTGTTAGGCAGTTATAAAGAAAGCATAATAACAGTACTTGCTAATAAAGATTTGATGGAAGATATATCTAAATTATCTTCTGAAGGTAGGATTATTAATTTTGTTAAAACTTTTACTAATGGTAGTTTAAACAATGTTTCTTCACCTGAATATCAATATGCGCATTCTTTAGTAAAACAACAAAGAATGAAAACAGTATCTAAATTATCTTTTAGTAATCAAAATTTGGATAATGTCTCTTCTTTTTTAAAAATTAATTCAAATAATAATCATTTATATAATGGTGGTAGTATAAGTTTCGCTAATGATGTAGATAATGTTCGTAGAACTAATACAATGTTCAATCTACAAATGAAAAGTTTTTTTAAAAATAACAAAATCACTACAAACGAAAACTATAGTAATGATTTATTAATACCAATTACAAGTGGAGCTTTAGAAGTTACATCTGTGAATAGAAATATGTTGTCAAAAGTTAATAAAAATAGCTTATCATATTTGCTATTTACAAATGATAAAGAAAAAGCTAATTTACAACAAATTTCTTTTTCTGTAAGTCAAACAATAATGCAGTTAAACAAATTGTTATTTGCTTTTTACGATTTAGACAAAAAACCAAATGAATATTATCAGTTAAAAGAAGAAAAAGAAGCATTAGAATATGAATTGAAACAAATTAATGAATTACAACAATCATTAGAAGGTATGAAACAGGCATTACATTATGTAAAAATGTTTAAAGACAAAATGATGAATATATTATCAGGCGGTTTAACATTTTTAGGTATAGGTGCTATTTTGCATCCAATGCAAATGTTAATGGGTGTTGTAAACAGGTCAAAAGAAAATGGTCAACTTAGATATAATATTGCTTTGACTGATACCGCTTTTGGTATAACTCCTAGTCAGTCAAATATAGATGATTTAAGTTATTATGCACCATCAAACTATTTTAATGCTACGTATGGACAAATTGGATATGGTACAGTTGGAGAAATATATCGTGGATTACAGTCCACTGTTGGTGGACAAAAAGGCAATAGTCCTGAAGAAAATCGTAGAGATACTGCATGGTTATCTAAAAATTTAGTTCCTGATAAAGAAATGTTTGGCGATATTGGTGGAATGGAACAGTTTTTAAAAACGTTTTATCGTGATATGGGCAATTCTGCTAATGAAGCATTAACTAAATTAAGAACTGTTGAAAGATTTGCACAAACGCAAGGTATACCTGTTTCTCAATTGGTATCAATATTTAATAGTACAAATGAAGCTATGCGTTCAGTAGGTGTTAACGCTGATAAATATTTGGATGCTATGACTTCTCTTGTTGGAGTAAATGGTATGCGCGTAGAAGATGCTAATGCCTTAGTTACATCTACTGCAAATAACGCAAAAACTTTTTCTAATGATTGGGCAAGAAATATTTTTTGGGGATTATGGAATAATCCAAAACAATCAACATTTGACACTTTGTTATCAGGTGTAAAGTCGCATGATATGCACGGAAATCCAATAGATTCGTATTATGATAATTTAGTTGACCGTATGTTTTCTGAACAAAATTATTTTGGTTCTCGTTGGGGCGGTTTAGGAACTGCATTAGGTCAAACAGATGCTTTTAGTCATATATTAGACCAAGGATATACAATTAAACAAGCACAAGAAATTATGCAAATGAAGGAACAAGGTCGTGATGAAGAACTAAAAGCAAAATTAAAAGGTTGGGATAAGTTAAAAAATGACCCATTGGCTTTACCACACACAACACAAGATTATACAAAACAATTAAGTCAAGCAGGAGAACAATTAAGTGAATTTACAAAAATTCAAGCTACATATATTAAATTTTTGAACGATTTGTCATTTAAATTTGATAAAATATTATCGCCTGAATTAACAAAAGGATTAAAAGCAATAGAAAAAATAATAGCTATGTTTACAAATGCTATGGCTGAATTAATTCGTCAAATTGGAGGAATTTTAAATTCACCTTTAGGTAAAATGTATACCAATGCGTTTAATAATAGTCCATTATTAACAATTGCAGGTACAATTGTTGGGTTAGGTGCTCTTAGATTTGGTGCAGGAAAAGTACTCAAAGGTGGATTTGGTGCATTTAAAAATGTTTTATCAGGTAAGTCATCAGGTATTTCAACAGGTAAAGCTATTGCTACTGCAACGGCGGTAACTGCCGGTGTTGGATTAGGAGCATGGAATCAATACGAAGGATTACAAGAACAAGCACAAAAAATGGGAAATAAAGACCAAAAAGGTCAATTAATTGAAATGTTCCAAAATGGTACTGCAAAAGCTACATTAATAATTGGACCAGGTACACAGGATAAAAAAGATTATACTTTGATTAAATATGCGCTTGCATTAGCATTAGCAGGTGCTAGTGTAGCAACGATAGCTAGTATATTAGGTAAAATTTCAACAAAAGGTAAAATAAAACATCAAGGAATTTTAAGAAGAATAAAACATTTGTCTAGTGGTTTAAATAAACAAGTAAAAGATGGTAAAATACCTGAAAAAAGTGAACGATATAAAAAATTAGAAGAACAAAAGAAAAAAATAGAAGCAGAAGGTAAAAAATTAAAAAGAAAAAAATGGCAACAATATCAAAGAGAGAAAAGATTATACGAACAACAAGTAAAACAAGCAAAAAAAATAGAAGCAAAAAACAAAGCTATAATGGAAAAAGCTAAACGATTAGAGCAAATGAGAATTAATCGAAGAAAACAATTATATAATTCTATGAAATGGGCAAAGAGATTAAAATATGCTAAAAAAGGTGGTTTACTAGCTTTAGGTGGAGCATTTTTAACTAGTTTATTTGATAAAGATGTTCAAGATAATAGACCAATAGGAGATTTTGTTTCTGGTTTAGCAGGTGGATTTATTGGATATGCTTTAGGTGGTTCAAAAGGAGCTGCATTAGGCGCAGGAATTGGTGCAGGTGCTATGGAATTGTTGCGTACAAATGATGTAAAAGCACAAAATGCATTAAATAATTATGACAAACAAACTACACAAGATAGCTTGGCAGGGTTAGTTCGTGAAGAACCAACACAACAACAAACACAAGACCAGCAAAAACAAGCTAGTCAACAAGATAAAACATCTAAAAAACAATCTGCTCAATACAATGCTTATGTTAAAGCCTATCAACAAGAAACAGAAGCATACAATAAATCAAAAGAAATGGAAATTCAAAATCTTTCTGCGAATAAAACTTCTTTTACAATTAATGAATCGAATGAAACATATACAAAAGCAAGAGATGCGGTTTTAGAAAAACATGGCATTAATTGGTCAAAAGTAGCAGACCATGAAAAGCGAATTTGGCAGAATAGTTATGAAAGCTTCTTGCAAATTTTTAGAGATAATAAAAAGGCGTTAGAAATGGCTGCGCAAGCACTTATTAAAATTCAATCTATGGCAGGTGGTGGAACAGGCAGTATTTATACAAATGCTTCTGCTATTGAATATGGTAATGCTTGTTATGCCAATGCCCCTGCTGACGTAAAATCATGGATTGATGAAGCAAGTGCAAAGTGGAATGTACCAAAATGGTTAATAGCAGGTGTATTACAGATTGAATCTGGAATGAACAAAAATCCTGCTCATAGTACTGCTGGAGCAGTTGGTATAGCACAATTTATGCCTAGTACTGCTGCTGGATTTGGTTTTGACCCAAATGACCCTCATGCGTCTGTATTAGGTGCTGCGCATTATTTAAGGAATCTTCTTGATAAATATGGAGGTTCTACTTTTAAAGCAGTATTGGCATATAATAGAGGATATTATGGTGATGATTGGAGAGATTTACCTGACCAAGTTGATTATGCTAGAAAATTTCATATGATTGATAGCAATAATAATCCGGTTCCTGAAACAGAACAAACGGCAGGGTATGTACCTATATCTGCTAATATTAGTCCGAGTTCATATTCTAATAGTGGTGGTATATATAGTGGGGATTTAGGTGTTGATTTTTCTCATTTAAGATGGAGTGGATTCGTAGCAGATAAAGGATGGGACCATAGTTATGATGCACATGCAAATTCTGCACAATATATTGCCATGGATATTGGTAGATTAACTCCAAAAGCGAAACAAAGACTAAATTTGTTTACCCAATTATATGCAAAATATAGTGGTGGTGGCACATTAGAATGGAACGTAGCTACATTAGGGCATGACCCTGGTACGCCACATAGTACAGGAAGAAAAATAGATATGGAATTGGGCGGAGTAGATGTAGGTGCTATAATAAGAGCTGGTAATGAAGCCCATGTTGGTGTAGTTAATGAAGCTGGAACTCATTTTGATATATTGTTAGAAGGAACAGGAGGTTACGAAGGAACACTTTTAACACAACAGTTTTCTTGGGATGATGCAAATTCTAATGGTAGTTCAGGAGCAAATCCAAAATTAAATCTTAATTTGAATTTTGAAGATATAAAACCGAAAACATTAAAAGAACAATGGGATGAAAATTTAAGAAAATATAAGGTGGCGGTAGGAAACGGTAAAGAAGTTCAAGGTAGAATTATTAATGGTTTATATGTTGACCCTAATCAGAAATTTCAATCTATTGAAGAAATAGGTAAAGAAATTAGAGAAAAAAATATTAAACAATGGGGAAAATTATCAGATGATATAGATACCGTAGAACAATCGAAACAATTTCAAGGATTAAAAAACCAAGAATCTATAGACCATGAAAAAATTCAAATGCGTTTTGATAAGAAACAAATGCGTTCGGATAAAATAATTGCTTTTACTACAGAAGTTAAAAACACCATTCAAGATTTTTATGAACCATCTAGCTTAAAAATTTCATTTAATGGTTAAAATTAAAAATTATTTCATATAATAATATCAATAAAAATTTCTATATTTTTAATAGAAGATAATTAAATTTTTCATATAGGAAGGATTTGACATAATATTATGGCAACAAAGAATAAAAATGATAAGATTATTTCTGAAATGCTTGCAGATTTGATTGACCCAAGTGAAGAAACAGAAATTGTAGAAAAGTATGGTAAGAAATGGGCTATGCGTCCAATTTCTTCACAGGAATATCTTGATGCATTGAAGGAAAGTCAAAGTTATAAGCAGGATGACCTTACACGTATGTTTGGTATGCAGATTAGTATTTTGAAACACGCACTTGTTTCTGTAAATGGATTAATTCTTACAGATGAACAGAAGAATAAAATCCTCAATGCTATTAGTCCTGCCGTTTTAACAACACTTTATAATGAATTTGAAGCAATTCGTCATAAGAGTGATGATGAAATTGCTAAAAAAGAAAATGAAGTTACAGAAGAAACGATAGGTAATACAACAATTGATGCATAATTAAACAATCATTAATAAAAGCGTGGTTCTGATTAAGATAGAACCACTTTTTTTTTGTATTTTTTTAATAGATACTATATGAAGTTGGTGAAAATTATGGAAAATGCTACAATATCTAATACAGAGTTATATGCAGTAAAAGATAAGTTTGATAATGTATCAAAAGAATTAGAAAAAATCAACAAAAATTATTCTGATTTAATTACAAAAATAATTAAAAATAATAAATTAGAAGAATTACAAAAAATATTTGATATAATCGAACATTTTAAAAAAGAAAGAAAAGAAATTTTAGAAGTATTATCTAAGCCTTTTTCTTCAGAAACAGTAACAGTTGCAATGGATAACATTGATAGTTATAGTAAGAATGTTCTTCAAATGTTATCTAAAATGCAGGAAGTTTCTTTTAGTTTTAAAAATAGTACAGATGAAAGTATACAAAAAATTGTTGATGAATTAAACAATATTAATGTTGAATATTTAAAGAGTGTAAACGAACAAACAAAAATTTTAGAAGATTTGTTAAACACAGGTGTATCTGAACAACAAAAACAACAAGAAGCACATGAAAACTTCATCAATATTTTATACAAAGTAACTTTAAATATTAAACAAAGTTACAATGCAGAACAAACAAATAGATTAGTTGATATTATCAATAGCTTAGATGATAAAACACAAGAAATAGGTGCTAGAAATAAATTTGCATCACAAGCTCGTACTAGATTGACGAATTTAATTAAAAATATTGATAGTGATATAAAATCAAATATTAAGCAACGACCATATAGTGAAGGTTCTAAAAATTTATTAAACCAACTTGATTTTATTAGAAAATTAAAATTAAATGATACAGGTAATGTAAAAGATTCAGAAAACATGGGCGAAATTTTAATTAATTTAGCCCAAGTAATGCAAAAAGATATTGTAGATAAAGGAAACAATTTAGAAAATAATTTAAACTCAACAAATGAATTTTCAGATTATAAAGACATATCATCGTATTTATCAAACGAAAAATTAGATAAATATATTAATGAAATAACTATATTCACGCAACAAAATACACAAGCAAATAGTGATGATAAAACTATTACAAATATAAGTGAACAAACAACACAAATTTTAAAAAATGCTTTATCTGAAAAAAATGAGATTGCTAAAAAATTAGTTGATAAAAGTATTCATCAATTTGTAACTGTATATAATAAGAAAAAAAATAGTGATGATAAAACAGATTATTATAATTTCCAAATGTTACAAATGCAAGGAGCATTTACAGGACAAATCAACTCTAATTATAATAATTTCCGTTATCATAATTTGTATGGTGGCATCTTTTCTAAAGACAAGAATTTAAATCAACTTTATAACAATTATGCAAGAAATACATTATTGTATAATCAAGAAGTAAGTAAAATTTCAAAAGAAGAAAGTGACTTAGCAGAACAAACAGGAATAGATTCCTCTAAATATTTATTAGAAGATATAAAAAATGATAGATTTTCAAATCCATTAAAAAATAATAATGATAGTTTAATTCAATTATCACATGAATTTAATAGGAAAAATTTGCCCAAAGGTAATAAACAAGATATTATATCTGCGAAAGAATTAAGTTCTGTTATTGGAGAAGCTATTCATCGTACTTATCAACAAATTTATAGCAAGTCTCGTTTTGACCCTGATTCTAAATTGTTGAAAGCATTATATCAACAAGCAAAACAATTAGAAGAAGAAAAACAAGATTTAGATGATAGTATTAAAAACGCAGAATTAAAGAAACAACATGATTTATTTAAAAATATAAAAAGTGTTAAAGGATTTTTTACAAAAGCCTTGGCTATGATGGGATTGGGTGGATTATTTTCATTTCATAAATGGTTTGATATGGTAAAAGACCGTGCAAATGAAAATGGTCAAATGATGTATTCAAATTATTTGGCAAATGCTTCTATGGGAGCACCTATGTCTCAAAATGCTCATGATTTAGTATTTAATATGGGACAAGAATTATTTGAAAAATCATATGGACAAATTGGATTTAATGTTCCATCAACAATGTATCAAAATTTAGCTAGTTCTGTAATGAATCAACCAGGTAGAACAGGTGCAGATAAAGCGTCTGATATAATGGCTTTTACAAAAGCACTTGTATTACCATCACAAATATATGGTTTGGATAACGGTACAATAGCAAGTGGAATCAATGCCTTTTATTATCAAAATCGTATGTCTACAAAACAAACCATTGATATGATGATGCAAGTAATTGGTGATGCAAATAAGGCTCAAATACCTGTTAATAGATATATGGGACAAATATCACAATTGGTTAATCACTATCGTCAATTAGGATATAGTGGTAAACAAGTTGTAGATAATATGGGTTCTTTAATTGCAGATGGATATCGTATGGAGGATTCTGCTTCATTTGTTGGTCAAGTTATAGGTGCGCAAGGAAACTTTTCTCAAAATAAATATAATTCTATATTTTCTGTTTTGGGCGGTGGAGCTGCGAACATGTGGCAAGGTATGTTCGCAAATTTAAAAACCCATGATAGATATGGTAATCCATACGCAGATAGACAACATTATATAGGTTCACAAATGTATTCTCGTGTACGTATGGTTACAGATATGTTTGATAACCCTGTGATGAAACAATTTGGTGTTCATGCAGCTGCTAGTATGATTGGCGGTATGAACATGAAAGAAACGCAGGTATTAATGAACGATGTAGAAAATGGAAATTATGATAAATTAGCAGAACACTTAGAAGGTTCAAAAAATGATGAATTAGCAAAAAATAAAAAAGCTACAAACGCAACCAAAGATTTTACAAAACAGTTAGAACAAGCATCAAATCAATTATCTGAAGTAGATAAAAATAAATCTATGATGTTGGCTTCTGCTAATAAATTATCTGATTTATTGGTTGGCAATAATGAAGGTATGCAACAATTTGAAAATATAATTGTAGAAGGAATTAAGTTAATTACAAATGCTATGGCAAGTTTACTTGCATTAATTCCTGAAATTAAAAAATTTATTGAAGAATCTCCAACGTTAACAAAAGCATTAACGTTTGCTTCTCAAAATCCTTTAACTGCATTAGCATTAGCAGGATTAGGATTAGGTGGTATAAAAGCATTTGGTAAATTTACAGGTAAAAAAGTATTTGAATATGCAAAAAATAAATTAGGACATCATAATGATGTAGACCATGAACAATTAGCAGAAGAAAATGTAAAACAACAAGTAGAATCTGAAAAACCAAAAACAGAATTGAAAAATGGAAAAGGATTTTTTGGCAATTTAAAAAGTGGATTAAATAAATTAAAACCATCAAGGAAAACATTATCTTCTATTGGAAAAGGATTAAAAGGATTTCGTGGAGGTGGGATGTTAGGAAGCATTTTAACTGCCGGTGCAATTGCAGGGACAATGTTATTAGGTTCTAAAAACGTTTCTGCCAATGCTTCAAATAATGAGGATAATGCAAAGCAACAAGAAGAACAAGACGATGAACAAAGTATCAATAGTATGTATACAATGTTTAAGACTGGTAATGCAAAAGTCACTTTTTATAATAAAGACGGTAAATTAATTGATATTACAGGTAAAAATCAATTAGATAGTCTATTAATGCAATATGGAACAAATTTGTTTGGAGTTACAATAGCTACGATTGGAATTTCTTCGATTGGAAAATTAGCATATGATAAATATAAACAGATAAAAGATTTAAAAATGCCAAAATTCCCGAATGTAAAAATGCCAAAAGAATTATCAGAAAAAGATTTACCAAAAGTTGATAAATTAGCAAATCCACAAGAAACAAGAGCTGGTATGTCAACAATGGATGCAGTATTAACTGCCATTGGATTAAAATCAGAAATGGGTAATACCAAGACAAAAAGTAAGAACAAAACAAAAACATCTGGTAAAGAGGAAAAACTGCCGAAAAAAAGTGGGGGTGCTTTATCAAAGTTATTAAATAGATTGATGTACATTGGCGCATTTGCAGGAGAGGTTTTATCTGATGATGATAGGTCATTTGGACAAAAAGCAGTAGCAGGTGGAATAGAAGCAGGTTCTATGTGGGCAACATTTAAATTATTGGATAAAACTGTTGGAAAAATACCAATTATTGGTAAACCGTTAGCATTTTTATTGGCTGGAACTAACTATTTGTCAATGGTATCAGAAAAATTAAAAGCCTTGGCTGGTGTTCAAGCAAAATATAAAGAAGGAAATGAAGAATTTCTTGATAAAATGAATGACCAAACAGGATTGACAGGTGCTAGTTTTGAACAATTAATTAATTCTGAAACAACACAAGGAGAATATTTTAGGTCATATTTAGAAGCAAATGGAATAGAATATGGTGATTTAAATGAACAAGAAAAACAATTTTTTAAATTACAGATAGATGAATTGGCATTTTCTCAACATGGTGTTGCAAAGGTATTAGCTTATGCAATACATGCATTACAAGTTGCAAGGACAACAGGTAATTTTAATTTAAATGGGAATGAAAATGGAAATAAGCAATTAACAGAAAAAGGAAAAGAATATATTAAAAATCAGCTTGAAGCATTTTTCCCTGGCGATGATAATGAAATTACAAATCTTGATATGGCGATTCATACATATGTTTATACACAAGATTATGTTAATGAACATGAAAGTGAATTTGATTATGATAAAAAAAGTGCCGCTTATGCAACATTACGTTATTTAAAACATCGTATTGTTGAATTGAATGGCGGTGAACCATATGAACTCACAGATGAAGATAATGTTGGATTGTTAGGCGAAAAATCATATATAGTTAATGACCCATATGATAATCCTCTAGGTCGTTCTGGAAGCAGTGAAGAATTTACTGAAAAATTATCTAATCTAGCAGGTTATATTGGATATATCCCTGCCGAAGAAATTAAGGAAGGTATTGGAAATACTGCTGAAGAAGATGAAGAAATAGCTAAAAGCGCAGGTTTTTATGGCGCGGCTATGGGAAATTATGAAGATAGTTTAACGAAACAATTAATTAATGATAATAATCCAGAATATGTAGAAAATAAGTCAATTCAACAAAATTCAGCTCCAAATGTTTCAAATACTGGAGCATATGCAAGTATGGCAGAACAAGCTAAAATGATTTCTCAATTAACTGGTTTACCAGCAGATGTAATATTTGCGCAATTAGCATTTGAAACGGGTCAAAATCCATCTGATATGGCATATTCTGATAAAATTCATAATTATGGTGGGACTATTGTTGATATGGGGCATGGAAAAAATGATAGTGGATTTGGTATTTATGTAAACAATCAAGAGGGCGCAGAAGCATATGTAAAAGGTACAGTCCCAGTTAGAGAACAATTACCACAATTAAAGGAAGCAATCGCACAAGGCGATTTGAAAAAATATGTACATTTATTAAAATATGGTATGGAAGAGTCTGGTAAAGGAAATTATCAATATTTTACTGGCGATGAAAATGAATATTTAAATGGTATAATGTCTTATTTATCATTAGCTCATAAATTAGGATTGAATGGTGTAACACCTAATGGTACATTTGATTTTTCAAATTATACTCCTAGAACTTTAAAAGAACAAGCAGAGGAAAATTTACGTAAATATAAAGTTGCAGTTGGTAATGGTAAAGAGATGCAAGGCGCTATAATTAATGGATTATATATTGATACAAATAGACCTTTTCAATCTGTAGAAACTATAGGTGCTAAATTACGTGCTTCATTTTTAGATGGTTCTTATGATAATGACCCAAATAAAGTATATCAAGAAATGGAAGCAATTAATAAAAATAATATTAAAAAAATGGTAGAAAGCACCACACAACAAATTAAACAAACACAAGAACAACAAAAAGCATTACAACAAAGTGCGCAACAAACAGTTGAAATGCAAAATAAGCAAAAGCAAGCAGAACAAACAAATGTATGTTCGTTGAATGTTATGGGACAATTAAAACAAGGAATTAAAGAAACAGATGTGTTAGAAACAATTACCAAAATAGCACAAAAATATGGTGTTACAACAGATGTAAAAGCACAAGATGTAGTATTACCTTCAATGGCTTAATGTTATTATTGGAATGTAATATTTTATGTTTTTATTAGAAGATAAAACGGTGGTGAATTATATATGGCAGATAAATATTCCGTTGGTGGTGGATTTGGTGGAGGTTTACAACAAAATTCCTCTAGTGGCAATTCATCATCAGCTTCAACAGATTCAACAGGTTCACATAAACAATCTCAAAATTCTACTGTTATGAAAACTGTTGGAACGGCAGTTTTAGGTGGATTATTGGGTAAAATGTTTAGTAAAGTAACAGGAGAAAATAAACAAAAAGACTATAGTATGGAAGGTGCTCCAATAGATATACCTGGTACTTTGATGGGCAATTTAAAAAATGTACAAGGAACAAAACAATATTTAGATAATTTTGCTCGTTACAATAATTATTTAACGTGTAATTTGGGTATGGCTCAAATGGCTTCTGATAGATATATGTCTATTAAGGAACGTATACCTATGTCTTTTGAATACTATGAGAATCCTAAAACGAAAAAAGAAGTCGTTATGTATATTAATCCTGAAAACATGACGATAAGTACTTCAAAAGTAAAGCAAAAAGTTTATACTCGTGGTGGAATATATTTTCACCATTATGGTGATGATGTTTGGAGTATGAAGATTTCAGGTACAGTAGGATATGCACAAATGCGTGGTATAGAAGCATTGGAAGAAATATATTTCCATTCAGGGGCTTTATTAAAATATAATAATATTGCAGTAGATACTGTACATACAAACAAAATTACGTCTTATACAGGTGCTTCTGATGCGACTATTGCAAACAGATTAGAAGAATTACGTAGTTCTGGTCCAATTGGTAATTATTTAGCAAAAGTAATTGGTACAGGAACAGATGCATTAGGATATACAAAAGGTAAAGATGGGAAAACTGATAATAGTTTAGTTACAAAATTTGGTAAAAATGGTGGAATATTAGGTAAAATATTTGGCGGTAAATCTAGTGAAAAAAGTGGAGGAAATTTATTTAAGGCTTTAGCTGGTGCTAGTGGTAATTTACAAAATGATATAAATAACCGCAATAAACGTACTAAAGCAGGTGGTGTTTCTCGTAAAGAAGTGCAAACACTTATGGCTGCTGGTGCATTAATTACAGGTTATCCAACCGCTGCAAAAGCAGGATATAATGCCTTATTTAAAAATTTAAAACAAACAATGGGAGGATTTACTAGCGGAAATATTTTAGGTGCTATGGCTGCTGATATGCAACAAACAATGAGTAGTGGGAAAACTAGCACAGATAATATGAAAGATTTAATGAATTCGCTCAATGATGGTACAAAAGATTTTTTCCAAGGTACATTGGATATTTTAACAGGACATCAATCAGATGGAACAGGTTCTAGTAATATAACTGCGCCTTCTTCTGCTATTAATGGTAATTATTATTCTTTTGATATAAATTCTCGTATGGATTTAAATAATGTTGTTAAATCTGTTGCTTCATTTGGAGCAGACCATACAATAGATAAAAAACAAGCATTTAATGAATATAAAGATTTAGAAGGAGACTTGACTGATTTATATCGCCCACGTCAAATTATTATGTATTTTGATGATAGAGTATATATTGGTCATTTTGATAGTTTTAATTATAGTAGAAAAGCAACAACACCATTAATTTATTATGATATGCAATTAACAATTACACGCCAAATTAGAATTACTCCAAAACAAAGTAAAAAACAAAACAAAAAATCTCTTGCGGAAATGTTAGGTATGATGGTTGCAGGAGAAGTTTTTGGTGGATATGGTAATGGTTCTAGCGAAGGAACTGCAACAAAAGATAATGATAACAAAAAAACAAATAATAATAAAAAACAAGAAACTACAAAACAAGAAGTTACTGAAAAACCATATATTATTGATAAGGCTTTGGATTTGGAATATAGAGCACAAGAGGCATATAGAATGGGCAATACATCACAAGGAAATGTTTTACATGATATGGCGCATGAAGAATATATGTTAGACCCAAATGTTGTTGGTAATTTAAATTATACCAAGAACAATGTTGATACTGCGGATAAAGCACTTGATACTGCATATAGGGCAAAATATGGTAATAGAGATTATGACTTACATAAAAGGTATGTAAATCCGTAACAATTAAAAATAGAAAGGAGTAATTTTATGTCTAGTGATAATCAAAAAACAAATAAAAGTGATTTTGATAATACAAAAAATTCTATGGCATTCAATGCTGCTACTACACATGGAACATATGATACAGGTACATATTATACCAACGGTAATATGGAAATGAATGTTGGTCAAGATATTCTTGACGGTTCTACATTTAGAAAATATGAACATCAAGACCGTTTGGTAGGAACGCAATTACAATATCGTAATAGTGGAAATCTAAAAGTAATTAATTTTAAGCAAGATTACGTTGTTTTAATTCGTAAAAAATTATTTTATGCTGCAAATGCGAACATGATGGTTAAAGATGGAGCTACAATGACAGACGGAAACTATGTTCGTAGTTATAAGTTGGATAATTGGACAAGTATTAGAACTAATATAAGTATAGCTGGTACACCAGGTAATTGTCAAATAGATTTAAAAGGTGGAGAAAGAGTTCTTTGTTGGGAAGAAATGTCTATTGACAATCAAGGTGTTCCAAAAGTTACCGAAACTTATAATGGTATGGTAAGTGATGAATGGCCAGATAATAACGCACAAGTTCGTGATGCTAATAACGATATTTTAAATACACCAAATATTAAAGATACCGCAACTGTAGGCAAAAATATTAATAATGCTAGTAATGCAGAACAAGCCAAAGCAATTCAAGATGTTGCTGATAAAGCTAATAAATTAGATTGTGATGTAGAAGAACGAGAATTAAATGATGATTATAATTGGAGTGCTACAAAATCAGAAGATGGACAATTTAGAATAATTACCATTAAAAGTAAGAAAGCTGATGAAAACGGTAAAATAGGAGAAAAAACAATTAAATTACCTATTGGAAAAACAAAATCACCTAATGGATTAGGTGGAGACGTTATATTAAATAATTTACATAATGGATATAAAATTGCAGAAAAATGTGACTGGGAACCTATGGATGAAGTATGGGTATATGGTAAATCTAATTTTGAACGTGATGGTAGTGGAGATTTTAAAATGAACCAAATATTTTTTGGTTACATTGATACAGTTTCTAAATCTTATCAAAGTGGCAAAACAAACGGTTGTACTATTAGCATTACTGCTACAGACCAATTAAAAATATTAGATTTATCTTATTTAACTATGAATCCATCAATGACACCTGGTGCGAGTGGCGCAGGTGGGCTAGATTTGCGTTTTTCTAATCAGGATGTAAAACATTTCGGTACGTTTGAATTATTTAATCCTTTTGCCGTTACACAAATGATAGGATTAAATTGTGATGCTAATACTGCGTCTGAAGCACAAAAACAAGTTTTACGTAGTGCATGGAGATATTTTACATTAAATAATATTTTTGCAGGTAAACCTGTACATGAAATTATTAAAGAGTTATGTTTAGATGCAGGTGTACCACCTTGGTATTTAAAGAAACGTATTGAACCAATTATGTTTCCTCCATTTACATATTCGTTTAAACAATCCAATTCGCAAATGTTATTTAATGCTTCTATGATGAAACGTTTGGCAGAATGTCAATCTGCTGCAAAAAAATTAATGTTAGAGTTTTTTGCAGACGAAGAAGGAAACATTGTATTAAAATGCCCTAATTATGCTTTAGGTGTTAATTCAAAACCTGCAAATAATATGGGATTATCTGATTCTTGTTCTATGATTAATAATATTGATATAGACAAAATTGCTCCTTATTATGCAGTTTCTAATGGTGGAGCATATACAGAAGAAATATTAAAAGATATGCCACCTGAAAAAAAGAAAGAAGCTCAAGAATTATTAAATTCTCATAATGCACAACTAGTACAGCAATATTTTAATACTAAAGCACAAGAAGAAATATATTCTTTATCTAAAGGTAAAACTTATGCAGAAAGACAAAAAGATACAAATAGTATGTTAGAAACTATGGATAATAGTTTAAATACAAATGAAATACGCAATTTAAATACATTAAACAAACAACTTTCTTCTTTTAACAATTCATCATATGGCAATTCAGGAAATTATGTGCAATATACTGTTAAATCTCCTGATACTTTTACAAGCATTGCAAATGAAGTTTTAGGAAATCCTGATGGTTGGGCAGATATGTATAATCAAGCGAAAGCACAATATCCTGAAATTAAAAATCAAGACGATTGTCAAGCAATTTATGGAAAAACTATAATGATTGACAAAAATCGTCTATATGCTTCTAATAATGGTATTGTTGATGGTTCAGATGCATTATTAGCTAAAAATAAATTTAAAGAAAAATATGGTGATGATGAATCTACATGGTTGGCAAAAGCGCAAGCAGAAGATGATGCTAATATAGCTAAAGCAAAACAAATGTTGGGTGGAAAAAGTGCATTATATGAAACAAAAGTTAGACAACAATATTCTGATACATTATCAGAAAGAACGGATGCATTAATTCCTGAAATTCCACAAGAATATATTACAAGTTTCCAACTAACCGATACAGATAAAAATATTTACAATATGTATGAAATTAATATTGAAGGAGACTTCGGTGTATTTGATAAAGGTGGTCCACTCCAAAAAATATCTCGCGTATTTCCTGATATAGCTTCTATGATAAGGTTTGGTTGTAGACCTGCCCCCGGTGCCATCAGTTTTCCTTATATGGGTAATAGAGAAAATGCACATATGTTAGGATTTATGATGTGTGCAAAATCATTAGCACAACGTAATTGCGGTTCTTTAAGTATGATTGAAGATTCATTTATTAAGGTAGGAAATCCAATTCGTTTTTTTGCTTATGATGAACATCCAGATATTCCTTTATCTGAACAAAAAGGCGATGCAGGACAAGATAATTCTGTATTAAATGAAATGTCTGCAAAAAAAGAGCCAGGTCTTTCTTCGGATAAATCATTAGAGGTTACAGAAAAAGAACATTATGCAGGTTTGCAACAAGAATTTGATAGAGAAAAAGAAAATGCAAAAATAATTCACCAAGCAAAACAAGAAGAAAAACAACATGATATGCGTAATCCTGAAGAATTAGCAAAAGCAACTGATGAAAATGGTAATGGCATGGAACAAGGTTCTTCTGTTAAAACTGTTGAAAATGCAGATGGTTCTATATCACAAGTTCCTATAAAAGATATAGAAAAAGCTAAAAAAGAAGCAATAGGTTCTTCTATGGATGGACAATATGTTGTTGGTGTTGAAACAGGTAATGCTATTAATTGGACTACAAATGGTTCTTCTGGGAAGAAAACATATGAATTTGTTTCTGCTTCAGAAGCAGCTATGAAAACAGATGCACAATCTGTATATTACGTTGAACAGGTGTCTCGTTCTATGAGTCCGACAAATATTTCAACAATGACGTTGACATTAAGTTGTGGACGAATGATGGGTAAGCCTAGTGTGATAGACTATATGTTGTTGCTATATAAACCATTTTTTGACCCTGTTTTGGGTTTCTGTGCAGATATTACAGAAATTAATCAATTAGTAGAAAAATATAATGGTAAAACAAAATCACATACAATATTATCTTCTGATAGTTTGGTAAATATTGCATATAATGAATATGGATTAAAAGGCGGTTATCAAGATGAATATACTGCGGAAGATTTGAATAATAAAACTGCGGAAGAGACAAATGGTGAAGAAAATAAATATCCGTATTCATTAGAAAATTTATGTAATGAAGATGAATGTAGTAAATTAGTAATTAATGGAATTACTAATTTCGATAATATACAATCAATCAAATTGATTGATTTTATAAATTTATTTAAACGTGTAAAGGCTTATACAGGGGATGCTTTTACTAACTTAACATCTATTGATTATGGTTATGTTGCAGGATTTTCGGAAGATAGCCCAAATGAAAGACGTGTTATATTTAGTTTTATTACATTTATTTTTGATGGCAATAAATCCGAATGGTGTACTGTTAGAACAGGCTTTGGCGGTACAAAAAACCCTAATTATAAATGGTTATTGGAAGCAGATGCAGAGGATGAATATAAAAAGAAGTATGGGATACTTTGTAATCATACTGCTATTAGCGCTATAGAAGTATTTGATACATGGGCGCAATCAACTTGGACATATAATTTAAGAGACAAAATTCACAAAGAAGGAGATAATAGTGAACTTGCGCTAGTTGCATGGAATAAAGATATAGTATCTGATTTGTTCCAAGATAAAATTACTTCTGCTTCAGATATTGATTATAATAAAATTAAGGTAAAAGAAGAATCGGAAGGACAAAAGAAAATTGATGAATTATATAAAGCTATTATTGCGTTAAATGTTGATAAATTTGGTAATTCATTAAATATTAATGAAATACAATTTAATGGAATATTAATGGCTCATGTTGATGAAGCAATTATTATACCAAATGAAATTATTTTAGATAGTGATGTAGATACATCTAAATCTAATGATAGTCCCAAAGATGTTGATGAAATAGTAGAAGCTACAGATGAAGAAAAAGCAAAATTTGGGGACGATGTTGTAAAACACCATATTATTAAAGATGGTCAATATAGTACTAGATATGAAGGAAGTAAAATGACTTCACAATATTATTTTTCTGAACATCAATTTGAAGATGCAACAGGTATGATTGATTATAGAAATAATAAAAATGTTCGTGAAGCCTATGAAAAAAGTCATGAATTAGATAGTACAAATAATTCATATGAAGTTCATGAACATATTAAGGTAAAATCTGCTGGTGGAGATTTAATTGGTGTAGATGTTGTTAATACTTCTTCAACTTCTGATGGTAACAATTTAAATACAAAAGCATCTAAATTAACATATATAAATTATGATTATGAAGATGGAGACCATGCATTATATCATGCAGATGTAACAGATAAGGAAGGAAAACCAATTCATGCTTCGGTAGCTACAGGAATAGCTCAACAACTTGGATATGGTGGTCATAATAATATAGAAGATTTTGCCACACATGCTACAGGTTATACAGTACAAAGTGGTGGATATGAAAAAGTAAATAAAGATAAATAAGGTGTAAAAAAATGAATATATATAAAAAATATTTTGATGGTATAAAAAGTGGTAGTATGCCAAAATCTTTATCTTCTATTAAAGATAAGGTGAATGGTATATCAGGATTAAAAAATAAAATATCTTCCGCTAAGAGTACTTTATCAAGTAAAATTAATTCTGTTAAAAGTGGAGCTGTTAATAAATTGAAAAGTGGTGCATTAAAAAAATTAAAGAAATAAGGTGATATAATATGTCTAAAGGGCAAACTTCTGAAACTTTTCCATATATAGACGATTTAGGACCATATCGTTGGACAACTGTGCTTGGAGCTAAAGTTAAACAGTATAACCCTCGTTTTATTTCTAAAGAAGAAATTCAGGAACACGTACAAAAATTAAGGAGACAACAAGCAACTCAAATATCCACAGGAACAAGTGAAATTGTGAAATCTGTTGATAATTCATCAAATTTAAAAACAGGCAATATAATAAATAATGGATTAAAAGACGCCAATAAAGCAGTTCAAAAAGCAGGTAGTGTTTTGCAATCAGGAATGGGAGGATTAAAATCTCAAGCAGAAACATTAACTAGTGGTAAATTAGGGTCTAATATTGGAGCTGGGGTATTAGGTGGAGAACAAGGTAAAATAGCAGAAGGAGCAAATAAATTAAACAATTTAAAATCAAAAGCGGCAGGATTAAAAGGATTAGGTAATATTGGTAATTTATTAGGAATTATGGGTGGTACTGCCTTATTATCTAAAATGTCAGGAGTTTTAAATAAAATTCCTGCGGGTAAAATTATTGGACAAATTGCGGTTGTTGGTGCATTAGGCGCAGCTATTGCTAAAATATCACAAAAACATACCAATGCTACATCAGGTCAAGCTAAAGAAGATGAAAAAGATAAAGCGGTTGATAAAGATGGTAATGAAGTTGAAGAAGATGATAATGATAATACTTCTCCTGAACCAAAAGAAGAAAATAGCACTAATGAAACAACTGATACAAAATTAAATGGATATTTACCTTCTAAAGAAATGACAGAAATAGCAAGTAGTCCATTTAGAATGCAACAAACACAACAAGCATTACAATATACTGAACAGGCAAATATTTGTAGAGGAAAAGGTCAAACAAATAAAGCAAATATATATGATAAAATGGCTTTAGAAGCGTCTATATTAGCAACGACTCAAAAATTAAATTATACAGATGAAACTAAATCTCATGCACAGAAGATGATTTCTGAATATAAGCAATATCAAGAAGATAAAGAAAATGCATTTAAAGAAGCGTTTCCATCAGGTAATGTATATAAATAAGGTGATGATAAATGAATTTAGATACTAAAGATTCGTATGAAGGCAAAGGACATAATATTGTATCAGGAGAACAAGATAGTAATATTGTTCAAGGGGTAAAAGATAATGCAAAATCTGTTGCTCAACAAACAACAGGAGCAGATTTATTAGGTAAAGCAAAATCATCCTTAATGGATAAAATAGCCAGTAAATTACCTAGTGCAATACAAGGTGTTGTTAAAGCCAAAGGTGCAAGTGTAATTGGCAAAATGGTTGGAAAAGTAGCTGGTAATGCAATTGCAGGAAAAGCACTTGGAAAATTAACAGGAAAAATAGGTGGATTGGCTAGTAGTGCAATTAATGGAGCTATATCTAAGCAGGTTCAAGGAATTTTGACAAGAGTACCTGGTCAGAAAGGCATTAAACAAGCACAAAAAGTGTTAAAACAAAACAAAACTAGTGGTTCTTCTACAACGAAATCTAGTTCTGATACAAAAACAAAAACAAATGCTAAAAGAAATAGTGGTAATAAAATAGATATTTCTAAATTACCAAAAAATATAATAATGCATTGAAAGTAAATATACCAACATAGTTGGTATATTTTTTTATTAGGAATGAAATTAAAGGACTAATCGTTAAGCATCCAAAAACATACGCAAGTTGTATGTGTTTTTAGAAGGAGGAAATATAAATGGCTCAAATTACAGAAGTTGATATGCAAGATTATAGTACTAATATTCAAAATTTACAAGCAGATATAGTTGAACCTCCAAAATCAAATACTCTTGCATTGGACGCTTCAAGAAATAATTTGGAAAAATATTATGATGTACAAATTCGTGTAGGGCAAATAGATTACCCCGGCAATGAAGTAGTTAGCCCTTTTACTCGTGACCCGACACAAGTAAAAGGAATAGTAAATAATATAGAGAAAAAAGTAAGTTTGCGTATTAATGATATAAATTTAGGTATGGCAGATGTTTCAGGAACAATAGGAGAACAAGTACCTGAAAAAAGTTATAATGTACAAGACCAAAGAACGTATCATGTAAAAAATACTGATGATATACCAAATGTTCCATTAACGTTCCCGTTTATATTTACAAATGCTTCTACATGGTGTGGATTTAATTATTTACCTCCTGCTGGGTGTAAGGTTTTAGTTGGTTTTGGTAAACATAAAGCTCCATATATATTAGGGTATTTAGCAGAAAATGTAAAAATTATGTCTCCTGTATTATCACCTGGTGAAATTATGATTAAAGGATTAGGAAACAATTATATACATTGGGGTAAAGATGGAGTTTTAACATTATATGCAGGTGCAATTGAAGGGGAATTAGATAAAAACGATTATTCAAAACAATTAACAAATAAAGAAACTGCTTCTTGTTCAATTGTTTTAAATGCAAATCAAGGAGAAATTATTTTTTCTACAAATAATTCTCAAATGCGATTAAATTCACAAGGAATTAGTATGTCTTATACTAGTGGAAGTAATGCTTCTATGTTTAATTTGAATGAAGGAATTTCTTCAGATACAACAGGTAATATTTCTAATAGTAGTGCTAGTCAGACAACGAATACTCCGAAAAATTCTGATAATACTGGTGCGAAATAAAAGGTGAATTTCAAATGTCTATAGATGCAGAGATTTTTACAATGTGTGACCATTATACAGGTGGAAAACAATATATTCCTGAAAAATGTCCAAAATGTTTTGGAAAGGGGTATTATTACGATATTTCATACGATTTACAAGGTCATGCAAAAGTTGTAACAGGAACAATTAAATTGCAACAAGAAATGTTAAAAATTATTAATGATGTAAAAGGTAATAATATATTTTTTGAACGTTGGGGTTCTGAACTACATGGATTAATTGGTAGCAAAAAATCACTTTTAACTAATTCTAAATTGCAAATGATGATAATTACATCATTGGATTATTTACAAATGTTACAACGTCAGCAAGACGTAACATACAAAAATATGTCACAAGATGAAATATTATTAGGTGTACAAAATATAGAGATAGCAGATTATACAGTAGGATTTGATGTTTCTGTAACAATTGAAAACGAATCAAATGACATACTTAGTCAAACAATCTTACTGTGAAAGTTGGTGAAAGTAATTGATAAAACAAAGAACTTTTGATGAAATTCAACAATCTATTCGTAATAATATTAATGATAGAGACCAGCGTGTAGATTCAAAACCAGGTACATTTATTTCAGATGTGTTTGTTCAACCTGAAGCAGATGAATTAGCATCTGCTTATATAGATATGAAAATCTTGGAAATAAATCAATCTATTAATACTGCTTCAGGATATAATCTTGACCGTTTAGGAATGAACTATTTTACTTATCGTATGGCAGGTGCTAAATCTACTGCAAGAGTACGTTTTTATATAGAAAATTCCAACAAATTATCACTTAAAGAAAGTGATTTACCTGAAGAAGTTTATATACCTGTAGATTTTGAAGTAGCTACAACAGGTTCTTTAACTGTAGACCAAATTGTTTTTAAAACAACTGAATCCGCATATATGACACAAAAGCAAATATTTGATAGTGCATATGTAGATGAAGGTACAGGATATAAATATATAGAATTACCTGTTGTTTGCGAAGCTATGGGTTCAGGAGGTAATGTAGTAGCAGGAGAAATAAATAGTATTTATAGCGATGCTATAGATGGTATAGTAGCTATTAGTAATCCTTTATCTGCTATTGGTGGTAAAGATATTGAATCTGATACATCATTAAAAATGCGTATTATGCTTGCGGTATTAGGTGCTTCTATTTGTACAAAAAATGGTTATCTTAAATGGGCAATACAAAAAGATAATGTAAATGATGTAAAAGTAATCGGTGCAGGGGAAGATTTAATGTACCGTGATGGTGGATTTATTAATTCCGCAGGTTCATATTCTTATGGTAGAGGTGGCATGGTAGATATTTGGATTCGCGGAGAAATGCCACAAGAATATACACTCAATTTTGATGTTTCAGATAGCTATAAAACAGGTAAAGGATTGACAGGAGACTATGAAGGAATTGCTTGTCATGATATTATATTACCAAATCAACCAGTTTTAAATATAGTATCAATTAAATCAAATAATACAGATTATGTATTTGAAAATGCAGATAAATACGGAATAGAATATGGTTACGATAGTCACTCTATGTTGACTAGGACATATTATAAAGATATTCTTTGGGATTTTGGTACAACAGGTTCATTTACGGATACAGAATATTATCCAATGGATTTAGTTGATGAAACAGAAATAGAAATATTAAGAAAACAGGTTAATAAAGAATTATTAGAGTTAGCTCCTGAAATGGAAAATGTTCGTGAATCTTTGAATTGGTATTTAGCAGATTATGAAGATTTAAATTTATATGATATTACACCAATGTTTAGAAAAGTTAGTATTAATAAAACAGTCTATAAGGTTGTTGCAGTAGATAAACGTTTAAATGGAAGAACATTTATAAAGAAAAATAATAAAATATATCTTAGAGTATATCAGGAACCAGATTATGTATTAGTTCCTACTCCATATTCAGAAGAAGATAAATCTAAATCACAATTAGGAAAAGATTTAGGTGGTTCTATATATGCTACTGATTGTATTCAATGGACCAATACAGGTAAATCAAAATTACAATCAGGTGATACGTTAGTTATTACATATACAACAAATAATTTAATAAGATTTTTACAAAGTGAAATGGATGGCATACGTATACTCACCGCAGATATTTTAATTCGTCAAGCTAAAAAAGTAGATATTCAAGTAATTATGAATGTAAATATAGATGATACTTTTAATTCTAATATTATCAGAAATACTATATCTACTGCTATAAATACATTTGTTAATTCATTACAAAAAATGGGGTCAAGTATCGAAGATTCTGAATTTGTAGCTTTAACGAGAGGACTAGATGGTATTACCCACGTTGATATAGATAATGTAACTTTATGTAAAGTTGGGCAACAAGATGTAAATGAAATTAAATTAGAAAAAAATGAATATTTTAATTTAAAAGATTTATTTCTTACATTAACTAGTGCAGGTTCAGTAGATAATTAATTATGAAGGGTTGGGATTATATTGAAAACAGGTATTAGATTTACTTGTTTGAAAAATGGAGATAATTTATTAGGTCAAAATTGGGAATATAAGGGCAAAACAGGTGTAGAAGCAATTCAAGAAAAATTAAATACAATGTTTTATCTTGTAGATGATTTATCTATTGATTACATTATAGATACATTGTATATAGGAAAAGGTTCTGCGAATGATTTGTATTTACCAAATACAGGTATTAATGGTGATTTGTGGCCAGTAATTGAAAGATTACAACAATATCAACAATTATCTTCTAAATATAACAAGAAAATATTAATTGAATTAGAGTTCCCAACTGATGTAACTGAATATAATTATCAACAATATGCTCAATATGCAGTAGATGTAATTGGTAAGTTTCCATTTATTTCATATTGGCAAATAATGACAACGCCTGAAGCAATTAATAAAGTTACAAATGAATATAAATGTCCACCAGGTCTATATGTTCAAATAATAAAATATATAGCAGATATTGTGCATACGAATTTAAAAAATGTAAAAATTGGTGGACCAGGTTCATTTGACGCTATTAATGAATATGTAAATAGTGCATATAAAAATTCTGATAAACAAGTATTCCATACAGGATGGCTTGCAGAAGCTACTGGTGAGCTATATGGTACGAATACAAAATATGATAATACAGAAAAAGCTGGAATTTTACCTTATATAGATTTTTTCTCTTTTCAAGGAGATACTAGTACAGGTAAATTCACATATGATACTTTATATTTTGTTGTACAAAAATTGAAAACAGGTTTAGTTGAACAAGCAAATCGTTCAGGCATTTCATTTAATGTTCCATTTTTATCAACTAAACAAGGTCATATGGCTGATATTAAATCAAAAAATGATTTGGAATTACAAGCATATCGTGATTTAAAAGAATACATGGTAGACTTTGTATCTGAAGTAATTCCTTTTAAAACACAATTGGTTGATGAATATTTTGATGAAAAAGATAAAAATACAATAAAAAATGTATATGGTATCTTGTACTATTACATGAATAAAGCACAAAAACCTGCTTATCAACAATTTCAATTTGTTTTAAATAAATTATCGGAATATAATTCTATTTTAAAAGATGAAATGATGATAAAGGCAAAACGTCCTTATGATGAATTAGAAGGTGACGTACAAAGTGTTATGTTCATTAATGACAAACAGGATAAAGTGCTAACCGTTATTTATCCTATTGCAGAACGTAATACATTACCAGGAAATACATCTTTTTCAACTGTTACATTAACACCTGCATTAAATAGAATTGTTTATTTGCCAAATGGTAATTCTGTTACTATTACAAATCCAACAGATGTAAATTTTAAAAATTATGATTTTATTATTGTTGAAGAAAATGTAGTTATAGATACTGTAGATAAAGAAGATTTACAACAAACGTTAGACTTAAAATTAAATTTTTATAATACATATATTAAAAGATTATTGGATATGGTACCAGATGATTATAATAAAGAAGTATATGATACTAATTTTTATAATCTTATTAGGGCGGTTGGCATTGAATTTGGCGATATGCGTTACGAAATGAAAATGCTACAAGATAACTATTATCTGTCTACTGCTCATGGAGATGCTATTTATAATAATTTCGGTGCTATCATTGGCGTTCGATGGAAGAAAAAATGGTCTGAAGAACAATATCGTACTGCGGTTTCAGGAATTATAGATGCTTTGTTTCATGGTGCAAATAAACCATCTATGGAAAAAGCAATTAAAGCATATACAGGCTATGATGTAAAAATATATGAATTGTTTGAAGATTACGCTCATTATGGCATTCCAAAAGAGTTGAATTGGGATAACCAATATCGTTTTACAGTAGAAGTACAAAAAAATATTGATGATGAAACGGATATTTCAGATGCTTATGAAGATGTAAAAGAAGCCATTGACTTAACTAAACCTGCGCATACACTACCAATTATTATGATTGTGTTAGTCGGTGAAGAAAATTATCGTGATTGGTATAAACAAAAATATGGTATAGATTTTAGTCAATCAGATATTAATGAAAATGAATTAATGAAATTTTCAGAAAGTAACCGATATGGTTGGAAATCTTTGGGATATGATTGGGTATTAGAATCAGATAGTGACCATTTTAAAAAGATAAACGATGTATTTCCAATAGCTCCTAGATATACATTGTATGATAGATATACATTGGACTATTTACAAAAGTTTAAACAAAATGTTCCAAAACCAAAAGATGAATTATATGCAGAATTAATTTCATGGTATCAAGATGAATATGATAGAACAGTTTTAGATACTATGAAAGCATTAATTGAAATGGAGTTTAAAGAAGCAAAATATGGTATTAAACCAACTGCAACTGAATTGACATTGAAAACAAATGGTGGTTTGCAATATGATAAAGATGGTAATATTATAGGTTGTGAAAAACGAAAAACAATGTCACACAGATATGGGTTTAGATATGCTTTATATGATGATATGTGGTTGTTATATGAATATTTTGGTGAAGAAAAATATCTTATTGTAAAAGACGCAGAAATGTCTGCGGAATTGATAAAAAAATTATATGAAAAGTTTCATAAACCTATAGAAGAATATAATGCACATTTGGAATCTTCATATTATGAATTGAAGTTTGGATTAGTTCCTAATTCTCCATATACTTTAATGACATACAAATTAAATCCAAGGAATAGAACAAATCGTAAATTAAATAAACATAGATATGCAGTAAAAAATAGATTGCTTGATGAAGTAACAGATGTTATATTGGATAATATAGAAACAATTAATCATCCAACAATTATTAGTTCTATATCAGACAAAAAAACTCTTAGTGAAAAAGTGTCTATTACTCCAACAGATAGTATTTCGTTGAATTATACACCAGATGTGTTTTCTGAAGCACCATATAAAACTCCTAGTGAAACGTGTGATATAGAATTGTTTAAAGTAGATTCATTTGGAACAAAAACAGTAATCAAAGCAGAAAGTATGTGATGAACGAATGTATATTTTATTTGATATAGGACAAGAAAATGCTACTTCATATTCCGATACTGTTAAACCATTTACAACAGGGATTAAAGTAGATGATATATCAGGTTTAAAAAAAGAAATTGAAGAAATTAGTTATGTTAATAAAACACAAAATGGGAAACAATTATATATAGATAAATTTGGTATGCCTACAGTAGATAGTAGAGACGCAGAACCATATAAAGAAAAAGTTGTTACGAAAGAAATAATTGATTTTTCACATTATCCACATAAATTTACTAGAATAGATGTAATGAAATATAAACAAAGTTTGCTTCTGGAAGAATATAAAGCAGATGAATGTTTTATGTATGAATTTAATTTAAATAATTTTGTTGATATGAAACTATCTCAAAATATTCAAGTGTTACAAGACGATGTAGAATTGTTTAAAAATGGTTATTTAAAAACAAAAGCAATTAATATTAAAGGTTATAAAAATTTTTCTATTTTAGTCGATTCCAAAGATAAAGTAGACTGTTATTATTCATATAATGGAGAAAATTTTGCAAAAGCAAAAAAGAATAATGTTATTGTAGATGAAGCAGACACAATAATGTTGGGATTTAAAAATAAAGTAGATAATGATAATATGGTTTATGGTTATCAATTATTATTAAAGAAATAAGCTATATTTTGAAACTTTAATAATATTGTTTAGATAGAGAACAAAAACGAAAGGAATGAATAATTATATGTCAGGTGGTCCTTTAATAGATTATAATCCAACCTTCATGCAACCAGTAAAAGGTTCATTCCAATATGATACGCATTTTGTAGCTTTAAATGTTGGTACAGATGCGTATGTTACAGAACGTGAAGTAAATGAATTACAATGGATACAAACTGAAAAAGCTGCTGAAGCATTGAGACAAATAGCTTATAGTGGTGTTCTTACAATAGATGATGATAGTAATTTTAAAAAATGTTTTAAAATTATTAATAATGATAAAGACCATTTAAATGGTTTTGAATTACCTCCTTTTGATACAATATGTAATGGTTATATTACACATCATGAACTTTATAATGGAACAAAAAAGAAAAATATACCTGTTCGATTGCCAAATCCACCAATTACAGGATTTAGACATGATTTTGTTTATATCGAATTTTGGTTTGCAGAATTAAAAGAGAAAGATAAAGTTCCAAAATTTGGATATAACATAAATGATTCGATGGATTATAATATCATTGATGAACGAATTAACGATGAAACATCAAGACGCATTCAATTACAATGGACAATTTCACATTATGAGGATTATGATGATTGGTGTGATAAAGGATTTATTAAACCAAATGGTCAACCAAATGAAAAAATCCATCCATTAGCTCAAACAGGTTATTTAGATAGGACATCACATTATGAGCCTGTTGATTATGACCCATATTTATATCGTGCAGGTAATGGGTTATCTCCGAAACAGAAAATTCATACTGTAGATGGCTATATTTATGCAATCCCATTATTCAATATTTTTAGACGTAATAATGATACATATTCTGCTGCGGTCAATCCTTATGGTGGTCCAGATTATGTAGCAGGTAAAACAATTACAGTTAAACGTCCTGATGGTAAATATTCCAACATTATTTATGATGATGACATAAAAGATTTGCGTCATTTATCTCCAATGAGTGAAAAGCAATATAATAAAATTTATATTACACTCACAGAATATTATAATAATGAAACAATTTTACGTAACAAGCTCTTGAATATGACAGAACAATATAAAAATGAAAGAGAAATGCTACGCAATTATGATATAGACCTCCCATCTATTCATGATAAAGAAATTTATGGTCATGAAATGTATCATCAATGGGGACTAACTAATGGTGCAGGATTTGACCCATTAGACAAAGACAGAAAAATTGTATATAAAAAACACATTAAATATTATGTAGGTCAAAGATTAAAAAACAAAAACTATTGTGTTTTACCAACATTGATTGATTACGATGCAGAAGATGAAGGTTCATTAGGTGATTTTTATATTCAAAAAATGCCTAATAAATTCCGTTTTTATAATACAGGTGCTAAAAATTTACGAATGAATTTTGAAACATTACTTATTGATGATGATATGGTACGAAGTGGCGTAAATGTATTTAGTGGTATGGACGGTACTCCAATTAATATGCCATTTAAATTAGATTCTGATAGATATTTTGTACAGATTACACCGCTTGACAATACAAATGGTAGAAATGGTGAAATTTTTGTTAAATTTGTAGAAAAGCAAATTTATGTATATAATACAGGTTTGTCAACAAGTACATTAACAGGTTCAGTTACATCTACTGTTGGCAATAAATTCCAATGGGTAGTCATTGATATGCAACATCCAAATTGGAAGAATATTGACCGTGTACTTGTTACATTAAATGGTCATGATGGTGTAGAAGTGGCTTCACATGAATATGGAGAAAAATACCGTTTGACGTTAGGTACTCCAATTATTGATTCTTCTATGGTAGTTGAACAAGGTTCAATTGGTGAAACATTTGCAGATGTTGATGAAGATAATTTATTTACTGTATATAATACAGGTACAACAGGAGCACAAGTTCAATGTTTAATTTTTGACGATATAGATTACGTTGATTTTTATGATACATTGAAAACAACACAAGTTGTAGATGTTGATGATATTAAAAATATTGTAGTAAATGAATAAAAGGAGAGAATATCATAATGAATTTAAATGAGAAATATATGAAACCGATTAAAGGACAAATCACTATGATTGCTCATAAGGGTGGTCATTTTGAAAATGGTAAATTAGTTGGTGGAGAAATTATTGATACAGAAACAATTCAAAATTTGATTGTTAATAGTGCTTCTGTATTAATGGCAGAGAGAATGGCTCCGGGTGCTATTACAGGTGCTACAAATCCTGCTTTCCAAGGTAATTTTGCTTCAAAAGGTTTACAGTATCTTGCTTTAGGTGTTGGTATCTTAAAAGATAAGACAAAGCCTTATGACGAAAAAACAAATAATGTAGATAGAACTTTATGGGATTTACAAGACCCTCCTGTTGAAACATTAACAGAAACAAAATTAGTTGGAGAATTTTATCGCAAGCGTTTTACTACATGGTGTTTCGTTGACGCAGCAGGAAACGAAACAAATACTGCTACAAATATTTTAAAACTTACTACAACATTCCTAGAAAACGAAGCAAATGGTCCTATTACAGAAATGGGTATTTATGGTGGAGATGCACAAGAATGGAATGCTGGTGCAGGAAAAGATACAGGTATACTTTTTAATTTAAAAAGGTTGAAGGTATGGAATAAGACATCCGACTCAAGACTCACAATAGTATGGAAGATTACATTCTAATATAATTTATATTAAAAAAAGATGTATGTAAAATATCAATGCTAATTAGATAAGAGATTTTCAATCTCTAAAGCCACATAACTAGCATTGGAATCCTGAAAGCCCATTTAGTTAAGGCAATAGAAAACAAACAAAGACCTATCGATAGAAAAATCTGTTCGGTAGGTCTTTTTCTTTTGCTATATCAGAGCATGATGATATGGTTGGATTCATTCAGCCAACCTTAAATAGAGATATTCAGTTATATCTTTCTACGGTCGTTAATCTGGAATTTCACCACATGACACTTTATCTTCTCAAACTGCTTGAAATCCCAACGCTGATACATTGTTTTCGGAGACAGACCGCCTGTAACAATTTGTGCAGAAAATACCATTTTAATGTTACTTTATAGTTGCATTTACAACATTATAGTAGTATAATTACTAATAGATAGTGATACTATAGTGGTACTTATTTGCTTGTCAGAAGATAGGCGTATTTCTTTACTCTCGGAGTACCACTATACCGTTACTTTGTAAGAAAGGACGTAACAGTATATATGTCAACAAATGCAAATCTTCACAAAGCAAAAGATGCGAAGAATGATGAGTTCTATACTCAGCTCACAGATGTATCAAAGGAGCTGATGCATTATAGGCAGCACTTTAAGGATAAGACCGTACTCTGTAATTGTGATGACCCCACTTTGTCAGCATTTTGGAAATATTTCCATCTGAACTTCTCAGCTCTTGGTCTTAAGAAACTAATTTCCACTCATTATGATAAAACTCAACCTACCTATAAGATGGAATACACAGGTGGCAATGACAATGATATTGAGGTCGGTGTAAAGACCTCGTTAGAGGGTAATGGTGACTTCCGTAATCAAGAATGTCTTGACATTTTGGACGAGGCAGATATTGTCGTAACGAACCCGCCTTTCAGTTGCTACTCCAGTGACACAGAGGTTATGACAGATAATGGCTGGAAACTTATCAAAGATGTTGATATTTCAAAAGACATCATTATGTCCTTAAATCCTGATACGAAAAATATTGAAATGGTCAAGGCTGTTGATTATATCAAAAATCCCGTTAATGGTGAACTCTACAATTATCATACAAGGCATATGGATTTTTGTGTCACAGGCAACCATAGAATGTATGCAGAGTATAGAAACTGTAATGGTGAGAATGTAAGTATTCCTTTTGTAAATGCAGAGGATGTAAAGAAATCTTATATGTTGCCATTGGCAGGTTTTTCATGGTCAGGTAAAGATGAAAAATATTTTATTTTACCTGCAACAACACAACTTGAGCAGTATTCCAGAAAAGAAATAACTGTACCGGAAAAGAAAATTCTTATGGAAGACTGGCTTGAGTTTTTCGGATTTTATATTGCTGATGGTTGTTATAGAAACCACATAAACTCTTATGGCAAAAGAGATTATACTATTTCTATCAAACAGAATAAGGATAATGAAAAATATGTACTGAATCTGATTAAAAAACTTGGCTATAAGGTTGAAATAAGCCGAGGAAGTACAGATTCGAACAATAACTATAACATCTATTCCAAACAGTTATGGGAGTATTTGTCGCAATTTGGTCGTAGTACTGAAAAATATATTCCCCGTGAATTTCTGGATTTGGACACAAAATATTTAATGGCGTTATACAAAGGATATACAAATGGAGACAGCTCTTTATGTGCAGACGGACATACACATTTTTCAACAACATCTATTCGGCTTATAGAAAACATACAGGAAATAATCTTAAAGATTTTTGGCAGGGTTGTGCAATATCATAAGTATACCAAAAAACACTCTTATGATGATAATTATGGTGTTTGTTATAGCATCAACTTAACTATTGATAAAAACAGGGACAATTATAGTAGGTATGGAGTAGCTGAAAAAGTTCCTTATAATGACAATGTTTATTGCCTTACACTCGAAAAGAACCATATTATGCTTGTAAGACATAATGGTAAGATAGGTTGGTGTGGCAATTGTTTTCGTGAGTATGTGGCTGTTCTGATGGAGCATGAGAAAAAGTTTTTGATTATCGGAAGTCTTAATGCTGTAAAGTATAGCGAATGCTTTCCATTTATTATGAACAATCAAATGTGGCTTGGGAATAACAATGTTCATAACTTCATGCAACCTGATGGTACTGTGAAAAAATTCGGAAATATAAATTGGTATACGAATTTAGATTTCGCAAAAAGACACGAAAAGATAATTTTGCGGAAAGAATACAATGATAAGGAATATCCTAAGTATGAAACCTATGATGCTATTGAGGTATCAAAAGTTACTAATATCCCTGTTAATTATAATGGAATAATGGGTGTCCCTATATCGTTTATGAGTAAATATAATCCTGAACAGTTTGAAATTGTTGGCGAATTTAATCATGGTTCTGACAATATTTTTGATTTAGCAAAACCAATTATAAATGGGAAAGAATTGTATCCTCGTATAGCGATTAGACGCTTGACATCCTCCCCCACCTCTTTAGGTGGGGGAGGATGTCAATTTAATTGCGATAAAAGAATTATATATTTATATTTTTATATTAGATGATAAAATTTTTGAAAAGGAGAAGTGAAGCACGTTGGAATATTTCGATAAATTCTCCAATTATGATAAACGTTCTAGTTTTCAACAAGTACGTTTTGGTCATGATAAACCAATTCTTGAAACAGAATTAAATGAAATACAACAAATACAAGATAATATGCGTACAGAAGTTGTTCGCAGACATATATATAGTGGGTTTACGGAATTAACAAAAAAAGAATTTACAGGTGAACCAATTATTTATAATCCAACTGAAAATGGATTAACTTTAACAAACAAAATAGCTATTGCTCCATTTAAAGCAAATATATTGGGTTATACATTAAATGGAGAAGGAAATTTTACATATGATAAACATGATAACTACGTGTTAGTTGACTTGGGTGAATCGCCAAAAAATAGTGAAAAAGATTCGTTAGTGTATTTAGAAGTATGGTTTGAGGTTGTAAAAGGTACAGATTCCATAACAAAGTATGGATATATTAATGGAGATATAATTGGTACACCTGCAAAAGATAGTAGAGTTGGTGATGAAACATCACAAAGATTGGCTATGTTTTGGACAATACGTGTAGCAAATGAAGTGGATTTTGATAAATATCCTGAAGGATTAGGGTATATAGATATTTTTAATTTTTCACATATATTTGCTAGAGCAAACGGTCAATTAAATAAATTAAGCAATGTTAATATATCTTTTTGTGAAGCTACGAATGATTTATTTAGAAATGAGGAATTTCATAATGATAAAAATTTATATGTAGCAGGTAGACCGACATATGAAATAAATTCTTCCACATTATATGGAAAATATATTTACGCTTTACCAATGTTCCGTATACGTAGAAGGAATACAACTCAATACTCTTTACGTAATTTTAATGGTTCTGAGTCATATAACAATATGGTAATCAATAATAATAGTTCTGTATCTGGTGATTTAATTGCTGGATATAGACCTGATAGATTAGCATATGATGTTATAGACGTAAATGATGTAATAGATATAAGAAAATCCGTAAGTTATGCTGATTATAATGAAAATAGTATGGCAGATAAAACAATTAGTCAATTGTTTGATGCAACATTACAAACAAAAGAACCAAAAAAAATGAGACGTGTTCAAATAGGAAACACAACGTTACCATATAAACATGTTGAAAATGCTAGTATGGTTGTTTTGTTTAATAAAACCATTCATGATACATTACCAGGAAATGCTTTATCAACAGATAATACATCTATTCGTTATGAAGATTCCGTATGTGGCATGGGCGCAGTTTTTGATGGTTCAAATTATGCATTATATGATGTGCAAAATTGCTTGAATGTTAATAACGGTACATTAGACTTTTATTTTAAACCAAATTGGAATGGTTGTGACGAAGAAGTATATAATCAAATTATTTGCTTAAAAAATTCTAGTCAGCAACCGATTTTAGTATTAGAGAAAAAAGGATTACAATTATTATTAACTAGAGTTTATGATTATGATGCTACTAAAAAAACAATTAAAAATGGTGCTACTGCATATGTTGACTTGTCGAATACTTTATTAAAAGCAAATCAAAATTATCATTTTAGAATTTCATGGACAGATAAAGCTATGCCAATTAACGGTATGATTTATCTATATTTAAATGGTAGATTAATAGCACAGGCAGAAACATATAAAACAAAAGATATAGCAAAATGGCTTGTTATTGGTGGAGATGCCAATTCTACTACAGGATTTGTTATAAGTGATTTAATTGGTTATAAAAAGAATTTTGAAATATTGGTAATGCAAGGTTCTTCTTATGGATATGCAAAAAATAATTTCTGGCCTATGTTACCAAAAGATTTTGTATATGGTGATACACTATTATTGCCTGGTTTTAATGGATTGACTAATAATTTTGGAGATAATGGTTATACGCAAACACAGGTTACAATGGAACTTTCACCAGATTCTAATATATCAAATGGTAAACATTTTAAATTCCATGTATCATCTGATAAACGTATTATTAGTATAAATAAAGTTTATAATTACGAAGATGAAAAACTTTATACTTATAAAACAAATTATGAGGTTTTTATTAATGGTGTAGCAACAAATAATCAGGCTGGTCAACCAATTTATTACGGTAATGAAGTGGATATAACATTCCAAACTGCTTATGCTTCTGTTAATAAAATTGTTGTTGAAGCTACAATTCAATTAAATACAGGTTGTGGTGGTCAGGATTGTCCAAAAGAAATATTAAGTGCAGGATTTATGGCTTATGATGATGAATCAGATAATTATGATTATAAACTAAACATCATTAATGAAGTGTCTTTTAATGCAGAAGGAGAAATACCTAGACAAATTCCGTGGCTTAAACCTCGTAAAGTAAATGGAGAGGTAGATAAGGCATATGATATTTCTAACAAAGTGCGCACACAGACACAATGTTATGCTAGATTGATATATTATAATATGTCAGGAAATGGTACGGTTAAATATGATATACCTATGCAAGTATATGGATATAAAGTAGTTGGTGTAATTGGATGTAGCTCTATTGGAGACATTGATTATGTATATCGTACACCTTCAGAAATCCCTGATGAACCGGAACAGTATATTACTGTAATATTGAAAAAAGCATTATTGGTTGGTGAAACAATAACATTTACATTGGCTACTGAAGGATATTCATTTGATTATGATTTAAATTCAAAAACAATTTGCACAAATATGTATCAATGTAAAAATTTAGTATTTGTCGCAGATGGTAAAAAATCTGTATTTACAAAGCCTTGTATGTCAAATGCAGATGAAGTTATGCATGGTGGTATATTAAAATCTGTATTTTCTGCATTAATACAACAATCTAATGGTAAGTATAAAAATGTATATCAATGCTATGAAGATAGTCAAGTGTTTTATAATGAAGATGGTGAACCAACAGACCAAAAGCGTTTGAATACTCATAACATTACTGTATCAGGATTTAATACACCTTTTATAACAGTAAATATTGGGGAAATATTACCAAAAGGGACTAGAATTGAAGTTCCAATTATGACAACATATCAGCCATTACAAAATGAAATTCTTTCAATATGGTATAATTATGTTCCATATCAAGGTGTAATGGAAAATAAAACACAATATGTCAAACGTATTACAGATTGGAATTATTTTATTACAACATTAGGTACAGGTAAAAATAATACAGAATTAATAAAGAAAAATATAATTAACAATCTGCCTGGAGGATTAGTAAAAGGTTATAAAATAGATAATAAAGATATAATTCTTTCTAATGTTTATTCACATATGAATAATACATTATCTAATTTAAATAAGAAAATTGTATTTATGAAAAATTCTGTATTGGAAAATAAAAAAGAATTTTGTAATTTAGAAACTGAATATAAATTATATAAAAATTGTTCTAATTATCAGGATGGTAAATTACAGTTTAAAAATGTAGACTTTAGTTTATTCTTTGATGAATGTACTATTCCAATTTCTAAATATATAGGAGCATATAGTGTAGTTATTGCCGATACAGGGGAAATTATGGTATTAGTGATTGGTAATTTCGATGAAAATGCAACAGTTATCAACCATTTAACAGGTGTATATGGTGATTTATATCGTATTGAAGGTAGACCTACTACAGTAAGGTGCTAAAAAATATGTTGACAAATTTTGATTTATCTTATATAATATAGCTACCATATAAAAATGTAATTATTGGAGGAAAATCAAAATGGCTTTTGCGGATAACAATAATTCTCTGTATGAAAATGTTATGAAACAGTCTGATGTAAAAGAGACTAAATTTTCCCTGTTGGAAAATAAGAAGTCTGGTAAACTAACTGCAAGTGTTCGTGATTTCAAGCACACAGAAGGATATGACGGTCCTACACGTAATGGAATGATGTTGCAGTTGAATACAGTAGAAGATGTAGAAAAATATCAGAAAGCGTTTAATGACTTCTTTGAAAAAGTTAAAGAGTTTTTCTGAAAATATGAGGTCAAAGGCATTTAGCTTTTGACCTTTTTTGTTTAAGGAGCTATTTATGCCGAGAAGAAAATTAAGTGAAGAAGAAAAAAAACAAAAATTCAAACAACAAATGTTTGAAAAAATTTTAAACAATGAAGAATTAACCATAACGCAAGTAGCAAAACTAGTAAATAAAAAGTCTGTTACTATTCGTAAGTGGGAACAATTAGGTATTGTCCATAAACCTAGAATTGTAAATAAAGTACGTAGATATAATCGAAATGAACTTTGTGTATTTATGCATGACTTGTTGCAACATGATTGGAAATATAGTACAATTGACAAAGAAATGATTCAACAAATAGCAGATTATTTAGATTCTATGATTGCTATTGCTCCGAAAAAACGAACAATTAAAAAAGACCCATATTCATATGATGGAGATTTATATTGAGGTGAATAAAGAAAGTGGTACAATTAGATTTAGATAATGTATATTTAAAGATTACAGGGTTAGAAAAAGATATTGAAATAAAATTATGGAATGAGTTATCTTTTGGTATACAAATTTTTGGTGTACCTGAAATTAGGTATCGTCATTTATATAATCGTAAGACAAAAAAGACATACGCAGGATTATTTGATTATGTCAAAGACTTCTTTGATACGAACGAGATAGATTATAAATTAAATGATAATCGTGTAAAGCCTGAACAAAATGCTAATTTTCAATTGGTAGATTATATTGATAGTGATAAAAAAGTTCCTTTAAAATTAAGACCTTATCAACAGGATATTGTTGATAAGTGCAGAGAACGTGAGGTAATACAAGCCTGTACTGGAGCTGGGAAAGCATTACCATTAGATACAGATATTCTTACTCCAAATGGATTTGTTAAAATGCGTGATATTCATGTTGGTTCTGTTGTTTATGATGAAAATGGTGAAAAAACAAATGTAATTGCAGAGTTCCCACAAAGTGAATTGAAGCAAGAATATAAAATTACATTTAATGATGGTAGTTATGTGATTTGTTGTAAAGACCATTTGTGGAAATATGATGTAAAATCTAATCTTCAACATCATAGATGGAAAGTCGATAATATTGTTGATATACTTCACAAATATGGATTAAAGAAAAATAGGTCATTTAACATTTATATTCCTGTATGCAAACCGATTCAATTTAGTAAAAAAGATTTGTTTATACCTCCATATTTAATGGGTGCATTATTAGGAGACGGAGGGCTTACACAAAACACATTAACATTTACCAATGTTGAGCAAGATATAATTGATAAAGTTAATTTGCTTGTTTCAAAATGGGGCGTATTTAAACATAGAAAAAACAAAAAGCATATACAATTACATTTTGTTGGCGGTAAAAATAATCCGTTTAAAGAATATTTAACAAATACGTTCCACCATGCAAATTCAAAAACAAAATTTATTCCAAATGAATATAAAATGAGTTCTATTGAAGATAGATTAGAATTAATTCGTGGATTAATTGATACTGATGGTTCTATAAATGAAAAGGGACATATAAAAATTGGTTTTGTTAGTGAACAATTAGCAAAAGATTTGCAATTTGTTCTTCAAAGTCTAGGCTATCGTTCTAAAATGACGATTGGCAAAAGAAAAGGAAAAAATAATACGTATAATTTATATATACGTGGTTGCGATGATAAATTATTTTCTTCAATAAAGCATAAAGAAAGATTTAAACATCGTAAAGTAGGAAAAAATCATCACTACGATATTTTAAAAATTGTTTCAGTAGAACCATTAGATAAAAAATCAGAAATGAAATGTATTACAGTTGATAGTCCTTTGCATACATATATTTGTAAAGACTTTATTGTAACACACAATACATTGATGATGGCTGCTTGTATTGCTAAATTCAATGTAAAACCTGTTTGTATTTTCGCGGATAAAATAGGATTATGTCAGCAATTAAAACAGGAAATGGAAAAATTTCTTGGTGTCGAAGTTGGTTTAGTCGGTGATGGCATAGAAGATTATAAAGATATTACTGTAATATCGGTACAATCAGCAGACGATAATTATATTAAAAATGCACAAATGTGTCTGTGGGACGAATGCCACCATATTCCTGCACAAACAATCACATCTATTGCTAATAAATGTAAAAATGCTTATTATAGAATTGGTGTATCTGCAACACCTTGGCGCGATGCGGGTGATGATTTACTAATTGAAGCAGTTCTTAATAAGAAAAAAGATGCAGTTATTAATGCTTCTATGTTAATTGAAATGGGTTATTTGGTAAAACCTGAAATTTATTTTGTTCCAATAAAACAAGTATTTAAGGGTAAAAATTATCAAGATATATATAATAAAGCAATTGTAGAAAATTTAGATAGGAATAAAATTATAACAAAAATTGCTTACAATATGTATATTCGTGATAAACACATCTTAATGTTGTATAAAAATATTAAGCACGGAGAAAAATTGCTTGATATGGTTTCAAAAAGAATTGGAGAAAAAGTAAAACCTTTTACAATTAAAAATCCAAAAACAAATAAAGATGTTACAGTACGTGTAAGAAATGTAGAATTATTATCAGGTAATGATGATACTGTTAAACGTTTAGCAGTATTTGAAGCAGTTAAAGCAGGATTTTGTCGTTGTTTAATTGCTTCTACAATCGCAGATGAAGGATTAGATTTACCAATTCTTGATACATTAATTCTAGCAGGTGGAGGAAAATCTTCTACTAGAGCTTTTCAACGTATTGGTCGTGTAATAAGATTACATGAAGGTAAAACCAAAGGTATTGTTTTTGATTTTACGGATTATACTCCTATGTTGCGTAGACATTCTAGGAATCGTCAAAAATATTATGAACAAGAACCTTTGTGGGATATTCATAAATTTAATGTAAATCCTGATTAAGAGATTTGGGGTGCAAAACGATATGGCTCAAAATGATTCAGTTTGCTTGTTATGTGGCGAACAATTCAAATCGGCAATAGCTATGAAGAATCATATATTAAAGACGGAAGAACCAAAGCATCAACTTTTGTCTTTTGTATATAAAGAGTTAAAAATCAAATGTAAAGAAATAAATTTATATGTTGATAAATATCGTGATTTTTTTGATAAGGTAACAGAAGATACTCTTTCAATGAGTAAAGAGGCATTATTAAATAAAATCAAAACAGATATTCAGTTAGAAAAAGAAAAGAAATTAGAAGAAAAAAATAAAGAAAAAGAACAAAGAAAATTGCAAAGACATATGCAAGATATTCAACGTCTTGCAGAATTGGAAGAAAAACGTAATATTGAAAAGCGTTTAGAAAAAGATTTATTTAATAGTATGCCATTGGAAGATAGACCAAAGTCAATAGTAGAAGAATTTTATACTATGATACATAGTCGTTGTTATAACTATGCTATTGAAGTGAAATTAATTAAATCATTATATACAAAACAAAAATTAACTTCAAAACAAGTTCATTTTGTGATTGAATATATGGCAAAAATGGGATGCCAAAATCTCCGTAGTATTAATTTTAAGTTAAATGAAGCATTGGATTTTAAAGCCAATATGGATTTAATAAAACAAGAAGGTACTGTTCCACATTTAGTTAAATATTTTTATAAGCAGTCTCATATGAGAATGAATGTAAAAACATTTATGAAAGAAGTTAATATAATTAAATCTTCTATGTTGGCTAATCATTTATCAATTGAACAAGTAAAAAATGTTATTGATGGAATGATAAAAAACAAAGTAACTGTTTTGTTGTGGTTTGATAATTATGTTTCAAGATTTTCTAATATTGAACAAACAGTAGACCCTATTCATACGTGTACAAATACTCGTGAAATTAAAATGAATGTAAAAGAAGTTGTCAATGGAAATATGACTGTTGATAAGATTAGTAAGCGCATTAAAAAAGATTGTATTAAAAAAATATATGAAATTTTCAAAGAAGGAAAATTTAATGATAAATATAATTATTTAGAATGGGCTTATAAAATTAATTTACCATTAAATAAAGAAATGGTAGATTATGCAAATGAACATAATAAAGAGCGTTGTAGTCGTTTTGACATTTGGGGTCAGAAGGTAGCTAGTTCTAACAGTGATGTTTTAAAGAAAAAATATGAAAATGTAATTAATTCGTATAAAGATTGGTTGTCAAAACTCCCTAATGCGTAATATAATAGATACAAAACGAAATAAGGGAGATAAACGATATGTTACTTACAAATGAAGAACGTGACCTAGAAGAAAAGAAAAACCATAGACGTATCGTTGAAAAATGTTCTATTTGTAACGGTACAGGTTTTGTATCTAAGATTGATGAACATGGGTATGAGCAGTCATATCCATGTTCTTGTTTGAAAAAGGTTAACCGCAATGTGAAATTATTAGATTGGGGTATTCCTCGTAAATTTTTATCTGATAAATGGGATATTAATTTTATTAAAGATAAAAATTTTTATGAACCTATTAAAAAGTATCTTGATAATTATTTGGATAATTATGACGAAGGTAAAGGGTTATTCTTATCTGGTCCACAAGGACGTGGAAAAACTACCATCGAAAGTATTATTGCGAAATTTTTAGTTACAAAACCAAATCCTGATACTTTTGATAAACATTATACATTTAATGTAGCCTTTTCTATGTATGATGATTTATTGAAATGGCAATTTGATAAAAATTGTCAAGATAAAATGAAATTTTTTATCTATAAATCTGATTGGCTTATTATTGATAACGTTGGAAATGAAATGGGAAGAAATGATAAGCAGTTTTCACAAAGATTTCTTGAAATGATTTTGAGAAAAAGAGATAACGATTGTAAGCCTGTAATTATTTCATCGAATTATACAATTGATGAAATTGGTAAAGAATATAATAATGATATAAGAGATTTTATTATTCAAAATAATGAAATTATAAATGTGTTGGGAGACAATCATCGTATAGAAAAATATAATATAGATGACGATTTTGATTTTTAATGTAAAGGAGCTTTAACATTGGCACAAGATAAAACGCTTGAATTAGAAAAGAAGTTCCTAGCATATGTTTTGTCCGATAACGATTATATTGGAGAATCTATCGCTAGAATGGATAAATCATATTTTAAACATATAAATAATATTTATCGTATGATAGTTGGTTATTATGATAAATATAAAATGCCAATTACAGATGATAGAATTGATGCAAAATTAAATAATATTAAAAATTTAACTGAAGATGAACAGATTAAAATAAAAACAATTGTTTCTGATAGTAGGGATTTACCTATTCATGATATGGGCGAATTTAAATCTATCGAAGATGACATAATTACGCAATATAAACGTAGAAAATTAGTTAAAATTGCAGATAAAGTAGTTGGTAATAATCCAAATAATTGTTCAGAAGAAGAATTAAAACAATTACAAGATACTATTCAACAATTACTTGTAGATATTAACAGTACTGATTATGATGTAGAAAAAGAAGGTACTGTTGAAGAAGATGCAGATGAACGTTTGAATGATTATACTAGAATTAAAGAACATCCTGAAGAAATCAATTTGATTAAAACAGGATTCAAACATATTGATGAAGCTATTATTGGTTGGGGATACGGTTCTGAAAACATTGTTTGTGGTCGTAAAGGTGATGGTAAATCTACCATGCTTTTAAATTTGGGATATTATCTATGGAAACAAAATAAAAATATTTTGTTTTATTCGTTAGAAATTGATAAAAAACAATATGAACGTAGATGGGACGCAAGAGCTGCACTTGTATCTAGCAAAGGGTTAAAAAGTGGTCAATTGTCAGAAGAAGAAGAAAAAACATATAAAGAATATATTAATAATCTAAAAAATCATAAAGATATGTTTGGAAAACCTGTTGGTAGTGTATATATTGTAGACTGCCCATCAAATGTAACTCCTTCTTTTGTTTCTGCCAAAACAGAAGAAATCGAAAAGAAAACAGGTATTGTATATGATGTAGTTATTGTTGACTATATGGGAATTATGAATGCAAATATGCCAACAGGTGTAATTCGTGATGATTTAGGTTCTATTGCATTGGATTTAAAACGATTTGCTAGAGAACAAAAAAAGGTATTGTTTACTGCTGTTCAAATGAACCGTTCAGGTAAAAAAGATTTGGAACAAAAAAATGGTCATGCAGATACAGACGCTATTGCAGGGTCAGACCAAATCGCAGACCATGCAGACAATGTATTTGTTATTCGTTCATTGGATTCTGATACTGCATTAGTAGAATCATCAAAAACTCGTGATGGAAGCTCATTTAGTTTTCACATACAAAAGAAATATGATAAAATGCAAATGATAGAAATAGATGATAGTGAATGGGATAATTTATAATGAAAAAAGAAGATAGATGGGATGACGATTCCGATATAACTTTAAAGCGTGATTTTTTAGATAAAAAAATAGATGGTGTAAGTTATATTAAATCGCTTATCCGAGTAAAAAAAGTAGGAAATATTTATACTGCTTTATGTCCATTTCATAATGAAAAAACAGAATCTCTAAGAATATATCCTGAAGGATTTAAAAATTCTGATGGTAAACCACAAGACCATACATCATGGTTTTGTTTTGGTTGTAAAAAAGGTGGAGATATAGTTAAATTTGAAGAATTATATTTCGACTTAGATAATGCACAGGAAGCGTGTAATTCATTATCGAGAAAATTTCATTTAGATTATTCAGGGGACAATGAATTATCAGAATTGCAATCAAAGTTAGATGAAATTAAAAAATCAGATGAAAAAATAATGTCTCTACAAGAAATTAATTTTATTTGTTCTATTGCTTGTAGAAACTATCTTCATTTTGTTCTTGAAAAGTACCCTGATATATTTAATAACGAATATAATAAAATACAAATGGTTTATAAAAAACTAGATGAACAATTATTGAAATCAAATGCTTATCAAGCACAAAAATTTATAAAAATTACTCAAAATACCATAAAAAAATATAAAAAGTGCTTGACACACAAGGATATGTAATGTATAATCATATACGTAATCAAGAGAAAATTAATTCTCGTACAAAAGTAAAGGAGTTATGAAAAATGACTAAGAACGATTTTATCAATGCAATTGCCGAGAAAGCTGATATTACTAAGAAGTCTGCTTCGGATGTAACAGATGCAGTTTTTGCAGTTATTTCTGAGGCTATGGCTAATGGTGACAAGATTGCTATTAGTGGCTTTGGTACTTTTGAGACTGTTGACCGTGCAGCTCGTAAGGGTCGTAATCCAAAGACAGGCGAGACGATTGATATTCCTGCTTCTAAGGCAGTCAAGCTAAAGGTTGCAAAGGCTCTTAAAGAGACGGTAAACTCCTAATCAAATCAAAAAAATATTCCTCTACTAAAAACCACTATCTAAACTAGATAGTGGTTTTTATATATAAAAATTTAAAAAATTCAATTCAAACTGTTGACAAAATAACTTTTCTTTGATATAATATAATTAAAGATAAAGAGATAAACAAAGTTCGAGATATAGAAAGGTTGATAAAAATGGTTGGAATTGTGTTAATGGTGATTGGGGCAATTCTTGTTGGAATTGCGTTATTTGGTTTTTTCTCATATGCACTTAGCATTGTAGGAATGTTTCTTCTTGCAATTGTTCGTGTAGTATGTGGTGGTTTATACCATATGTTTAATCATTCTCGCATTAATTCAGATTATGTAAAATATAAAGAAAATGAAAAAATTGCAAAAGAAAATTCCAAAAAGGCAAAAATAGAAGCACGTAAACAGAAAGCATTAAAAGAAGCAAATGACCGTCTTGTATATTCTACAACAAAACAGGTAAATGACCTTAAAATTCGTTATCCACTTGCAGATAGCTATCTGTTTGACGAATTTGTTACTGCTTTTACTACAAGAACGGTAGATGAAGCAGAACAGATTAAATCTCTTATTAAAGAACAACATACGGCTCGTATGAACGAAAATCAGTCTTTCAACAATAATAATAAATATACTGTTGAAGAAGTTGTATTCTTTGATAAGATGGATGAAGATAGTGCGTATGATATTACTTGCACGATTTATAAAAATGAAGCAGACTATATTCTGTTAGTTATGAATCGTCTTACGAATGTTAAAATTATGTATACGTCTAAAAATCCTGTTATTGTAAAACAGATGATGCAGAATATGATTAATAAGGCTAAAGAAAATGCGAATAATACTCGTATTCAGTTGGAACGCAATAATAAGAAAACTTTGAGTACTGCTGATATTAATGATATTATCGCATATACTTTGAATGAATGTAAAGGTGAAAAATAAAGGAAATTACAGATAAATTTCATAAAATACTTGATATATAAGCATAAAATAATATAGCAGACAAATATTATATTGTGTCTGCTATATTTTGTTTATAGCTAGAGAATATATTTTTGAATTTATAATAAATAGGTGATTAAATTGAAGAAACATGAAATTGCTAAACAAATTTCAAATCGTATGGATGGTTTGACATTACAACAAATTGAAGATTGCATTGATTGCTTTTTTGATGTATTGACAGAAATACTTGCTAACGGTGATTCATATAATCAGAAGAATTTTGGTACTTTTAAGTCTGTAGACCGTGCTCCACGTAAAGGACGTAATCCACAAACAAAAGAAGTTGTTGATATTCCTGCAACCAAGGCATTAAAGATTGTTGTTTCCAAGAGTTTAAAAGATGTATTGAATAAGTAAAAATATTAAAGAGTATACATTATATTTGTATACTCTTTTTGATATAACAAAAACGGATATAACAAAAAATTAAATATATGTTAATATTGAGAAATAATAAAAATTAATGAATTGAGGTGAAAAAGGTAGGTGTGAAAACATAAATTTTTATTATTTTGTATGAGGAAGATGTTTTCCCCTACAAAGAAAATGAATAGTTCAAGATATTTTGATGAAGAAGTATTAGCTTGCCCCCATTGTGGATGGCAACCTGATAATGGTATTAACAGAAAACTTTTAAATTTTTTAGATAAACTGCAAAAGCAAATAGATGAACCATTAGACATTAAATGTTGCGCTAGATGTGAAGAATATAATGAAATGGTTGATGGATATAAAGATAGCTACCATATAAAAGGTAAAGCGGTTGATATAAATGTTCCTGATGATATGTATATTGACGAATTTGCTGATATATGTGAAGATTGCGGTGCTGAAGGGATTGTTTTAAAATATGATGAAAATGTTGTACACGTTGATATGCGTGGACAAAAAAAACGTTACGAAGAATAATAAATAGACCGTTATATTTTGTTGATAAAACGAATATAACGGTTTTTTGTTATAAAAACTGAAAAATCATATATAATATTTTTGATTTAAAATTGTTGGAGGTAAAAATCTCACTAATACCCACGGGCTTGCCCGTGGGGTTGCGAAGCAATTTACAACCCAGAGTGAGTAGCCTAAGTCTTAGCTGACTACGTTAAGGAAGAAAATAGTTACCTACGGATGTCGTACCAAGTCTGTAGCTCTAAGGTCTGTGATTAAACAATCCTGTGGTATAGGGATAGTGTTGCAGATAGACAAAACCTTCCATTAACTTTGGCGATGGTACACTTACCCTGCTTTGGCAGGTGTTGCCCCTTGCTTTGATAAGGGGAATTTAATCTTTTAAGAAAGGAGTGACCGTTTGTGGTCTATGTATTATCAAAAACTGGACAACCTGTTATGCCGACTAAGAACCACACAAAAGTGCGATTACTCTTAAACTCTGGTAAGGCAAAGGTTGTCAATCGTTGTCCGTTCACGATTCAATTAACGGGAACTTGTAAAACTTTTACACAAGAAATTTCTTTAGGTGCGGATGCAGGTTCTAAACACATCGGGCTTTCTGCCACAACTAAGAAAAATGTCCTTTTTGAAGCCGATATAACCCTTAGAAACGATATTGTTGACTTGCTTTCTAGTCGTAGAGAGCTTAGACGGTCTCGTAGAAACAGAAAAACACGTTATAGAAAAGCAAGATTCTTAAATCGTGTTAAGTCCCTAAAGGCAGGATGGTTAGCTCCATCGGTTAAACATAAAGTCGATTCTCACTTGACAATGATTGCAAAAGTGCATAAAATTTTGCCAATTTCTAAAATTATTGTTGAAGTTGCGAGCTTTGATATTCAAAAAATCAAAAATCCAGATATTTCTGGAGTTGAATATCAACAAGGCGAACAATTAAACTTTTTGAATGTTCGGGAATATGTTTTATTTCGAGATGGTCATCAATGTCAATGCTGTAAAGGGAAATCAAAAGATAAAGTTTTGAATGTCCACCATATCGAATCTCGTAAAACTGGTGGAAACGCTCCAAATAATTTAATCACGCTTTGCGAAACCTGCCATGATGGTTTTCATAAAGGGACAATTACGTTACCAAAAACCATAAAACGAGGTATGAGTTTCCGAGATGCTTCGTTTATGGGTATTATGCGTTGGGCTTTTTACAACAAATTAAAAGAAATGTATCAAAACGTAAGTTTAACCTACGGCTATATTACGAAAAACACTCGTATAAAAAATAATTTGCCGAAAGAGCATTATATCGATGCCCGTTGCATTAGTGGAAATCCGCTTGCAATGGCTACAGGCGAAGTTTTCTTTTTAAAGAAGGTTCGTTGTCACAACAGACAAATACACAAATGCAAAATTCTCAAAGGTGGTATTCGTAAGAGGAATCAAGCTCCTTATGAAGTTAAAGGCTTCCGTTTGTACGATTATGTGCAATGGAAAGGAACAAAATGCTTTATTTTTGGTCGTAGAACAACTGGTCGTATGGATTTAAGGTTTTTAGACGGAACGCATATCAATGCTTCTGTTGGTTTCAAAAATATCAAATTGTTGTCCATGCGTAAAAACTATTTGTGTGAATTAAGAAAGGTGGTGTAGTGGCAATTCCTCCCACGGGCAAGCCCGTGGGTTTCCTTGCCACAGATATTATGATTACTCAAACTTATTCTGTTATGTTAGTTCCAAATTATAATTCGGTACAATATTTTACAAATTTACCAAAGAGTAATTATTTTAAAATCTATACTGATGAAGGAATTACTATTAATGGCAAATGTGTTACGTTTTTTGATGATGATTCTGATATTAATGAAATGATAAGAGATAAAGATAAAATTTTAGAAACAATTAATAAAAATAATAATATAAATATTTTTAATCAAGTTGGTGTAGAATATATTTTCGATAATCCAAAAAAACTATATTTTTATGCTAAGAATATTGAACACCCGGTTAAAATTTATGTTGATATACAATAATGAGTTGACTTTTTTCAAAATACACGATAAAATATAGGTATTCAAACAAAAGAGGGAGGTTTTTCTTGTGTCTGATACCTTAAAAGTAAATAACAGATATGGTGTAAACCAAATTAAAATGTTGAAAGGTCTTGAAGCTGTAAGATGTAGAGCTTCTATGTATATAGGCTCTACGTCACAGTCAGGCATTGACCAACTTGTATATGAAATCATTGATAACTCTATTGATGAATTTGTAGCAGGTTGGGGTAATGAAGTAGATGTACACGTATATAAAGATTGTTCTGTAAAAGTTGTAGACCACGGCAGAGGTATTCCTGTTGGTAAAAGTGAAACGTTTAAAGACGAAGATGGTAATCCGATTGATACTTTGACAGGTATTCTTACAAATCTTCATGCAGGTGGTAAGTTTACATCTGATGGATACAAATGTTCATCGGGATTGCACGGCGTTGGAAGTACATGTGTCAATGCATTATCTGATTCGTTTGACGTAATTGTTAAACGTGATGGATATACATGGCATCAACATTTTAGCGAAGGTAATCCAACAACGGAAGTTGAAAAACTTGAACCAACTAAAGAAACAGGAACAATAATTAAATATCATCCTGATAAAAAGATTTTTAAATTAACATTACAACCTAGTGAACACATTAAACATCGTTTAAGTGAATTAGCTTCACTTAATGCAGGATTGAAAATTAATTATATTAATGAATTAACAGGAGATAATATTTCCTATCATTTTGAAGATGGCATTACAGGATATACACTTCATATGATTGGAGATAAGCAAAAATTGTATGATACGGCATTTTCGTTTGATGATACATATCAAGAAGAAAATGGTCATGCAATTATGTGTGATATTTCATTTATTCATGATGATGAAACAGAACCTAATTCAAAGTTAAAGAGTTTTGCGAATAACATTAATACATATGAAGGTGGTTATCATCTTCAAGGTTTTAAAAATGGGTATAAAGACTGTATTAACCAATATGGATTAGATAGAAAACTTATCAAAGAACCTATTGAAATGCAATATTTGATGGATGGTTTATATGCAACTATTTCCATTAAACTTTATCAACCTGAATTTGAAGGACAGACGAAAACAAAATTAGGTAATAAAGAAGCACAAGATGCAGTAGATAGCGTAATTCATAAATATTTTGAAAAAATTACAAAGCAAAAAGATAAAAAAGAAATTCTTGATGCTATTGTAAATCGTGCAATTAAAGTAAAAGAAGCTGAATTAAACGCACGTAAGGCTAGAGCAATTAGCAGAAAATCTAAAAAACTTATGAAAACTAGTTTACCTGGTAAATTAGCTGATTGTTCTAATAAAGACGGATATACAGAATTGTGGATGTGTGAAGGTGATTCCGCAGCAGGAAGTATGAAGGAAGGACGAGAGCGTTCATATCAAGCAGTATTGGGATTAAGAGGTAAAATTCTTAATGTTAATAAAGCAGATATGAATAAAATTCTTAATTCTGATACAATTAAAGGTATTGTAGCTTCTATTGGCGGTGGAATTGGTAAAGCATTTAATATAGATGATGTACGATATGACAAAATTATTATTGGCACAGATGCGGATGTTGACGGTGAGCACATAAGAGTTTTAGTTCTCACATTGTTCTATTATTATATGCCAAAACTTATTGAATCAGGTCGTGTATATTCTGCGCAACCACCACTTTATAGAATTATTAAAAAGAACAATGAATCTGTTTATCTTTTAAGCGATTCTGAATTAAAAGAATATCGTAAAAAACATAAAGGTGAATCATATCAAGTAAACCGCTTTAAAGGGTTGGCGTAAACCTTGCCCTTATCAATTTTTCCTTTTATCAAAGGGGTATACATTATGTATGCTAACGGAACGAGCCTTAATTAAGGTAAGCCCGTGGGAAATAAAAACCTGTACAGACTATAGGGGTTGTTCCCTAGTAGGATAACTATTGATACGTTATCCGAAACAGTAGATAGCTATATGAGCTAAAGAGATAGTCGGTGCGTATAGTGATATACGGTAATCATGTAGGTGAAATGAATCCTGAACAATTAAAAGAAACAACAATGGATATTCATAATAGAACATTACGTAGAATTACACTTGAAGATGCCAAAGAAGTAGCAGAACTTTTTGAGACATTGATGGGTAAAGATGTAACAAAACGCAAACAATTTATCGAAGCAAATTCTGATATGGTGGATTTGGAAGCACTATAAAACTAAGGATAAGAGTAAAAATTACTCTTATCCTTTTTATACAATAAATTAAGTATTATTTTAAGATGTTTTAATTATTTTATATATAGAATAATAAATAAGGACGGTAGTAACAAATGGCTGAATTATGGATTTCTATGGATATAGATGATGAAATGGCAAAAAATCAGTTAGCATATTATCAAACAGTCTTAAAAGGTTATACTCATGGTGATTGGTGTGACCCTAATGATTTTCATATTACATTAGATTATATTGGTGAAAACGAAGATGATTTTGAAAAAGTAGTAGATGCTATGAAAATCTATGAAAAAGAAACGGATTTATATAATCAATATGTATTTGCAAATAAAGTAGGTCGGTTTGATAAAGGTGCTATGTGGATAGGCGTAGATGATAGTTTTAAATTGTATCAAATTCATTATCGTATGGAAGAACTATTAGAACAAGTTGGTTATCAAAAAGCACCTAGTAGTTTCCCAAATTATACACCACATATTACTATGGCATTTAATACACCTAAAATGGATTTTACAGTTAAAATGAGTAAAGTACCTATTCCTGTAACGAATATTACATTATGGAATTCATTTAAAGTAAATGGACAATATGTAGATAATTTCTTATATAAAATTAATTTGATTAAATGAAAGAAGGTTTATCATGAATCAAGAATTAACTAGAAGTAAACATAAGCATGAGTATAGTAACGCAGGATTATACAATTGTCCTAATTGTCAACATATGTTTGAAGGAGAACAAGCATTACAAGATATTTGTGCTAATTGTATGGGTGGAGACAAATATTTGGAGAAACCATTAACGGATTTTGAAAAATTATTTAATCATGTACAACGGAATTAAAAGGAAGTTATAGCACTTCCTTTTTTTCACAAATAATTTTTAGTTGACGATTTTATTCTTTTTGTGCTACAATATTGCTAAACAAAGAATGGAGGATAATATAGATTATGGCAAAAAAACAAAAAGAAGATATAGAATCTTTAGTTGCAGAAGAAAATATCGTAGACTGTGATTTGAGAGATGAATTGCCACGCTCATATATGGATTATACTATGTTGTCTATTATTGGACGTGCTTTGCCTGATGTTCGTGATGGATTAAAGCCTGTACAACGTAGAATTTTATATTGTTGCAAAGAAAAAGGCTATGATAGCAATAAACCATATATTAAGAACGCTAAGATTAGTGGTGACGTAATGGGTAATTATCATCCGCATAGTTCTTGTTATGGCACGATTGCTAATATGGCTCAACCGTGGGTATATCGTTATCCACTTATTGATTTTCATGGTAACGTTGGTTCAATTGATGGAGATTCACAGGCAAGCGAGAGGTACACGGAAGGACGTTTAGCTAAAATTTCTTATGCTATTTTGGAAGATGTTTTAGATAAACATTGTGTAGAATTTCGTGATAATTATTCTGAAACGTTAAAAGAACCGATTGTATTACCAGGTCTATTTCCTAATTTTCTAGCAAATGGATGTCCTAACGCTATTGCAGTTGGTTATACATCTTGTGTCCCTTCACATAACTTAAATGAAGTTTGTGACGGAATTATTTATGCCATTAAGCATGATGATTTTACACTAGATGATATAATGAAAATTATTAAAGGACCAGACTTCCCTTATGGTTCGCAAATGCTTAAAAAAGGCATTAAATCACTTTATGAAACAGGGGAAGGCTCATTATCTTTTAGAGCGAATTATATCATTGAAAATAATTCTGAAAATGGTAATCCACAAATTGTATTTACGGATATGCCACCATTTTCAGATAAACCAAAACTTATTGAAAAAATCCATGATATGATAATGGAGAAAACTTTACCTAGAACAATTAGTGTTCGTGATGAATCAAAAGGTTTAGATATTCGTATTGTTATTGAATGTCAAAAAACGGCAAATATTCCATTACTCATTAAAGATTTATACGATAAAACAAAATTACAAGCAAATGCTTCTTTCCATATGCGTGGGGTACTTGATAAAGAACTTAAATTGGTTACTTTGGTTGATTATATTCATACGTATATTTCTTTTAGAAAAGAAGTGTTAAATAATCGCTATTCTTATTTGGTAGAAGCAGATAGTAAAAAATTAAATATTCAAAAAGGTTTGGCTAAAGTAATTGATGATATTAAAACGGCAGTTAATATCATTATTGATAGCGAAACAGTTGATGATGCTAAAAAGAAATTGGTATCTAAATATGATTTGAATGAAGAACAAGTAAATTATATTTTAGACCAAAAAACACGTTCATTAGTACATAAAGATAGAGAAGTTATTTTTAAGAAAATTAAAGAACTTGAAGATAATTTAAAACAGTATAATACATATCTTACTGATGATAATGCTATGAAGCAACTCATGATAGACCAGTTAAATGGGCTTAAAAAAGAGTTTGGTGACAAACGCAGGACTACTATTGTATCTGACTTTGAAAGCGGTTCTACGTCCTCACAGGAAGTTTCAGAAGATGTTTACGCAGTACTTTATGCGAATGGAAAAATAAATGTTTATGAAGAAGATGAATATCAGAAATTCATTGACGATAAATCGTATAAAGATAGAACAAATTTGTTTATTCAAGCAAATAAAGTAAAACGTTCTGATGATTTGCTCATTATTCGTAAAACAGGTATGGTCGAAAGAGTACCAATGAATAGTTTGCAGTATAATAATATGAAATTTGAAGATGCTATTAATTTCATTGTATTTAATACTGAATCTAAAAAAGTCTTAATTTCTGTACTGAAAAATGGTATGGTAAAGAAAACTTTAGTTAATAAAATGAAATTCCGTATTAATAATCCAACACAGATTATTAAAGATATGGAATCGGAAATCATTATTAACAAGTTAGTAGATGATGTAAAAGATGAAACAATTACATTAGCTACAAATAATGGTTGTATTGGTAGATTTAGTGTTAATTCATTTGTTGCTACTGCTAGCGGTGCGAAAGCTATGCCTACTTGTAAATTAGAAGAAAATGATTTTATTGTTGATTGTAAAATCAGTAATGCAAGTGAAGATGACGTAAACAAAATTCTTACAATCTTTGAATGGAATGATGGTTCATTAGGATATAAAGTAATGAAACTTTCTGACATTCTTGTAAAAGGTAGAACGGCAAGAGCACTTAATTATATTCCTAGCAAAAAGTTTAAGAACTTACTTCATATTTATATTGCAAAAGACAATTTTGTTTTGTTGAATAACAAAAATAAAGAATACATATTTGATACATATGAAGTATTTAAACGTACTGAAAAAGGTGCAGGTTTTAATAAAACAATTACTCCTACAAATTTTAATAATTAAATAAAATATACCGTGCTTTATAATTACATAAAATTTTGGCACGGTATATTTTTTTACAGTTGACTTGAATAGTAAATTAACATATAATATGATATATGGAGTGGTATTTTTTAGATAGAGATACCAATAATATAGAATAGGTAGGTGCTTAATATATGATAGATGAAGAAACTGTACAAGAGAAACCAAAAGTAAAATGCAAATTTTGTGGTCAAGAAGTAGATGAAGAAAAAATCGTTTATGGCAAAACTAAACGTATGACAATTTGCGAAGATTGTTTAGATATTTGTCAACATATTATTGAAGATAGAAAAGTATCTGATACACCTACTATGGAAAACGTTCTTAGACCAAAAGAACTAAAAGAAAAATTGGATGAATATATTATTGGACAGGATAACGCAAAAAAAATTATTTCTGTAGCAGTATATAACCATTATAAACGTGTATTTAAATTAAAAAATTCAAATATTCAAAAATCAAATATTTGTCTTATCGGTTCATCTGGTAGCGGAAAAACATTAATTGCAAAAACAATTGCAAAATTGTTAGATGTTCCTATTACAATTGCTGATGCAACAACACTTACCTCAACTGGATATGTTGGTCGTAATGTTGAAGATTGTCTTGCTTCGCTTGTAAAAGAAGCAGATGGTGATATTAAAAGAGCCGAATACGGGATTGTATTTATTGATGAAATAGATAAATTGGCTAGTAAAGCCGGAGAAAATGCGCGTGATGTTGGTGGAGAAGGTGTACAACAAGCACTTTTGAAAATGATTGAAGGTACTACAGTTTTTCTCCCTAAAAGTAAAGAAAACTTATTTGGTGACGGAGAAGAACAAAAAACAATTGACACAACAAACATTTTATTTATTGTAAGCGGAGCATTTAGTGGCATTGAACGTATTATTTCTGCTAAATCAGAAAAACATGGTATCGGATTTGGAGCAGAAGCGCACACTATTACAGACAAAGAACGTGATAACGCTATTGATAAGGTAAAACAGGAAGATTTAATTGCTTATGGAATGATACCTGAATTCGTTGGTCGTATTCAAACAATAGCAGTATTGCATAAATTAGATGAAGAAGCTATGGTAAGAATTTTAAAAGAACCAAAAGGTGCTTTGATTAAACAATATCAGGAACTTCTTCATGTAGATGGAATTGATTTGAATTTTGAAGATAAAGCAGTAAGAAAAATTGCTAAAATTGCAATCAAACAAAAAACAGGCGCAAGAAGTTTAAAATCTATCTTGGAAAATACAATGTTAGATATTATGTATCAAGCACCTTCTAGTAATAAAAAAGAAATTACAATTACAGAACAAGATATTAAAGCAGAAAATGTATAAAAAAAAGAGAAGTTTAAAACTTCTCTTTTTTATAATTAAAATACTGTTGTAAATGTTGATGTATCATGTGCTACTTGTAAATTCATAAATGCACCATCATTTCTACAATTTTTAAACGAATTTAAATCTATCTTATATGGAATATTTACAATTTTACATTCAGTAATATTACTATAATCAAACATGCTATTTGGGGCTCCAATTAATCCTGAACCGTCTAATATTAAAGTAGTATTTATATTGCGTATTTCTGTACCATAAAACATATTTTCTGCTATTTTTAAAATAAAATGTTCATTTGTTGGATTTTTCATATCAAAGCCAATTTTATCTTGTATAGATGACATTGTTTCAATTTTACACCATGCAAACATCCCTGATGAAGCTATAATTTTTGAATATGATAAATCTGGCAAATTAGAAAATACGTTATTAATAGATGCATAATAAGAAGTATCATCTTTTGGATGATAATATCCAAACATTTCTGTTGCAATAATCCCATTAACACTACTACAATCTATTGTGCCATTAAATGTAATTGGATTTAATGATGCATTTTCTCCACATCTAGTAAACATATGATATGCTGAAATAATATCACCAACAACTTTTAATCCATCTAATGTAATGGAAGTTAAACATTGATTTACAAACATATTTGATAAATTATTAACAGTTCCAAATGTAAAATCAGATGTGATTGTATCTAATTCTGCAATACCAAAACTCTCTTTTAAACTATAATTATCACCACTAATATTAATTTTATTATCAACAGGAGTACCATCAATAGTAACATCAGTACCTACACTATATTTTGAAAAATATCGTTTATATTTATCATCTACATTTGTGAAATTGACTGATGTTATTCCTGAACCTTTAAATGTATTCATAAAAGGAAATTCATTTAGAGAATAACTAAATGAATCTACTATCCTAATAGTTTCTATGTTTATTTTCGTTATATCTTCGATATTTGAGCAATCAATATTATATGGGAATGCACCAACAAGATTTTTGCAATTTGAAAAAGCATATCTCATTCGTTTTATTTTATTGATGTTATTATTAGTGAATTTTGGCATTCCTTTTAGTGTCATTGACGTACAATTTTTAAATGCACTTGCCATATCTTCCACGTCACTATTTATTGTAATTGAACTAAAATCAGATATTTGAGAAGAACCATCAAATAATTGTGACATATTTTTTACTTTAGGTAAATTAATTTTAGGAATAGAAACTAATTTTGATGAGAAAGCAAATAAACATGTTACATCTTCTGCATATTGTAAATCAATGGTTGATGTTCCTAATGATGTTAAATTTTGTCTATTGTCCAATCCTAATGCACAATAATATGTTTTTGATTTTGTATTCCATATATAATCAGGAATTGTAGTAACTTTAGTTCCATATAAGAAATTTTTCATATTAGTTATATTTGTTAAATCTAATTTATCAGGCAATTTAGATAAATTTTCGCAACCATTAAACATTTCTTCTGCGGTTGTTAATTTAGATGTATCTAATTTATCAGGAACTTCTGTCATTGTCTGATAACGAGCAGGATATAAATCTTGCATTTTATATCTATCATCTGTTAATTCAATTGCTTCAATAACAACTTCATCTAAGAAATTAACTATATGATAAGTATTCGTTGTTGTTCCATCAGAAAAAAGTCCTGTAACATCAATTAAATCTTTTTCGTTTCCTTTAAATTTTGTAGGAACATTAATTAATGTAAATTTCCATCCACCAGCAGAATCAAGACCCAATTCTTTTACATTAATACATGGTGTTTTACCAAAAGTATCAATGTTTGTGCAGTCTATTGTCAGATTCCTAAGATTATTTTGAACGGAAAAATGATATAATGCATCTCCTGCACTCATATTTTGATTTCTAAAATTAAATCCTAATAACTTTTTCATATTTGCACAACCATTAAAAGGTGCATTATTCATAATATTAGCTTTTGGTTCTGTAAAATTGATAAAATGTATTTCTTCTAAATTACCGCAACCTTGTGCAGAAAAAGATGTCAAATTTTGTCCATTAATAATAGGGATATGATATGCACCACAATGTCTAAATGAAATGCTTTTTCCCTTAAAACCAAACATACCGTTAATTGATTTTAATTTAGTACAATCATCAAAAAATCCATCTGCATTAACTACATTACTCCAATCAGCAAATGCAATTTCTTGTGGTAATTCTGTCATTTTATCAAAACTATCAGGATAATTTTGTTTCATATAATTAGAACTGTCAGGTGGTAAAGATAAACGACCGTCTGAAGCCTGATAAGATGCTATTGTTATACGTTTACCGCTTTTTGTTTTAAACCCTGTATATGTAACTTTATCATATTTTGGGTTATAACTATTTGGACGATTATAAGTTTTCTTTGTTTTTATAACATTTCCACTAGCATCAAAATAACTTGCTGATACTGCATATAAATTATCTCCAATTCTAATAACAAAACGAGGATATGCAGATACATCATTTACATCTAATACTTCAAAAGTATCTCCACCAATATTTATTGTTTTTGACATATTATATTTTCACCTCTACTTTATTAAATATTGGTTAGTAATTAATCAGCAGATGAAGAATCTTCTACTTTAAGAACATTAGCAAAATCTGTAATACCGATAGGAATCCATGTACCTGGTGTTCCACTCTTTGTACAAATCCAACCAATATTAGAGCCTGTTGTTGGAGCTAATTTAATAATCATGTCACCTGTAGTATAAGCACCTGTTGTTGGTAAACTATCCATACGTAACATTTTTACAGTAGAATCGTTTTCTAATAATACTCCTGTATAATATTTTGCAGTTATATGGTCTGCTAAATCTTTATCAATATCAAATCCACCATTTGCATTATCAAATGTCCATGTTAATGTTTTAGCTGGACGTGCAACTGTAAAAGCATCATCTTCTTCATAAATAATACCATTAATATTTAATTCTACTTTTTGTGCATTTGGTTCATTGGCTAATGTAAAATTAACTTCAGAAGCGGTTAATTTTGTTAAATCAATTGAGTCTTTAACAGAAAATACAGTATTTTGGAGGGCAGTAATTCTACTATTTACATCACCAAGTTTGCTAACTAAATCATTAACTTGTGATAATAGAGCTTGACCACCATCAATTTGACGTAAATTAATCAATTTCATATTATAATCACCACTTTATAATTTGTTTATATAGGTACTAATTCCTAATCTCTATTATAGATATAATGATTTTTTTATGAATTAATTGTATCTTGAAAATCTAATATAATAGAATATATAAATAAAAGGGGGAGAATTTTTTGGAATACCAATGGAATATACAATATGAATATAATAACAATATATTGGAATTGATAAGAAAATCTAAAAATATGACGAAAAAAGAATTTGACCAATTTTTAGATATAAAATCAAGTAAATTTCGTAATCCAAATCTTTTACCTAATATAGAGAAAGCAGTAGAACGTACAAAACAAGCTATCAAAAATAAAGAAAAAATAATGATAGCTGGCGATTATGATTGTGATGGAGTTACATCGACATCAATTATGGTATTGGGTTTATCTACATTAACTCCTTATGTTAGTTGGACAATTCCTTTACGTTCTGATGGATATGGCTTGAGTAATAAAATCGTAGATAAGGCGATTGAAGATAATATTGATTTAATTATTACCGTTGACAATGGCATATCTGCAAAATCTGTTATTGAATACGCAAATCAAAACAATATAGATGTCATTGTTACAGACCATCATCAATTATTGCAAGATTTACCAACAGATATTTGTGTAGACCCATGTATTACAGATAATTATCCTTTTCAATCAATTTGTGGATGTATGGTAGCATATAAATTTTTACGTATGCTTATTCCTGATTTACATAAACAAAAAATACACGATGAAATAGCAGTACTTACAGCTTTTGGTACAATTGGTGATATGATGTTATTAATTGATGAAAATAGAAAATTTGTGTCCAAAGCATTAAGTATTTTAAATAAAAAAGAACATATTAGCTATGGAATTGATGCATTAGTAAATCATACAAAATTAAAAAAAGGTAATATTACATCTAGTGATATAGCTTTTTATATTTCTCCTAGCATAAATGCATTAGGAAGATTGGAAGATGCGTCAATAGGCGTACAATTGTTTTTATCTGATGATGAAGTGTTAGCCAACACATTAGCAGAAAAAACTGTACATTTAAACAACAAACGAAAAACCATTCAGCAAGAAGTTGTAAATGATATAAAAATTAACGAAGAAGAACCGTTTATTATTAAAGTTTTAGATAATATACCAGCAGGATTATTAGGTGTTGTTGCAGGTAAATTCGTCACAAAATATCAAAAACCATGTTTTTTGCTACATAGCAATAAAAATAATACTTTAAGTGGTTCAGGAAGAAGTTATTTAGATTATGACATAAGTAAATGTATTTCCGAAAATTTTGATATTTGTAATGGCGGTGGACATAAAGCGTCATGTGGATTATCTTTGAATAAAGATAATTTTAATGAATTTAAAAAACGTTGTTATGCTAATTATAATAATTGGCTAAAAACTTCTTCTGATGGTAATAAAACAACTCCTACATTACAATTCCTATGTGAATTAGATAGTAGTGCAATTAACGACCATACAATGAGTTATATTAAACAGTTAGAACCATTTGGAACAGGAAATAGTGTACCACAATTTTGTATGAAAGATGTTCGAGTAGTAGATTATCGTGTATTAGGAGAAAATAAAAATACTATTAAATTTGCTTTTTATAAAGATGGGAATTCTTTTGAAGGAATTTGTTTTAATGAAACAAAAGAAAAATATGAAGTGTTACATGAGCCAAATATCGTTGATATAGGATTTGAATTGCAATATAACTATTGGAATGGGAACAAAACGATTCAATTGTTAATTAAAGATATAAGAAATTCAATATAGTAAACGCATAATAAAATTTTTAACAAAGGGGGGAATAAAGTCCTCCCTTTTTTTAGTGCAACTACAATTGAATATAGTGCATTTTAATAATTATTATTAAAATGTAAGAGTTGAATAACAGAACATCAATAACGAAAATGTATTATGGAGTGTTAAAACAATGGACGAACAACAAGAAATAATACAATCTATTATTGATGTAAATAATATAGCAATAGTTATGCATGATAATCCTGATTCAGATGCTATTGGTTCTGCAATTGCTTTAGAAAATGCTTTAAAACAAATGAATAAGCAAGTAACAATTATAACACAAAATAAAATAAAGAAAAAATATTTAGATGTTTTTGGTAAAAATAGAGTTAATAAAATTAATATTCCAAATGATTTTTTTGATATTTTATTCGTATTAGATTGTTCTGAAGAATGTAGAATTAATTTAGATATAAGGGATTATAGTAATAAAATTATTGTTATAGACCATCATAGTGGATTTGAACCATATGGAGATATTTATTGGTGTGAAGATGTTATAGCTAATTCAATGTTAATCTATAAATTAATTAAAATGATGATGGATGTTGGATTAAATGTATTATTAAATAGTAAAATAGCTACTGCATTATATATGGGAATTAGAAGTGATAGTTTTAATTTCAGAAATCCAAATGTTACCCCTGAAACACATGAAATATGTTCGGAATTATTAAAATATAGTGCAGATACGGAATATATTAATGAACTAGAGAAATATTCAAGAGGAATATTAAAGCTAGAAATATTTGCTTTTAATAGTTTGTTATACGATGAACATTATAAAATTATTTATACTATAATAACAAAAGATATGATTGATAGCACACATTCTACATTTGAAGATGCTTCTCAAATTATAGATGTTTTAAAACTAATTAAAAATGTGGACGTTGCTTTATTATTTATATCAGCAAAAGGGAAAATATATATAAAAGCTAGAAGTACAAAATATAATGTATCTAAGGTAATGAAACAGTTCGGCGGTGGAGGACACAAACTTGCAGCAGGTGCAGTTTGCTGTTCCGATTCAAGTTATTCATTAATGAATTCTGTTGTTAAAGCTATGAGATTAGAAATAGAAAATAAAAAGGTAGGTAAGAAAAAATGAAATTGCCTATCTTTTTTCGTTATAAAGGTTTATAAATATTTTATTAATGAGTTAGAGGGATAGATAACAGTTTAAAAGAGTAATGTAAGTATTTTTTGAATGCTATTTATATAAATTATATCAATGTACATAAGTATAATTTATCAATGATTAGACTAGATGATTAATACAAAAAGTTACACAGTATTTTCTGCTCATTTATACCCTCTTAATTATTAGAAGGACTTGTGATTGCCAATGAAAAAATATGCTGAATTAAATCAGGTAAAATTAGATGATAGTGCAATTCAATATATAACAGATTCTATGGCTAATAGTATGTTAATACAAATTAACTACGAAGGGTCAGGATGGAGAACAGTACAACCATATTCATTTACAACATCAAAAGATAATAATTTATTGGTAATGTGTTATAAACAAGATGGCTCTGTACGTTCTTATCGTTTTGATAGAATTAATGATTTATATGTTGATGATTCATTAATACAAGCAGAAACAGGAGCTACTTTTGAAGATAGTGCAGATAATACACATAACAATCCTAGCGATTTTGAAATACCATATTTACCTGAATATGATGAAATATTAGAAGAATCTGAAAACGAACCGCCTGAACCTTTTTCTGAAGCTATTGATTCAATTGAACAAGGAGAAAATTTTGAACCAGTAGAATTTGATGAAAATAACAAACCGCTTTCAGAAGAAGAAAAACAAAAACGTGATGAAGAACATTTAGAAGAACAAGAAAAAAATGAAGAAACAGATTTTGATTTAGATAATCAAGATAATGAACAAAATAATGCGGAAGAAACAGATTTTGATTTAGATAATAACAATAAAGATAATCAATTAGATATTGATAATAATATAGATAATAAAAATTCAGAAAATAATACAAATATTTCTGAACCAACCTTTACATCTACAGATATAGGAGATAATACGAATGGACAACAAGAAACGGTCGAATCCGACGAACAATCCAATACAAATCAGTAATGCTTTTGAGCATTATGGTTTAAATGAAAAATCACAACATAGAGATAAAGTTCCTGCGTGGATGGAAGATGTAATTACAAAAAGGAAAGAACCGCCAAAAGCATCTGATTTTAAAGGAATCTGGCCTTAAAAATATTTCTTTACGTATATTGTAAAATGTGCTATAACGTCAAAATTATATATAAATAAGAATATATATGTATAATTTTGTTTAGAATTCTAAATTCAAAGCATCGTTAATGTGCTCACCTTAATCTTTTTAGGATACGGTATTTTAACAAATGTCATTCAACATTTGCGTATATATTTGTTTGAATTCTTCATGTTTTATGCCAATAGGAATAAATTTATTTGGTTCAATTTCTTGATGACAGGATTTTCTCAAAACGTTTGAGAAAATCCTGTTTTTTATATTTATAGATGCATTTAAATCTGCATTTAATTCAAATCCACAATTTTCACAACGGAAATGTTCTTGTGTTTGTCTATTCTTTTTGGAAATGTGATGACAACAACTACATTCTTGACTTGTATATTCAGGATTTGTTAAGGAAATTGTTATTCCATATTTTTTTCCAATTCGTTCTGCAATATTTTTAATATCTACTAGTCTAACTGCGTACATTAAACGTTTGTAATTAATATCAAATTCTTTGTTTGTAATTTTTAAATGACCTGTGAATTTGCCCAAATCTTCAAAAACTAAATGGTCAATATTTTGCATATTACAATGTTTAAACAATTTAACTAAGCATTGTTCGACCATTGAAACGCTTCTTCTAGTGTTTTTTAAACTTTGTTGATGTTGTTTTTCAGTCATTGTGTGAGAAATATTTCTTTTCATTTTTGTGGAAACAATCTTATCATATTTTATTCTTTGTTTAATGATTTTTCTAACAAGTTTTCTATCGTAGTCAACAGAAAAACCATCTGAACATTGAAGAAGATTATGTTTTACATTTACATCAACTCCTTCAATATGATTAATAGAAGTAGAATATACTCTATTATCATCTTCAGCAATGGTAATTTTTAATTTATTTTTACCTAATAAAGTACAAGTATATTGTTTTTGAAATTGAGATTTATTTGCACCTGTCATGGAATAAGAAATATTCTGTAAATCTCCATGATATTTTTCAGAATACCTAAAAGGAATACAAATTATACCTTGTTTAGGAATGTTGAAGTTGATAATTCCGTTAGTATATGTATTTTTGCTTTCTTCTATGAAGATTTTTGTTGAAAGATTGATGCCTACAAAAGATAATTTTTTGAAAACAATTCGCTGTTTTGGTGGTTTTTTCTTTTCATATCTTTCATATACCTGTTTACAAATTTGTTGAAAAAATGAAGAAGAAAAATCTTTATCACGATAAATTTTCATTTCTGTGATAAATTTACTGCAAGTGATTTTTTGTTTTTGAAAATAGTTGTTATAATAGATTTCAGAAATGAAGTTTTGATATACTTGAATTTGTTTAGCCAATTCTTCAATCTTTTTATATTTTTCCTTATTTAAACCATAAGAATAGAAAGAAATTGCTTTTTTTTGAATATTTGTGCTTAATTTCATAATGTTTCACTTCCTTTCTTATAAAAATGTTTGATTTAAGAATTTATGATTTTTTGAGCTTCTTTTAACTTTTTTCGTCTATTGCTATATAATTTCATTGAAAAATGATGAATCATAGCAATTATATCTTCTGTCAATTCTTGTTCAAAATTTTCTTCATTAATTTTGTTGTTTAATGTTGTGATTTTGCAATCGAATTTTTTAAATATATTTTCAAAATATTTAAATCCAAATCTACTCAATCTATCTTTATATGTGATAAAAACATTGGCAACCTCATGATTTAGAATCGAATCAACCATTTTGTTAAATTCCACTCTATTTTCATTCATACCACTAGCAATTTCACAATAAATATGGTCAATAATAAAACCATTGGAATTGCAAAAATCAAGAAGAATTTGCTTTTGTTTTAGCAAATCTTGTTTTTGTTTTTGATTTGATACTCGACAATAAATAACGTTTTTCTTGTTTGTGGAAGAAGGTTTACTTTCATAATCAAGAAGTTTTTCAATATCTTGTTTTTTGTAAATGAATTTTCTTTCCCCAATATTTTTGTATTGAATAATTCCTTTTTTTCTCCAACGATGTAAAGTTTGTCTATTAATTCCAAATAGTTTAATAATTTCTTTTGTTGTGTAAAATTCTTTATCTAGCATATAATCATTCCTTTTTGTAACAAAAATATACTAAATAAAATATTTTATAACTGTTATCTACGAGATTTGACAAAATACTTACTTGTATGCTATAATAACTTCATAGGTTGTCATTCTATTATATAAAATATAAAAGGAGAATTACATTGGATAATGAAACGTGTATAACTTATCATAATGTTTGTATAGTAGATGGTATCGTTCCAATTGAAGATAAATATAAATTTAATCCAAATACTTGTATTTTATATCAAGAAAATAAAATTGTAAAATTAACAGAACAAGAAAAGCAAAATAGATTAAAAAATAAAAATAAAAAACGAAAAAAGCCAACCATAGAAGAAGCAGTAAGCGATTATCGAAATGGTTGTCAAGAAGCATTTGAATATGTATATAACCATTATAAATCTAAAATAAAATATATGGCAAGTGTTAAAGCCGAAAAAGGTCATGAGGAAGAACTTTTTTCAGATATTACAATGCAATTGTTTCAATGCATGAAAAAATATAAATTCGGTTCAGTTAAATTTAATACATTTTTTTGGCGTTGTGCTCAAAATGTAGTTGGTGTACATTTTACTGCAAAAACAACTCAAAAAAGAAATAACATATATGGTTTTATTCCTATTGATTCAAAAGTAAATTCTGCAAAAAATGATGGTTCTATTTTGCAAGATATTATTGAAGATAAAAGTACAGATGATTTATTTAACCAAATAGATTTTAATTGCACTTTAGAAGAATATATATTACCTTGTTTATCAGATAATAAGGACAGAATGATTCTAAAATTGTTATCTCATGGATATATTGTTAAAGATATATGCAAAACCATTCATATGACACCAGCAGGTGTTTATTTACGATTAAAGAAAATTAGAGAAAATATAAATAATAAAATTACATATAAAGAATTACAAAAATTATTGAAACCATAAAAAAAAAGAGGTACTTAATTGTACCTCTTTTTTATTTACAATAGATATACATACATTTCTTCAGATGGATTACGCGATACGTATATTGTAGTTGCCAAATTATCATAAACAGGAGTCAATGGAATATATAAATCAATTCTTGTTCCTTTTTCATCACAATCATATTTTATAACATCCAATGTTGTTTCCAAATCGTTATTATAATGGTCTTGAACAACTTCCATATGAATTTTCGTCATACGTCTATCTATTTGTTCACTTCTGACTTCTATTGTGGTTGGTAATTTACTTTCATCAGGTAATACAACAAACAAATCAGTTGGTAAATTACTATTTGGATTTACTTCTAATGTTGTTGGTTTATCTTGCCAATCCACTATATCAGGAGTATGATAATATGTTACTGTTACAGATGGAATTGCTTGTTTTCCTAATTTTGTTTGTGCAGAAGAAATATTTAAACTATTGTTACTCTTTCTGTTACGAGTATCTATTTCAAGATAATAACTACGTTTTGTAGAATTGAAATCCTCAAAATCTAACAGGTCTTTTGTAATATCAATATTAAATCTGCCATTCTTATTAGGTGCTTTAACTTCTGTAATATAAGCTAATTTCTTAACTTTATTAAAGTTGTCATAATTAATACTGCTTTCTGACCAATTATCTGCAATAGAATAAACCTTAATTATATCGCCTGTATATATTGGGTTCTCAACATTCAAATGCAATATAGCTTTTTGAACTATTTGATAACCATAATACTTAGCGTCTTTTTTGCTTCTATCTATATTCAGGTCTGCAAAATCAAATCCGATAAGAGCGCTCATAATATCATAAGACTTAGTATTGCCAATATGCATATTGGTTCTATAACCAAAGTTCATTAATCTCTTTGAATTATAGATATACGAATCTTTTATAGCATAAACGGTCTTTTCTGCAATTTGTGGTGCGCCTAATTTAGATGGAGCTTTTAATAATGGAGCAAAATTTTCTGTGGATACGTACATTGTTGTCTTTAACTGTTCTTTAATAGGAATAGCCAAGAAAGTCTTTAAATTATTGTTAATTTTGTTTGTAATTGTAATATCGCTTTCAAAAGAAGCTCTACTATTAACAAACATTGTCGTTTGCAATTCAGACTGTCTTGTATAGACAACTTCCATATCTATATACCAACCAGTTTCAATTTTATGTGTAAATGCACTTGTTGCTTTTAATGGAGCAAATGATTTTACAATATTTAATTTGGTTGGTAAATTATCGTTCTTATAGTTCTTAACTTCTAATGTTGTTTTTATTCTAGGAGCTTTACCTTCTATAGCAAATAGTTCTACAGTAGATTCAAAAAATCCATAATCTTGTTTAACAACATTGAAATTAATCGGTAATTCATCATGGTTATTTCTGATTACAGTTAATTCAGTAGGTATACGAACTTTATCAGGATGTTTATATTTGATAAAGTAATTTGTTGTTTGTAATTGTGCTTTTTTATTAACAACAAATGTAATTGGAATTTTGTTAATATCATTTCTAACAACACTTAATGTTGTATTGATTGCACTTTTATCATTGACTGTTTTTGTGTCGCAAATAGTTTCAATAACAGGTCTACTATCGACAATAATGGTTGTATATAGATTATTTTTGTTATTACGAACAACTGATAATGTGGTTAATTTATCATTTACATCTGTATTAATAATATTTGATACGCTCTCAAAATGATATTTATTTACAATATACATTTGTGTAAATAATTGTTTTGTTAATGGATTAAATACATTTATACTAATTGGTAATTTATGACTATCATCATAAATATTTGGTTTATTAAAGTTTGCAATTTGTTCAAAATTATTTCCTTTATACTCTACATTTATGAATGTTGGTAAACCAATATTTGTATTTTTAACTACACTTAATCCAATCGGTAACTGTTTATCTTCTTGTGATATTTGTGGAATGTTAAGTGTAGTCGGTAATGTATTTCTATCCCATGCTAATACATCCATCGTTGTTAATAATGGACTACTATCTTTTTGATTAACAATTAATTCAATTTTAGCACTTTTTATATCATTTGTACGTTTAACAATAATATTAACAGGTAGATAAGATTTAATTACACGACATACATGAACGTCTGTTTTTAATTTTTCATTATCTACAACAACTGCAACAGTTAAATCTGTTGGAATTTTATTTTCACGATATACAACCATATTAATAGGAATATTATTATGTTTATATCGTTTAACAATAAGATTTGTTGGAATACCTGGTGATTCTGTTCTTTTTACAATTAAATCCGTTGGTATTGAAGTTTTATCTTTGCGTTGAACAATGAAATCAATCTTCGTTGCTTTCTCATCATTAACAACAGATAAATTCGTTGGTATTTGAGATTTATAATAAACTTCCATATTAATAGGAATTTCTATTTTATCATGTCTAACAACTATTATATTTGTTGAAATACCTGTTACATTATATTGTTGTACTAAAACTGTTGTTGGTAGGTTGCTCTTATTAACTGTAGGAACAAAGAAGCTAATATTTGTACCAATATTATATCCCATATGAATTTCTTTATTATTAGGATAATTATCTATTGTTAAACCGTTAATAGCGTTTATTCTATGATTTTTGATTGTATACGCAAAATTTTTATATTTATCATATAAATAAAAATAATAGTTATAATCTCCATCAGGAACATTTGTGTTGATTTTTAATCCTTTTCTAACATCAGTATCACTACTCATACTCTGTGTTACATCTAAAGGAAAATCATCAGGATACAAAGGGTCATTTTTGATGGATTTCCAATATCCTAGTGAAGCGAACCAAGTTATTTCTGTGGCTTCTGAAGGTTTATATTCTGAACCCATATCAATGAAAACTGTATTTTCATCGGTTTGAGTAAATGTATAAAAATTCATATAATCAGAATTTTCATATAACATTAACCTATAGCCCTTATATTGCAAAGAGAGTGCGTTCATATAACGCATATATAAACGGTTATATTCGGCACTCTCTTTATCTATATCTGTTAGTGCAATATAAGCATCAGAACGTAATTGGTCGAGTATTAGATACTGATTTTTTTTCTGATATTATTTAAGAAATTGTCAGCCGCTTTTTCATAAATAGCAAGTTTTGCTTCTGCATAGGATTCGCCTGAAACAACTTTGCTATCATATGTCTTTGTAGCTTCATTTAATTCAGTTAAAGCATCATCTAATTTTTTAACATCGGCATCGTAAGCGTCTTTGTTATCGTAGTTTTCTACATCATTAACGCTATCCATTGTTGCTTTTGCTTTTGCAATAGCTGCTTTATATGTGTCGATATTTTCTTGTGTTGTCTGTCCGATTTCTTCACCAACAGTAGCACTTTCAACTTTTGTTGTAGCGTCTGTAATGGCTTTTGCAAGGTTTTCTTTATTTGGATGATAATCCACAATAGCATCTGTAAATGTCTGCGTTGCAGAAGTTAATGCAGTAACTGCACCTGTTACATCAGCTTCTTGTGCATCGTCATCATCATAAACTGTTTGCGCAGAAGTAATGGATTTCTTAAAGTTATCCAAAGTTTCTTGTGAAACTTGACCTACTTCTGTACCAACGGCATGGTCTTTTACTAACTGATTAGCATTATCAAGAAGTCCTTTGAGGTTGTCTTTATTAACGCCTTTGCCTGGTGCAGTAAATGACTTACCTTGTTCATCAATACCTGTTACATCTATATCATCAACTTTTGTAATGACTTTATTACTTACCGTTACGATTGTACGATAATAATCATCATCACCAAATTTGTAAATATAGATATATTCACCATCATTTAATGATGTTTGGTTGAATAAGATACGGTCAGAAGAAGGTGTTAAATCGGCAACGGTATGTTGTTCGTTGCTATTTGGTACATAATAGAATACTTCTTTAGCAGAACCAACCAATTTTGCTTTATCGAATACGATAGCGAAAGGAACATTACCACCAACATTCTTTACTTTATACAATTCTAAATGTTTTTCTTTAGATTTGTATAAGTAATAGAGTTTATAACCTTCATTCTGTTTGTCGTATGCAGAAGTATAACGTGCATTTAATTCTGTCTTTTTATCGGATTCTGTTAAAGCATCAATCGCATTTTTAGCAGTTTGACGAGCTTTTTCCAAATCATCTTTTTCTGTTTCTAATGCGCTAAGGTCAGAATCGGAAATATTGCTAACCAATGTTTCATAATCAATTAACGCTTCTTCAACGGTAACAAATTTCATTGATAATTCTTTCGTACCAATTGTGCTTGTTCCATCTGCTACAGTAATTACAAATTTATAATCACCATGAGCAGTATTTAGAGCGTCAAAATTAATCGTAATAGCGTCCGAAGCATTATCTTCACGAGCCAAATCATTAATTAAAACAACAGAATTTCCTGTTAAATCTGATGGTGTAATCGTATCAGAACCAACATTAACGCTTAATTTTGAGAAAATAGTTTCAAAATTTACATCTGTACCTGTTGCATTTACTAATTTTAATGTAGATGTAACTTTTTTATCACCAAAATCTTTATATGCTTCATTTAAAGCTATACTAAGATTTTCATTACCTTGTACAAAAGTTTGTTTGTTTGTTGATACTTCTGTGAAAGCAACGGAAGGATTTTTTACTTCTGTAGAACCACCATCATGTGTTTCTGTACCTGTATCAGAACTTCCTTTTGGAGTTTCTTCTGTAGGCGTTGTTCCACCTTCTGAACCTGTACCTGTTCCTTCTGATGGAGTTGTTTCAGGTGTTCCTGATTCTATTCCATCAGTATTTGTTTTTGTTTCATCTGTATCAGCCATAATATTATCACACTCCTTAAATTGACATTGTATTGTTATTTTTAGGATAAAATTCAAATTTTGTTATTACCTCATTGTATTGTGATAAAACGTAATTTGAAAGATATTTTATATATCAAATTTATCCTGTTATTTGTAAATTGTATTTTGCACTAACAGAAATTTTGAATATATAAATTAGGTTGTACACCTCATAAAAAAAATATGAGATTGACAATTTTCAATCTCATATTGATATTCATAGAAAATAATTAGATAGGAATTTCATTTTAATTATTTTTGTACTATTTTACGATTTAATGTAAATGAGATGTTTGGATTGTTTGCATTATCTTTTAACCATGCAATATGTCCGTCATAATATTCGTTTTCTCTTAATCTACGTGTATAAGATACATTTCCTTTATTAACTAAATTAGATAATGTATCGCCATAATATTGTGTGAATAATGTATCTAACCATGAAACAGAGAAAATGGAATAATTACTATTATTTGTAGAATATTCTGTGATATTAGCTTTCTTTGTGGCTATATCAATTGGGTTTTTCATAAATTCTTCTTCTGTAATACGTCCATTATCCCACGTATATACATAATCACCAATTACAAAAATACTTTTACCATTTAATCCACAAGTATCAGGAATATCTTTAATTTGTAATTCAAATAATCCTTCGCCCTCTTTTTCATAAAGGCTATCTAATAATCTTGAATTATTATATTTTGTCGCGTATTCATTTGCAGGTAAATTAATTGTTACTAATGTAGTATCAATTGGAGTACCTGTTGCTAATACACGGAATATTTTATGGCGATAAGAAGGTACATCTTGTGTAGATTCAATTCTTACATGGAATTTATAAGTATCATTATTATCTAATACATAAGGAACTTTAATTGCATTATCATAAACTTTTGGTGAGCCAATTTCTGTACCTAAAGAATTATAATTATGAATTGTGAAAGATTCAGAGGAAGAAATAAACCCTTCTGTAGAATCTGTTCCTGTATGAGACAATTTAATCTTAGCTTTATCTTCTTGTGTATCAGAGTCTGGGAAGATAATTATATCGTTCATAGATAAACCTGTCTTGTTTTCCAGTGTAACAGTATAATCATCTGTATTAATACCACCAATAACTGTACCGAAGTCGAGTTGTTGTAACACTTCTCCTGTATCTGTTGAATAATAGAAATTGTTTTCATCTTTGAACAAGAGTGCTTTATATTCACCAATTATATTAAATGTAGCGAATGTTTCTGTTTGCATTTCATCTTGTACAAGAATTTGAATTTCATTAGGCAATCCATTTAACACATCAGAAGTATTCCATGTATAATCAAATGTAAATGGTTCAACTGTTTCATGCCATTCTGACCATTGTCCTTCTGTATATGGAGCTTTTTGTGTTCCATTAATAAGAATTTTGAAACGAACCTTCTTATTCATTGTATGAGACAATGTAATATTAGCATAGAATTGATTATTAGAATTAATCTTAATTTCAGGAGCACCTTCAATTAAGGTCATATCAATGGTTTTTTCTGATATTTCGCCACGAGTATCTTTTGTGACTAATTTAATCATATTAGAACCATTTCTAAATTTGGATAACGGGATTTTAAATTCAAATTCCTTTTCGTTCTTAGATTGTAACCAACCACCATCAGACGTAGGATAAATCTGACGATAATCTGTTTCTATTTGTGACTTCGTTAATAAGCGATAGAACAAATCATCATTTTCTTTATCTATGAATTTGCCTGTTATAACTACATAATCGTTTTTCTTTTTAGATAAGAAGTTTTCCACGTCTGGTCCGTTATTTGGTTCAAATTCAATATTTAACCCTTTGATATTATAACTATCATTAAATGCTTCAACGGAAATTGCAGAAGCAATTTTAATTTTAGATTTGTAATTTGTAGGTAAAGCGTTCATAATGGTACGAGAAGCTAAATCTTTTAATGTTACGCCATCATTAATGATATTTTTAAGTTCTTTTTTAACCCATGTATTGTTAGAACTCTTATAACTAAGCCAATCTTTACCATTATTAACAGAAATCAAATAACGAGATTTATTTTCTCCATGTGCTTCAACGTGAATACCGCGTTTTTCATTAACAATTGTATTGTATAATGTATAGGTGATATTTGTTTTAACAGATTGTTTTTCAATTCTTGTATCGAATTTAACTTGTGGTTTTAATTTTGATTTATCCCAATCGACTGTTTTGTTAAATTCTACTTTTGTCGTTTGTTCAAAATCTTTTACTTCTGCGTGACCATTTCCTTCTACCTGAATAGTACGTGTATCTTGGAATCCACTACCTTTTGCTGAAGAAGAATTACCATCATCATTATTATACTGTGTTTTTAAAGTAAACGGATTTGTATTAGCACTTGTTTTACTAGAACGTACATAGACTTTTTTATTTAATTCTTCATTACGTTCATTTTCCCATTCACTATAAACAATTAATGGAAATTCTGTAGCTTCTGTTTTCTTAATTGTTTCATAATCCATTTTCATAGTAATAGGATTACAATCTTTTTCTATTGTTCTTTGACTATGTGTAGTTAATCCAATTGTTAAATTAGATGTAGGTTCATCTGTTAAAATTTCTAATTTGTTATTATTATTATTATTATTATTATACTCGCGTAATACTAATAATTTAAGATTCTGTTTATCTTCTTTTAAAACCTTTTTTAATGTAGGAGTTGGGATATCTGAAATATCTTTTACGCCATTTTCAAAGAAAAATTCATATGTTAATTTACTAGGAGTATCTAATTTAACAAATTCTTTTGTACTATCATCATATTTATATAATTCATTATTAATACTAAATAATATAAATTTATGATTTTGAAAACACATAGTAGGATAATTCCCATTGGAAAAAGTAAAGGTATATTGTTTATGTGGATAATAATCATCTAATATAGTAGAGGTTGCAAAGTTTGGAAAATTTTCTACTGTATAGAAAAATTCTTTTGATTTACCAATACCTGTTGTATCAGGATAATCTACTGCAATTTTATCTTTGTCGTAATATAAATCTTCGTATAAGGCATTTGTATCACGAATACCAAAAGTAGGATTTGTAGAAGGTGCATCTACACCTTCTACTGAATTAAAGAAGAAAGCACGTTGAAATTTACTACGTGTTTTTTCATCATCTGAATAAGACGTAAATTCTCCTGCTAATCCACCTACACTAATATTTCCTGTTACCTTTACATCAGAAATTATATCATGAATATATGTTGTACTACGTGAACGAGATATGCCAATCAATCCACCAATATAATCATGACCTGTAAGTTCACCCTGCACAGAAATATTATATACTTCTACATTATCAGAATCAATTTTACCTGCTAATCCACCAATTCTATCATTACCATTAATTTTTACATTAATTAAACCTAAATTATATATTCGCGCATTTGTTTGCAGATTAGCAAATAATCCTAAATCATCTGCACTTGTATCATTGATTGTTAAATTGGTAATGGTTTTTGCATTACCATCAAATACACCGTGGAAATTTTCTATAGGTTTCCAATCAACGTCTTTTAGATTTAAATGACAATTTAATTTGTAATAATAGGTGCGTGAATTAGTTTGGTGAGAACGAATAGCGGAAAGGTCTTGGACATCTTCAATAATAAATGGATTGTTCTGTCCACCATTTCCTATACCGAAAGCTCCATTTGCCATAATTCATTCACCACCTAATTACTGTAAAATTTTAATCTGATTAATAGAATCTCCATATGAAGCAAAGTCAATTTCTGTACTTAACACAATTGCATCCGTTAATTCTTGTTCTTTCGTCATGTCTTGTGTTTTAATTGTACGATTAACTACATATTTATCTGTAGAAGCTAATAGTTCAAATTCATCTGTTAATTCTCTTAATTGATTCCATTCAAGACGTGAAATGGCAGTCAAATCATTATCTGTCATGCCATATAATTCAAATTCACTGGCGGTTGGGAAGTCACCTGTAACTTTATCTTTAGATAATTGTAACCATTTACGTTTGTTATTATCTTCTTTATCTTCACCTAAATAATAAAATCCTGTTTTACCATTAGATTCAAAAGAAACAATATATTTTGTGGTTAATTCAAAGAACAATTTAGGATATCGACCTTCTGTTAAACTCCAAACTGGTTTATCTGCGTTATAATATTCATCTAACCAATTAGAAAAATTAGATTTTGTTTTCATTTCATCATCGGTATATCCACCATTATGTGTTCCCTGTGGATTGTTTGTTTTGTTATAATGGTTATATAAATTGGCATCTTCTATATGCCCGCCATTATTAGTTACCACATATGGTTGTGGATTCGTTGCAATTAATTTACCATTAAAAGCGCTCTTGCTTATTCTGCATTGGTCGGTTTTCATTGCATAAACAAAACCTACGCCAGTACTAGAAGATGTATTAGTGCAATTAACTGTTACATTAGAATAACAATTCTTAATTGTACCGCCATTCATCGTTCCTACTAAACCGCTACAATTTGTATCAGCAAATACACTACCTGTTACAAAAACATTTTTCAGTACATCATCATAGGAAGTCATATTGGAAATTACAGGAGCGCAATTGACTGAATTACCTGTAATACTTACATCAATTAAACCGAAATTCATAATCGTTGCACCACGAGTAGTAGCAAATAAAGCCTGATTGTCTTTATTACGATTAATGAATAAATTACGAATCATAAATCCATTACCATCTAAAGTACCTGAAAAATTCGTAATTGGTG